TACCTTGATGGTGGTGAACCTCCAAGTCAAATCTGAAGTCTTTTTTTTGGCACCCGGACACTAGTATTTATCGGGGCTTGATAGGATTTGTCAATATACTTGACGAGAGAACAGAGCTATAGTATAATAGATGAGTCAAGTTAAAGACGAAAGGACCACAAAATGGCGAAAAAGAAAAAGAAAAAGAAGAATCCAGCACATTACGTAGATAACGAAGATTTCTATGATGCCCTGTGTGTTTGGAAAGACAAAATTATAGAGGCTGAAGAATGCGGAGAGCCGAGACCACCAGTATGCGATTTTATAGGAGAGTGTTTCCTGAAGATGGCAGAAGGTTTATCTCATAGGGCTTGCTTCATCAATTACGATTTCAGAGAAGAGATGGTGGGAGATGCCATAGAGAATTGCATTTTATATGCCCACAATTTCAAGAAAGAGGGGAAGAATCCTTTCGCCTACTTCACCCAGATGATGTACTATGCTTTCCTTAGAAGAATACAGAAGGAAAAGAAGCAGATGTACATAAAGTATAAGCTGGTTGAAGAGTCCGAGGAGTTGAGGAACTTTATCAGATGGGATGACAGCGATCCCAATGAGAGAATGAAAGAGTTCAGACTAACGGAGAACGACATAAACAAGTTCACCCCCAAGAAGAAGGACTCCAAGAAGAAAGCAAGCAAGAAGAAGACTGCCAAAAAGAAGACTAGTAAGAAGAAGACTAGCAAATCTAAGAGCAGTAAAGGAAGCACTTTAGATTCATTGCTAGATTGATGAGGTTTATATTATGAAGATTGCTATAGTGGCAGACACACATTTTGGTGCTAGGAATGATTCTCAATTGTTCTTAGATTATTTCACTGATTTCTTCAAGGATACCTTCTTCCCCACCCTGAAAAGGTATGATATTGACACAGTTATTCACTGTGGAGATTTGTTGGACAGAAGGAAGTATGTGAATTTCAATACCCTGCAATGTGTTAGGGAGAAGTTCATGGAACCCCTTAAGGAAATGGGTGTATCTGTCCACTGTATCCTAGGAAACCACGACACATTCTATAAGAACACCAATGATTTGAATTCAATCAGAGAATTGTTCTGTGAGAAGTATAGCAACTTCAATCTCTACGATAAACCAGAGACAATCAACTTAGATGGGTTCGATATTGCACTCCTACCTTGGGTAAACAAAGAGAACACCAAGGAGAGCATGGAATTCATCAGTGAGACGAAAGCACAGTGGTTGGTTGGACATCTGGAGCTGGATGGATATGAGGTCCTGCGAGGAATCAAGTATGATGGTGGAATGGACCCATCCATTTTCAAGAGGTTCGAACAAGTTCTAAGTGGTCACTTTCACTGTAAGCAGAAGAAAGATAACATCATGTACTTGGGATGCCCTTATCAGATCACTTTCTCTGACGTAAATGACTCTAAGGGATTTTGGATTCTGGATACTGATACCAGAGAAATCGATTTTGTGAGGAATGATAGGAGCCTTTTTCATAACCTTTATTATGACGACTCCAAGAAAGACTACCAAGACTTCATCTCCAAGAGACATCCCAAATATAAAGATGCATACGTCAAAATATATGTGGTTAATAAAGAAAAACCTTATATTCTTGACAGGGTAATAGATTCATTGTATAATAGTGGTGTATATGACCTTACGATTGTAGAAGAAGAAGACATTATTTCCTCAGATGAGACTTTACAGAGTTCAGACGTATGTAAGTCTACACTAGAGTTAATATATGAAGAGATAGATAACGTAGAAGAGATAGAAGATAAATCTAAGGTCAAAAATCTAATTCAGGAACTATATATGGAATCCCTGACTGTTTGAGGTGAATTATGGAATATAGAATGCATATTGACATGCCTGTAGGTATGGATAAAGAAGAAGCGGTTAAAAAATCTAGGTACATACTGGGTGTGATAGAAAATAACCTAGGTACTATACGTGCACATGGAGTCGAATCAGTCAATTTTAGACTGGGGAATGATGCCGACAGGCAGAAGTCTAATTATCTCGATGTAAACGAAAACGGACACTGTAGCAACAAGAAGAGCAAGATAGTTCTGTGATTTTTCATGGGACAGAAGCGGATGGCATTAGCAGTATCGCTTATAACGGTATAATCGTGGGTTCGAGTCCCACCTGTCCCACTTCAGGAGACTTATATTATGAGTAGAAAACCATATAAATTCTATGTATCGCCTTTCACAGACAGATATTCCTCTCCCGACATGAGGTACATCTGGTCTGAAGAGTATAAGTATGAAAGGTGGAGATATTTATGGTCTATTCTGGCATCTGGTCAGAAACAACTTGGAATAGACATTAGCGACGAACAGATACAAGAGATGAATGATAATATATCATCTATCGACATGGATAGGGTATCTGAGATAGAGAAAGAGATGAAGCACGATGTGATGGCACATATCACCGCTTTTGGTGAGGTAGCACCCAGTGCAAAGCCTTTCATACATCTGGGTGCTACAAGTCAATTTGTGGTAGATAATGCAGATTCTCTGGCGATGAAGGATTCATTGCTACTGATAATCAATAAGACGGTATCAGTAATAGAAAGGCTGTCAGAGAGTGCCGAAGCATATGCCTCTGTTCCCACAGTGGGTCTCACTCATCTACAACCGGCACAACCGGTGACAGTAGGCAAAAGAATCATGATGTGGGTCCAAGAGTTGGTGATTGCTCTGGAAGATATTGGATTCAAACTCGACAATATGAGGGTCAGAGGGATTTCGGGTGCTACCGGTTCTAAATTGTCATTCTTAGAGCTGTTTGAAGGAGACGAAGACAAAGTCTATGAACTGGATAGACTGATTTGTACCGGTATGGGATTCAGTGCGGACAAATCTCTTACAATCACCGGACAGACATATCCCAGAATATTAGACTCATCAATAATGTCTGCACTATGTCTATTGGCATCGGCATGCAACAAAATATGCGGAGATATTAGAATCCTAAGTGGAAGAGGGGAAATCAGCGAAGGATTCAACGAAGGGAGTCAGAAGGGGTCTTCCGCAATGCCCTACAAGAGGAACCCAATCAGGTCCGAGAAAGTCTGCTCCCTTTCTAGACATATGATGTCACTAGCACAGACTTTCTACCACACATCTGCCAATCAGTGGATGGAGAGATCTCTAGATGACTCTGCTGGTAGAAGAATTGCCATGCCTGAGGCATTCTTGGTTATGGATGAGGTCCTAGAGACGATGATCAGAATTTCTGGGGATATGGTCCCTGACCTAGAGACCATCAAAAATAATTATTCCAAAGAATCTTATAAGTTCTTGTCTGAAAACCTGATAATTGCATTCACCACTGAAAACGGATGTGACAGGCAAGATGCTCATGAATACGTCCAGTATATCATGGGGATGGTTGAAAATCATGACGGCAATAGGATTGAGGAGATTAAAAGATTGCTCAGAAAACCATCTAAAAGTGCCAAGGAAAATAACAAGAAGGTAGTAGGCAACATAGATATCGACTCAGTTATTGATGGATGCCTAGATATGACTGGAATGTGTGAGAGGGATGTGACCTCTTATAAGCAAAATGTCGTGGACACCCTTATGAAACATTACAAACAAAGAGAGGTGGAATGAGATGGAAATCGCAGTTATAATAGTTTTAGTAGCAGCCTGCATATGGTTCAACATTAGATATGCAATGATTCACGAGGAACTAATCAGAACCAGAGGAGAGCTGACATTCACCATTAGAAAGAAGAAAAGCGACTATGACTCTTATAGGACACACATGGTGAAGATGGCTGAAAAAGTCGACAGATTTGCCTCAGCCTTTGAAGAATGGAATTCCAAGAAGAGTTGAGGTTTTATAAATAATGTGTTGCAACAGTAATTTAAATAGGGTTTGGGGCGAACAAGAAATAGTTCGCCCCAACCTATATACAATGAGCGGCGTTGTGAGTATATAGAATGTTGATATTTAGAAAACTCAGATGGAAGAATATGCTATCCACTGGCAATTCTTTTACAGAGATTTATTTAGACAAATATAATACTACCTTGGTATCCGGAGACAATGGGGCTGGGAAGTCCACTATCTTGGATGCTCTGACTTATTCTCTATATGGTAAGTCCTTTAGGGGGATTAAAAACACTAGTCTAATCAACAGTATTAATGAGAAAGACTTCTCGGTGGAGGTAGAGTTCTCTATAAACAAGCATGAATATAAAGTCAGAAGGGGAATCAAACCCAAGGTCTTCGAAATCTTCAAAGACGGGTCCATGGTTCCCCAAAATGCCACCGTCAAGGACTATCAGAATGTATTAGAGGAGCAGATTCTGAAAATGTCTTTCAAGGCATTTTGTCAGGTAGTGCTTCTAGGTTCCTCTAGTTACATACCATTCATGAAGCTGCCTACTAAGGACAGGAAAATCATAGTAGAAGACCTGTTAGATATTAGTATATTTTCCACTATGAATGGTATTCTCAAGACTAGGATGTCCACAAACAAAGACAAGTTGACCATACTGGTCGGCAAGGTAAACGTTTTAGAATCTAAGATTCATGGTCAAGATACTTTGATAGAGAAGATAAAAGAGAAGTCCAAAGACTCAACCGAGGGATTCAAAGAGGAAATATCTAAGACCTTAAAGCAGGTGGAATCTTTACAAGAAGAGGTAGAGGATTTAAATTCTTCAGTGGACAACATGATGTCTTCAATAAGCGATAAAGATAAGGTATTCAGTGACTTAGAGAGGGCTGAATCTATCGAGAAGAAGCTTAAGAACAATTGCAAAAGATTGACTGGTGACTTGTCTCTATACGATAATAATAGTTGCCCCACCTGCCATCAGGATATAACTGAGGAGCACAGGGATAAGATGGTTGAATCCAAAAAGGGCAAGATTAAAGAGATAGAAGATGCTATCAAAAGCGTTTCTGAAAATGTAGTGTCCTTAGAGTCTACGGTCAGCAGAATCAACGAAGTCTTGAACAACGTTCACAAGACCGAGATGGGCATATCCGATAAGAACGGTACTATATCTGCTTGTAACAAATATATCAGTAAAATGAATAAGAGTATGGAGGACCATTCCAACAATGGAGACGAGTTGGAATCTGAGGTTACTCTTCTAGATTCACTCAAAGAAGAGCATATCAAGTTCGACTCCAATAGAAAAGAACTGGTAGATAGTAGAACTGAACTGGAACTAGTATCTAATCTACTAAAGGATACCGGAATAAAATCCAGAATCATTGGTTATTACCTTCCTATAATGAATAAGATGATTAACCAGTATCTCACATCTATGGATTTTTTCTGCCACTTTAGTCTGGACGAGAATTTCGATGAGACTATCAGGAGCAGGCATAGAGATGAATTCACCTATTATAACTTCAGCGAGGGAGAGAGACTTCGGATAGACCTATCTTTGCTCTTGGCATGGAGAGAGGTGGCAAGATTAAAGAACAGTGTTAACTGTAATCTGTTAATATTGGACGAGGTATTTGATTCCAGTCTTGACTCAGTTGGTACCGAGGAATTTCTAAAAATATTAAGCAGTCTGGGCAATAAAGCAAACGTATTTGTAATAACCCACAAGTCCGATCAGTTGATGGACAAGTTTGAGAATAATTTGCACTTCAAGAAGAAAGGCAATTTTAGCGAGGTAACTTTCAGGATGCATAGAGATGAAGACTAAAGACAAGGCTTTCTACGAAAGAAATACCCACATATTAGAATCTCCGGTGAATGTATGCTATGAAGACTTAGTATCAATGCAACCAGGCGAATTCGAGCAGTGGGTCAAGAGCATGAGGAAAGAAATACTTAGGATTTGGGATGATTATGGTATTCCACCCAGATCTGGTGGCAAGACCGAAGAAGAGATTATCAACCAGTTCAACAAAATGTCAGAGTATCCAATCCACAGGTTCATCTACACCGACGAACTGACCGATGGAGAAGACGATGTAATATTGAATACTACCGGTATAGGTGTAGAGGCTGACCAGTGGTTTGGGAACATGTACAAGACTAGGATTAATAGAGGTTGGAAGGATGATGGTCATTCTGTTTATGACTTATTCAACAACGACGATTATCTAAATAGTGTGATCAAAAGGTCATATAGACATTTCAGAAGAGACGGGATGTATATTCATGCACATTCGATAAAGAAGAATGATAAAAAGTCTGGTCTTGTTTCTGCCTCCACAGCTAGTGAGTGGATAGATGCCTTTATAAATAATAGGAAGATTTTTAAGAATCACGACTTCATCATCGAAGAAGTAAAACCCCCAGTCGGAAAGAATGCGGGGTATTTTCAGTTAGACGAAACAGATTTATTACACCTTACACACGAACAAGTAAAGGATTACCATGCTAGGGGAATACTCAGATATTGCAATGTTAGTAATTTTGATATGTCTGGCATTAATGCCGACAGACTCTACAGATTAAGGATGTACGAGAAGGGGAGAAGGATTTTCCCAAAAGGATTTATACCTTTCAGACTCGGGTACATTCAACCGGCAGTAAACTTCCCCCCTATGACTGCTAAATATTTGTATGAAAGATTCACAGAACACATCAAAGACCAAGAAGTTATTAATATATATGACCCGTCTGCTGGGTGGGGTGGTCGCATACTTGGTGCTATGGCTTGTAGGGACGATAGGTGCGTTCATTATGTTGGGACTGACCCTAATCCTGACAATTTCAATGATGACGGCACTGACAGTAGGTATGCTTCTCTTGCTTCTTTCTACAATACCAGAACTTATAGGGGAAATAGCTTCTTTTCCCAGACAAACACTTTTGAAATATTCAAAAAGGGTTCAGAAGAAATCCAGAACTACGAAAGATTCCAGAAGTATAGAGGCGAACTTGACCTCATATTCACTTCACCGCCTTATTTCAACAGAGAGGCTTATAGCGAGGACTCTAATCAGTCGTACAAAAAATACGGTTCATCGTATGAAGAGTGGAAAGAAGGATTCTTGAGGCCCACTTTAGAGACTTGTGTAGAATTCTTGAAAGAAGATAGATATCTGCTTTGGAACATAGCGGACCTTAAGATGGATGCAGACACCTTCTTGCCTTTGGAGTTAGACTCTAGGGAGATATTAGAGGGGCTTGGGATGGAATACATAATGACCTTCAAGATGGCTCAAGTAGGGATGCCTGGCTCCAATCGACTTAGGGAAGATGGTAAGCCGCACGTCAAAAACCATTGCCTCATCAGGGACAAATATTATAAATATGAGCCGGTATTCGTTTTCAAGAAAGTATCTTGACGAGAGAGACCATTTGTGGTATAATAAAAGTATGAGTTTCAAAAGACTAAAATTGCACGGCGTTGATGAACCTAACACTGACTGGACCAAGCTCACTAGCGAAAGCGATAGAGAGTGGGAATGGTTGAAGAACATGTACTGGTATAGGATTCATTCTAGTATTAAACAACAAAAATCTTGGGTCAGCAAGTATCTGAAGGCTCAGGGATTAGACCCCAAGGAGTACAACCACGGTAAGAAGAGGCTGTTTGAGTCTGCCGGTGGTCTATGTAGGATTCTAGAGACAGGGTGTCCCGAAGACCACAAGCTGATTAATCTTCTTAAGATGTTGCTGAAAGAAATCAAAGAAGAATCTTCTAAGTTCTCAGCATCCACAAAAGCCTCTCTCAAGAAGTCTAATCATGTCTCAATTCAAGAGAGAATGAGTGATCAGCTGGGTGAATATATGGACGAAATCAATGGCAAGATTGATTGGTTCTTGGCAAATCCTAAGATGAAGAAGAAAGAGTGGTTCAGCATCGGTAAGTGGTTGAAAGACAAAAAGGTCAAACCAACCCAGACCATGCACATCCTCAAAGAAATACAACCCGTATATAATGAGGTTGCAGCTGCTAAGAACAAAGAGTGTGAGCAGTTGGTAGAGGCATATGACTATCTAACTGCACACCAGATGTTCCGATATAATGAATTCCTTGAATCAATGTTGAAGGAAATAAAAGATTATATGCGGGTCACCAAACCAAAGAAGGCTACTAGGAAGGTCAGTCCTGAACAGGCAGTCAAGAAGCTTCCTTTTGCTGAGGAGTTTGATGAACTTTCCATTAAGTCGATCGACCCTACGGAAATTTTGGGTTCAACCGCTTTGTTTGTGTATAACACTACCAGCAGACTGATGTGTGTGTACGTGGCATTTCAGAATAGTGGTGGTCTCTCAGTCAAGGGAGCATCAATCACACATTTTGACCCAGACAAATCCTACATGAAGAAGTGCAGGAGTTGCCAGCACAATACTAGGATGGTGGGTAAACTTACTAAAAAACACGCATTGGACCACGTGGATAAAATCACCACCAAGAAGCAACCCGTGAGACCAAGACTTAACAAGAACTGTGTAATATTGAGGGCTTTTTAGAATGATACTTATAGACTCAAACCAAATGATGATTGCTAACCTTTTCGCTATACATGGTAAGAACACCGAGAATCTATCCATAAATGATGTTAGGTATGCTGTTCTAAAAGGGATTAAATACTTCGAGAGCAGATTCGGTTCCGAATATGGGCAAATAGTCCTGTGCTTCGACTCCACAAATTACTGGAGAACCGGATACTTCCCCCATTACAAGGCATCTAGGAAGAACAGACAGAAGACTAGCGATATCAACTGGAATAAAATATATAATCTCTTTTCCATGGTCAAAGAAGAGATAGACGACAATTTCCGGTACATATCGGTCGAGGTCCCCACTTTGGAAGCAGATGACGTTATTTCAGCTATTTGCGATGATGTAAATAACGGTTCCGGTGAGAAAATTCTCATTGTGTCCTCAGACAAGGATTTTCAACAGCTTCAAAGGTATAAGAACGTCAAGCAGTATAGTCCAGCACACAAGGATTTCTTAGTATGTGTAGACCCAGAGTCTAAGCTTATTGACCACATCATAAGGGGTGATTCTTCTGATGGCATTCCTAATGTGATGTCTGATGGGGATACTTTTGTGACTAAGGGAAAGAAGCAGACAATAATGAGTTCCAAGAGGTTCAACACTTTACTAGATAAAGTGAAGAACGGTTCAATCCGAGACGAAGGATATGAATATAAGGACAACTACGAGAGAAACGAGCAACTAATTGACCTGTCCCTCATACCTAGGGATTATAAAATCAAAACGATCGAATGCCTGAAAGAGGCTGCCAAGCATTCGTGCACGATTAGCGAGTCCATTGAGATGGACTACATTCAAAGCAATAACTTGGGCAGCCTCCTAGAAGAGCTGACTGAGAATCAGACTAAGTTGAACATTTGAGGATATCAGATGGATATTGAAAAGAATAAGGGTAAAAAGAAAATCAAACCCGAAAGTAACAGAGACTTCTTCGATGATGAATATGATGGTATGGGTAAGGGCGGCAACAAAGATAGAAGAAGAGGGAGTCGAAGGAACAGCAAGAGATTCTTTAAAGAGTATGGTGACGATATTGAGTTCACCGATAATTTTGAAAAAAGGTAAGTTAAACCATGGAGAACAACATGACTACCGCTACTAAAGTGAGTATTTCTAGCAATACTCTGGATTTGTTGAAGAATTTCGCTTCAATCAATTCAAACATCCTGATTAAACCAGGCAAGAAAATCAAGACAATTTCCAACTACAAGAACGTACTAGCCGAGGCTGAAGTGGAGGAGGTATTCGACACACCTTTTGGCATTTGGGATTTGCATAAGCTCCTAGGTACTATCTCTCTTTTCGAGAATCCCACGTTCGAGTTCCATGAGAAGCATATGGTAATTGAAGCAGAGAATGGTGCTACCGTCACCTACTTCTATTCTGAACCCAAGCTCCTGACTACTATGGACAAAGAATTGAATATGCCTCCTCATGTGGTAGAATGCTACATCAAGTCGGATGATTTCAAAGAGGTGCAGAGAGCAGCCTCAGTATTGCAATTACCTGACTTGAAGATTTCTTCTAATGGGGATAAGATTGAGCTGATAATTCACGACAGGAAAGACCCTTCCAGCAATAGTTATTCCTTCGAGGTCGGTGAAAACACAGGTAATGCTGATTTTGATTTTCTATTCAAGGTAGAGAATATGAAGATGCTGCCCGGCGACTACACGGTCCGCATTTGTGAGAATAGTGTTGCCAAGTTCTCCAGTGATGATATTAATCTTACATACTGGGTAGCGATGGAACCAGACTCAAAATATAGTGGGTGATTGAAATGAGCATACCAAACAAAATATATATTGCAGGTCCAATGAGGGGGTATCCTGATTGGAACTACAAGGCATTTAATGATACTGAAGGCAGACTGAAGGACAACGGTTGGGACGTTATTAATCCTGCTACTCTTGACTCCAATTACCAAGAGACTGCGGACTTAGACGCAACACCAGAATCCTTTGACCCAGATGGGAACGAGGACCATAGGTCTGCTAACAGAAAGATTATGAAAAGAGATGTGGATGCAATCTGTGATGAGTGCTCTGCGATTTACATGCTACGTGGGTGGCAAATGTCGCAGGGTGCTTGTGCAGAATTTTATCTTGCATGCTCTATCGGACTAGACATTTATTATGAAGGACCAAACAATGACCACGTTTGCGATGGACGCAGAAATTTCTGAAACAATGAGTAACAACGACCAATATCTATGGGTAGAAAAATATAGACCATCTAAGATTGGAGAGTGTATTCTCCCCGAAGGTCTCAAGAAGACTTTTAACCAGATGGTAGAGTCTGGTGAATCTCAGAATCTTCTACTGTCAGGCAGTGCCGGTTGTGGTAAGACAACGATCGCTAAGGCATTATGTAATGAACTTGGTAGCAACTGGTTGATGATTAACTGCTCAGAAGACGGTAATATTGATACCTTGAGGACCACCATCAGGAATTTTGCCAGCACGGTGTCTTTCGATGGTGCTAAAAAGGTAGTGATTCTCGACGAATTCGACTATGCTAATGCACAGAGCACTCAACCAGCATTGAGAGGTTTCATTGAAGAATTCGCTGAGAACTGCAGATTCATACTTACCTGCAATTTCAAGAACAGAATCATCGAACCGATTCATTCTAGATGCACATGCATCAACTTCTCCTTCACCAAGAAGGACACAGCATACATGTGTGCTCAGTTTATGGGTAGAGTGGAGAGTATTCTTAGCTCAGAGTCTGTGCCTTTTGAGAAAGAGGTGATTGCCAAACTGATTATGAGGCATGCCCCAGACTTCCGGAGGGTAATTAATGAATTGCAGAGGTACTCCATTGCTGGGACAATTGATGTAGGAATCTTGGCAGAGGTGGCAAACATCAAGGTGAAAGACTTGATGACCCACATGAAGGGCAAAGATTTTCAGAATGTGAGAAAGTGGGTGGTTGATAACTTGGATAATGACCAGACTCAAATCTTTAGGAAGATTTATGATAGCATGTCTGACCATATCGAACCACAGAACGTACCTTCTGCGATATTGATTATTGCAGAGTACCAATACAAATCGGCATTCTGCTCGGACCAAGAGATTAACATGACGGCATGCCTAGTCGAACTTATGATGGAGTGTGAATTCAAATGAGTAAAAGAATGTACCCCCTAGGGGATTCGGTCGGTGTCAGAATGGATTCTAAGCCTGAGAGCAATTCCAATGGTATCATCTACACCCAGAAAGAGCATCGTTTTTATAGAACAGCCTTAGTAGTCTCAGTTGGACCTGGTACTCCTAATGAAAGAGGGGTGGTTCCATCAGTGGAATTTAAAGAAGGTGATAGAGTTATCTTTGATGCCCGTGAGGTGAAGGGTGGTTTTGGCGAGTTCAGTGGTGTTGCCATAATCAATAGACAGTGTATAATAGCCGTAATCGGCAAGGACGTGGACATATCATGAAGTTGGGAGACTATCTGAAATCTATTAATCACTCCAAGAAGTCGATGAGAGAGCTGGGAGATGATTTCCAGTCGGTTAAGAAGGGATATGCTCCTTTCGTGATCAACAGATGCTTATCTTTCTTTCCAGATACCTTGATGCAGGCTAACAATATGAATGTCAACCACCATCTAGACAAAGAGATGCAGTATGAATATCTTAGGCATGCTGTGAGGAAGAGGAACAGGTTCAGTCCATGGTTGAAGAAGAACAAGCCCGAGAACCTTGATGCCATCAAAGAGTATTTCGGATACTCAGATCAGAAGGCAGTGGAGGCATTGCAGGTCTTGAAGGAGTCTGACGTTGAGAAGATTATTAAAGAGCTGTCTAAGGGAGGGCGTGCATAGGGTCTCCAATATATTCTCTCTTATACATAATACAGAATCATTATGGTTTTATAATGGAGAGAATCGAAATGGAAGGCAGATTAACAGCTGAAGATTTAGTAGAGGTCACTCTTGCGAAAGATGAAGACTTCCTAAAGGTAAAAGAGACCCTTACAAGAATTGGTGTGTCCTCTAGAAAAGAGAAGAGGCTATATCAGTCTTGCCATATTCTACATAAGAGGGGCAAGTACTACATAGTACATTTTAAAGAACTTTTCGGTCTAGATGGTTTACCGAGCAATCTGTCTGAAAATGATTTAGGAAGAAGGAATGCAGTCATAAGCCTCTTAGAGGAATGGGGTCTTTTGACAATAGTTGAACCCGAAGACTGCGAAGAACCTATGGCATCTATAGGTCAAATAAAGATAATATCTCACAAGGAAAAAGGTGATTGGGAACTAGTCCCTAAATACCATATAGGTAGAAAAAGATAAAATCAAGGATTTTTTATTATGAAAATTGATTTACGTGATGTGAAGTGCTGTTGGATTAACCTAGATAAAGATGAAGACAATGCTAAGAAGATGGTCGAGCAGTTCGAAGAGATTGGTATTGAAGACCACCATAGACTGTCAGCGAGGGTGATTAACCCTCCTGAGGATACACCAAAATCAATCTATCACTATAGAGGCTGTGCACAGTCCCACATAGACATTTTGGATAACGAAGAGAATGGCATGCCTCTCCTCATTCTAGAGGATGATGCTATGATTACAGAGGATTTTGACCCTGTAATAGAAGTACCCGACAATACTGATGCTGTCTACCTAGGTATCTCTCATGGAGATAACAACTATTTTGCAGTGGACGTTGGTGGTGGGTTTGCCAGAATCGGAAAAGTCTTTGCTACCCACGCAATCTTATACATCACAGATTCTTATAGGAAGGCAATATCAGCAGTTGCAAAAGAATTCGTGTATGAGAGGAATACACCATTTGATTTGGGTTGTGCTCTGCTACAGACTCAGAATTTTGTTGTCACACCACACAAGCCTTATTTTTATCAGGCTGATGAGAGGGATAGTGCTAATAAATGGGAATATCTAACAAAGACTCCTCTCAGAATATTTAATGATGGACCTACGGATATGAAGACTGGTGCACCACCTGATCCTCTGGGTGAGTATGCATGAAATCAATAGACCTACTGAGATTCAATAGATTCGATGTAGCCGCTAAGCATCTATATCTAAAGAATTTAGATTCTGGATACCAGACTGATTTCGGCAGACACATATATTCAAGTCATATAGGAATCTGGAACAACTTTAAGGAATATGATAATCCCAATAAGAATAACGAGCAGTCTTTCATCGACTGCTTCGGGGATATCCATGATTCCATAAGCAAGGTTGGTTACAAAGAAGACCTCCCACCAGTCCCGATAACTGAAGAAGGTTTTCTGCTTAACGGTGCACATAGACTTGCTAGCTGCATAAAAAATGGTTGCGATATTCGAACTGAGGTCACAAATGACCCCAAAGCCGGTCAAATCGATTGCACCTCTTATTTTTTCCTACAAAAGGGACTCGATTATAGAGTATGCGATTCAATCGCCATAGAATATGCTAAGCTGAAAGAAAATACTTTCATAGTCACCGTATTCCCAGTCGCTACCAAGAACGGTAATATGCTTGAAATCAGGGATATTCTGGTAGGGAACGGGTGCAAGATAATTCATGAAAAAGGTGTGGTATTGGAAGGTCATGGACCCATAAACCTCATGAGGCAACTATACTCAGGAGAGGCTTGGGGTGGCAATATGCAAAATGCTTTCTCCGGTTATTGCTTGAAAGCAAAATATTGTTATGAAGGTTCTTCAGAGAATCCGACATATGCCTTCTTGGTAGAGTGTGAAGAGGGTGGTCAAGAGCATATGCTCAAAGTGAAAGACAAGATTAGAGAAGTATACAATCTAGGCAAACATTCGGTTCATATAAATGACACCCATGAGGAGACCGTTAACCTAGCCAGGGTGTTCTTCAACGATAATAGCCTTCATTTTTTGAATAAGGCTAGCATACAACCATTCCAGAAATACGATTATTTATTCACACAATTGAAAGAGTGGATAAAATCTAATAAATATAACAGTGATGACATATGTATTACTGCTAGTTCAGTGATGTCAGCATATGGTATGAGGGAAGGACAAGATCTGGATTATCTCTACGGTGGTGAGGTTGAACCTTTGAATGGTCATGGTCTGATTAACGAGCATAACAAAGAAATTGAGAAATATACTGTTGGCAAAGACGAGATAATGTATGATGATAGAAATCATTTCTATTTTGACGGGGTGAAGTTTGCCAGCCTTAAGATGATACATGAACTTAAAGAAAAGAGGTCTGAACCCAAAGACCTCGCTGATATTGAAATAATGAAAGGTGTTTTAATATGAAAATAGCATTATGCTTACACGGTTTGGCATCTGGGAAAAATGATAGAGGTGTTCCCGTGTCGATAGAGAATTCGATGTCCTCCATTAAGGGGAATCTGATGTCGGACTATGATGTTGACGTGTTCTATCACACCTGGTCGAAAGATTCCGAAGAGTATTTGAACGAGTCTTATTCACCGAAGGGGTATGAAATAGAGGAGCAGATTAATTTTGATCACCCATTTAAACCAGACGGTGAAAAAAGTGCTGATTTCTCCTTTACCCCCGAAGTTCAAGTCAAAATGCAGAGCACTTATAGCAGGTGGTATTCTCTGGCAAAAAGCATCAAACTTAAAAAGGACTATGAGAAAGAGAACGACATGAAGTATGACTTCGTGTTCTCTACTAGATTTGATATTGCTTTCTATGAGAAATTTATAAACTTCGAGAGTCTAGACCCTAATAACTTCTATGTATCCAACTGGTGGCAGAACCGATACAAGTTCGGTTATAATGACCCGTGGTTCTTCTCTGGTTCTGATAATATGGATACAATCGCCGGTCTTTATGGCAAGATGGATGAATACCTTTCTTCAGGCAGTGAATACGAAAGATATATGATGTCTCTAAATGAGATTGGTCCCATGGAACCCCCTTCTCATGACAAGAGGCTATCCAACCATGGTCTCCTCAGGCATCATGTGAAAAGCAATGGAATTACATCCATGTTCTTGGGATTAGAGTATAACACCTGGTCGCTAGTTAGAAAAATACCATCGGGCAGAAATAACCCACATTACAAGAATGGGTTCCCCCTGCCACTGAACGAACCGATTGAGGAATCACGTGGAAGTAAGAACTTGACTGGTCCAGTTGGGGCAGGATGGTGAGAATAGTAATACCTACATGTGACCCACACCTATTTGTGCTCAAGGGGTTCTCTTACTTCTTCAACAAATACTGGGGAGACGACTTTAAGGTAACCATCTTGGGTTTTAGTGAACCAGACTTCGAATTGCCTGAGAATTTCGAATTTGTGTCTATGGCAAAAGAGCAGGTGGGCAAGGCTAAGGGTTGGTCAAATTACGTTCTAGAGTATATTAACTCGATAGAAGATGAGCACTTCATCTTCGGGATAGATGATTTTTGCCTAGCAAGACCTTTCGATAGAGAACTATTTGACATCCTCAAGGGAGAACTGGGTGAAAAAGTGGGGAGGATAGACCTACAACCATCTTTACAATATGCTAGAGACCCCAGAGATGTGACTACTTATAAAGAATTTGATGGATTTGAAATGATTGAGTTAGCACAAAGATCCACTCGTGAATTCATATATAGGATAACAGGTCAGTTCTCAATTTGGAATAGGGAATATTTCCTCAAGAATCTACAACCAGACTGGACCCCTCATGACTGGGAACTAATTGGGGGTAGATTAGCCGAAGGTGACGGTTATAAAATATTGGGTACTAGAGGAAGACACTGCGTAAAGAAGGTAGAGCTAGTTAGTGAAAAGCAGTACCCCAATAAGATTAACGTCAAAGGTATGAGACAAGAAGATATAGATAAGGTAAAAGAGATTTACTCAGATAGACCTGAGGAAATAGGGGAATTTAAAGAAGAATGGCCCTTTGATAATTGGATTGATATTGTTTATGGAGATTAATATGAACGTTTTGAACCCTGACAGAAGATATTTAATAACTGGGGCTGCTGGTTTCCTTGGGGAGGCACTGCTGGACAGACTAGAAAGTCTAGGTTGTACCAATGTAGTGACCGTCTCTAGAAACGAAGGCAATCTAATTAAAATGAAGCAGAAGTATCCTTGGTTAGAGATTATACCAGGTGATATTTCGAATATACATTGCCTACACAAGGGGATGAAAGGTGTTGACGGTGTATTTCATCTAGCAGCATTTAAGCATGTGGGTATGGCAGAAACGCATTGTAGAGAATGTATTGCTAGCAACACGATTGGTTCGATGAATCTTCTAGACGAGACACTTGACTACGACTTAGACTTCGTTGTCGGTATTAGCACAGACAAGGCTGCTCAGGTAGTGGGAATTTATGGTGCTTCTAAACTCCTCATGGAAGGACTCTTTGACGAGTACAATAGAATCAAACCAGAGAACAACTATCGCATAGTCAGATACGGGAATGTGTTGTATTCCACGGGTTCCGTTCTGTGTAAGTGGAAGGAATTGCTGTCTGAGGGTAAAGAGGTAGTAGTAACAGATGCCAATGCTACAAGGTTCTTCTGGACCAGGGAGCAGGCAATAGACCTTATATTTTCTTGCCTTGAGAATGCTACCGACACTTCACCCTACTGTCCAGACATGAAATCAATGAAGATATCAGACCTACTAGAGGCGATGTCTAATAAGTACCTACCAGAAGGTGGTGAGCTTAAGGTCAAGACTATTGGTCTGCAAAAGGGAGAGAATCTCCATGAGAAGATTCTTGAAGAAGGACCATATTCAAATGAGGTAGAGCTTTACTCTGTATCCGAAATTGAAGAAATGGTTTGATGCATAAAAACAAGATTAAAGCGATATTGTATGATTTGGATGGTGTCTTAATAGACGCCTGCGATTGGCATTATCATTCTTTAAATCGAGCATTAAAAGAAGTGGTGGGGTATGATATCAATAGGGAAGACCATGTGTCTACCTTCAATGGTCTACCTACTAACACCAAATTAGATATGCTAGGTGTCATAGGAGAAAATGCTAGAGAGGTATGGAGGAAGAAGCAAGATTACACCATAGACGTAATTGAAGAGATGGCGACTCCTATGGAGGAGAAGACAGAACTACACGAAGAGACCAAATCTATGGGGATAAAGTCCTGCTGTGTAACCAATTCAATCAATATGACTGCTGAGTTGATGCTTAAGAAGACTGACCAACTGAAGTATATGGACTTTATAATAGCGAACGAGTCTGTTGAGAACAACAAACCACACCCAGATTGCTATCTGCTCGCTATGTCTTCCCTACAGCTTAAACCAGAAGAATGTCTAATTGTAGAAGACTCTCCTAAGGGGTTAGAAGCAGCCTATGATACTGGTGCACACGTCCTCGAAGTGGAGAATTCTTCAGAAGTCAATAAAGAGAGCATCATCAATGCTTTAATGGGAGTGGCAGTATCATGAATATATTAATTCCAATGGCAGGTGAAGGTAGTAGATTCGCTAAAGAAGGATATACCTTCCCCAAGCCTCTAATCGATGTCAACGGGAAACCGATGATTCAAGCAGTCGTGGAAAATCTTGACTTTAATGCGAACTATATCTTTTTGGTGAGAAAAGAGCATTTAAAGAAGTACGAAGGTCTGGAAGACACTCTATATAGAATCACCAATGGGAAATGTACCATTGTAGAAGTAGATGGTCTTACTGAGGGGGCTGCATGCACGGCACTTCTTGCCAAGGATTACATTGATAATGATGATGACCTCCTGATTGCCAACTCAGACCAAATCATCGAATACTCACCTGAGAATTTTAATCTAATGAGGGAGTTAATGCCCAATATAGATGCGATGGTTTATGCCTTTGAGGCAGTGCACCCGAAATGGTCATTCGTAAAGACTAATTCAAGAGGCATCATTACCGAAGTGGCAGAGAAGAAACCAATATCAAACATCGCTACGTGCGGGATATATTGGTACAGAAAAGGTTCTGATTTTGTCAAGTGTGCCGAGGAGATGATAAACAAGAACGTGAGGGTGAATAACGAATTTTACATTGCTCCAGTCTACAATGAACTCATCGGTGACGGTGGAACATTGGTCCCCTTTTATGTCCACGAGATGTGGGGAATCGGAACACCAGAAGACTTAAGGTCTTATCTGGAGAGATAGAATGATTAAAATAGCACACAGGGGAAATCTTTATGGCAAAAATCCATCCAGAGAAAATGACCCCATCTATATCATGGATGCCGTGGATATGGGATACCATGTAGAGGTAGACATTAGGTCCTATAGGGGTAACTTGTACTTCGGGCATGATGAACCTACATATAGGGTGAGTTGGGAGATATTGACTCTTCCTGAGATAATCTGCCATGCCAAAGACTATGAAGCACTTCAAATGCTGAGGGCGGACCCAAGAATACATTGCTTTTGGCATCAGGACGATGACTACACAATCACCTCAGAAGGGTGGTTATGGGTCTACCCGAAGAAGGACTTAATTCAAGACTCTGTTTGCGTCTTGCCTGAATTGGGTTTCTCTGGAGACATTTTAGACTGCAAGGCTGTTTGCAGTGACCATGCTGGTGAATTATACAAATACTTACATGATTGAGGTAGATAATGACTAATAAGATATACTTCGCACCCAACTGGGGACTCTCTTCAGAGCAGATGCTTGACGATTATAGACACCAGACACCAGGTTGCTCCGGAATTTGGGAGGACGTGGAGGCAGTCACAGATGCTAATGAAGCAGATTATCTAATAATACAGGACGAGTGCAACAAGGACTTATGGAGTAAGTTCGAACCGGAGAATAGGTTATACTTCTCTAGGGAAGCATTAACACCGGATTCAATCTACAAGTATCCTGAAGAAGAATGTGAGCATTTTTCATTTTGGGATGAGACAGGTATGCTTTGGACCAAATGGTGGTATCCAAATAAATTCAGCGGTGGCATCAATATGACCTATGACGAGTTGGTAGCATTGGAACCGATTGGTGGTTCTAAGAAAATCAGCTGCATACTGTCAAATAAAGAAATGTGTACCGGTCATATCTGGAGAAAAAGATTTGTGTTTGATATAATGAGCAAGAAGAAGAACTTCATGGACCTATACGGTAGCACTATAGCTGCTAATTGTAATTTGGTGGAAGACGACAAAAGAAGTGGTCTATTCAACTACATGTACCATTTGGCATTCGACAACCAGAACACGATAAGAGATTTTTTCGGGACACAGTTCACGGATGCGATTCTGACTTGGACAGTACCTATCTTTTGGGGGGGAGCACAATTAGATAAATACTTCCCAGAAGGGTCATATGAAACTGTAGATATAGAAGACCCCAAAGAAATCGACAGGATTATAGAAATAGTTGAGAGTGAAGACTATGAAAGTAGAGTACCAGCACTTAAAGAAGCGAGAGAATTGATATTAAATGAATATAACATGTGGCCCGTTATTAAAGATGCTATTGATACTGTAAACGATGAGGAGTGAAAAATGAAAGTCCCCCAATTTATGCCCTATGTCGGCATGGATGACTATGAAGCACTTAAGGAATCCTTCGAGATTAATTGGATTACTGAAGGTCCAAAGTCCAAAATATTCAACCAAAAAATCTGTGAAAAAATAGGAGTGAAGCATGGGTCTTTCGCACCCAATGGCACTCTAGCATTATATCTGGCACTGAGAGCACTTGATATAGGTGAAGGGGATGAGGTAATAGTACCCAACTTCACTTTTATCGCGACTGCTAATGCGGTAGAGATGGTGGGTGCTACACCTGTCTTTGCAGACATAGACGAATACCTCCAACTAGATGCAGATGCTTGCGAACCGTTGGTAACCGATAAGACTGCGGCTATAATGCCAGCACACTTATATGGTTTCTCATGTAATATGGATAAGATACTAGATTTTGCTGATAGGCATAACTTGCTAGTAATAGAGGATGCTGCTCAGGCATTGGGTGTGGAGTGGAAAGGTGAAAAATGCGGTTCCATGGGGGACATTTCGTGTTTCTCATTTTTTGCTGACAAAACCATCACCACAGGAGAGGGTGGATTCGTAGCTACAGACTTCGATAGCCGTCAAGAAAGATTGATGTATCTGAGGAATCAGGGTAGGCTTGATAGAGGGACTTTCATTCATCCTGAGATAGGATATAACTTCCGAATGACTGATATCCAGTCGGCATTGGGATTATCCCAACTAGGTAAGTTTGATGAGATAGTGAGCCGTAAGAGAGAAATTCATAAAAGATATGCAGAAATGTTGCATGGGATAGAAGAAGTTGAGGTGATTAAACCGAGTGATGATGTCACATCATTCATCCCATTTAGGGCGGTTCTAATAACCAAGGAAGATACTTCTGATGCCCTAATGGCCTATATGAAAGAAAATGGTGTAGAACCCAGAACATTCTTCTACCCATTACATAAGCAACCATGTTTCTCTGAATATATCAAAGATGAAAGATATGCCGACTACTCATTCGAGAAGTCCATTCACGCATATGAACATGGGGTCTGCCTGCCATCCTTCGCTTCTATGGACATGGAGCAGGTAGAATACGTTTGTAACACTATCAAGAATTATTATGCAAAAAAAGGTGAAACAGTAAATGTCTAAGTACAAGATACATCCTAACCTACATGAACCAACCATGCTTAAGATTCAGTCTATATCAGACGACAGGGGTCTATTGGTCCCTTTCACCGACGATATCGACCATGAATTATTCAGAAGATGCTATATTGTCGAAGACTATGGCAGAGGTGTGATTAGAGGCCTTCACTATCATAAGTTGGAGATGAAGATATTCACTATCGTGTCGGGAGCCGCCAAGTTCGTCACCCTAAGGCTGCCACAGGATGTAGCAGATAGGAACGATGAGCATGAAATTGCAGGTCTCATTAAGAAGGACCCTGATATTGTTAAGACTTTCGTGCTCAGCAATAGGCATCATTGCGTATTAGCAATCCCACCCAATTTCGCTAACGGTTGGGTGAGTCTGGAAGACAACACAGTTCTCACATCACTTAGCAATCTTAGATTCGAGGATGCAATGAAAGACGATATTAGGATCAATCCTTATCTCGTCAATGAATGGGAAGTAGTGGGTAGATAAATGTTTAAAGAGACCAAGACGAGGAGCGTAACCAAGACAGTTCTATGGAGGATGATAGCAATCCTCAACAGTTATCTGATATTGGTGCTCGTGATTTCTGATGAGCCGATATATAATGCTCTCTTAATGAACCTCACTGGTTTTATTGTTTATTATTTTTATGAAAGATTCTGGGATAGAATCAAAAAAGGAAGGTATGAAGCATGAAAGTACTAGTTACAGGTGGGGCAGGTTACATAGGTAGCACCTTGGTCCCAGAGTTGTTGAAAGAGGGACACGAAGTGTGTGTTTATGATTCCTTGCTTTTTGGAGGAAACAGTATGTTACCTCATTTCAGAAATCCCAAATTCTCCTTTGTTGAAGGTGATATCAGAGATGTTGGTCTCCTGAGAGAATCCGTCGATGAAGCGGATGTAGTGATTCACCTCGCAGCTATTGTTGGTTATCCGGCATGTGAGAAGGATCATAATGTCACCAAGGCGGTGAATCTAGACGCTACTAAAGCACTGGTCCAGATGGTAAAAGGTTCAGATAAGGTCATACTGTTTGGTTCTACTGGCAGTAACTATGGTAGGGTAGACGGTGTTTGTAATGAAGAGACACCCTTAAATCCTCTGAGTCTATACGGCACAACCAAGACTGAAGCAGAACAATATATGATGGACAACTGCAATGCTGTGGCATACAGATTTGCAACAGCTTTCGGTCTTGCTCCTAGACTTAGACTAGATTTGCTAGTAAATGATTTCACCAATAAAGCAATCAATGACAAGTATATCGTAGTCTATGAATCTCATTACATGAGAACATTCATTCACGTTCATGACATCGCTAGGTCTTTCATGTTTGCATTAAACAATCTAGATAAGATGGTGGGTAATGTTTACAATGTGGGAAGTGACAACATGAACTTCAGTAAGAGAGAAGTCTGCGAGAAGATTAACGAAGTCACACCTTACTTCCTACACTTAGCAGATATTGGTAGCGACGCCGACCAGAGAGACTACGTGGTGTCTTATGATAAAATATCTTCTCTAGGATTTAGTACCACGATAGGTCTAGGCGAGGGAATCAAAGAACTGTCTGAAGGAATAAGAGTGATTAAAAATGACAGTCCATACAGTAATGTCTGAATACTCAGATAAACAAGCAGAGATATATGACATTGTGCATGGTGGTAAGTCATATCAGTCCGAGGTTGACTATATTATAAACATCGCAGAATCTAATAATGTCACAACTAAAAAGGTGCTGGACGTAGGTTGCGGAACCGGAATGCATATGGAGGGTTTCCAATCTAGAGGGTGGGAAACACAAGGTGTTGATATATCAGACAATATGCTATCGATTGCTAGGTCTAGATTGGAAGAAGGTACTGTCTTAGAAGAAGACTTAGACAAGATAGAGGACAAATTCGACCTAGCAGTTAGCATGTTCAATGTGATAAATCACATAGGTGGTAGATATGAGAATCTGGAGGATTTCTTCAGAGGGATATCTAGCAAGATGAATAAAAACGGCATATTGGTATTCGACTGCTTTAATCATGATGCATTTATAAGAGAGTCTCCTGAAGTCACCACTAAGAAATTAGATAACGGGTTCGAACTTAGGACGATACCGATGGCATCCCCATTTGATAGCAGGTTAGTGCTCAACTGCACCTATACTAATAATATGGGAGAGGACCACGACTATCAGATAGAACATAAGATATGGCACACCGGTCAGATATTCGCATCTTTGTTTAAACAGGGATTTGCCTTAGTCGGTCTATATGACCATTTTGAGCAGTATAATCATATTCAAAGTGGAAAATATGAGTCCAAAGATGAAACTAAGTACAAAATAGTAGTTGTTGCCAAAAAAGTGAGGAGGCATAGATGAAGTTCTTAGTTACTGGTGGTGCAGGGTTCATAGGTTCACATCTAGTGGACCAATTACTGGCAGAAGGTCATAAAGTCATCTGCGTGGATGATGAATCTGCAGAAAACAACGATAAATTCTGGTGGAACCCTGAGGCAGAAAATGCCAAGTTCAGTATAAAATGCTATGACTGCCTTAAATACCAGATGAAAGAAGTAGACGTGGTATTTCACATGGCTGCTGAGTCTAGGGTGCAGAACTGCATGAAGAATCCTAGAATGGCAGTAGAGACCAATGTATTGGGACTATGCAATGTATTGCAGTCAGCATTAGAATCTAATGTAAAGAGGGTCGTCTATTCTTCTACTTCTTCTGCCTATGGGATTCAAAACCCCATCCCCAACCGAGAGGATATGACCACAGATTGTATCAACCCATATGCGTCGACCAAGGTGGCAGGAGAGATGTTGTGTAAGAACTACTCCGATATCTTCGGTATGGAGACCGTAATATTCAGGTACTTCAATGTTTATGGTGACAGGTCTCCCGTAAGGGGTCAATATGCACCTTTGGTGGGTAGATTTTTAGACCAACACAGCCGAGGAGAATCCTTGACTTTAGTACCCGATGGCACTCAGAGGAGAGATTATGTTCACGTTTCGGACGTGGTTGAGGCTAATGTGATATCCGCTTTCAAGAAAGATATATGCTCGGGTGAAATATATAATGTGGGTACAGGCAACAACTACTCCGTCAAGGAGATAGCAGACATTATTTCTGAAGAGCAAGTATTCATTGAACCTAGGGATGGAGAGGCTAAAGAGACACTAGCGGATTGTTCTAAGATAAAAAATGCCTTCTCTTGGGAACCCAAGATCGACTTGAAAGAGTGGATAGAACGAAATAAATAATCAGAGTGCTGTGAACCAAAAAGGAACTGATGATATGCACAAATTAAGTCTATGTATGATTGTTAAGAATGAGAACGTACCTCACTTCAAGGAGTGTTTGGAGTCCGTGTCTCCCTATATTGATTATTATGTGATAGCCGACAACGGTTCCACAGATGGCACTCAGGAGTTCATCAAAGAATTCTTCGATGCTAAAGGTATCAAGGGAGAAGTGCATAATGTTCCATGGGTCAACTTCGGTCATAATAGAACTGAAGCGATTCAGTTCTGCAATGGTAAGTCTGAATACTGTCTGATGATTGATGCGGATGACAGAATCATCGGCGAATTGGACCTAGATATCGACCAAATCATTGAAGAAGGTTGGGATGGTCATGCTCTAAGAATCCAGAGAGGTGACTTCACTTGGTGGAGAAATCAAATCTTCAAGATGACTTCCAACTGGAGCTATGAGGGTGTACTCCACGAGTATGCAGCCTGCAATCGTGAAGCACCAGAAGGACACAAACTCGGAAGAATAACAGGTAAATATCACGTAGATGCTAGAACACTGGGTGCTAGAAACAAAAACCATGAATCTGGTGAAGGAATCGATGGGATTGAGAAATATTCTAGGGATGCCGATGTTCTGCTAAGTGCTTTGACTAATCCCGAAGACCCCGCTTATGAACCAGACAACGCAAGATACCAGTTCTATCTGGCACAGTCTTACTTCGATTCTCAGCAATGGCAAAAAGCGGAAGATGCATATGGTGCTAGAGCATCAATGGGCGGATGGCCCGAAGAGGTATTCTACTCTGTCTTCAGGGTAGCGATATGTAAATTGTTGTTGAATAAACCATGGCCCGAAGCTCAAGACACCTTCCTTCAGGCATATAACCTTAAACCAGATAGGGCAGAACCTTTGTATCAACTCGCTAAGATACAAAGGATGAATGGGAACCCCAACTTAGGTTATATGTTCGCTAAAATGGCATGCGAGATTCCATATCCGAAGGATGATATTTTATTCATCAGCGACCAGGTATATTCCTGGATGGTTCTGGACGAATTTGCTTCAACGGCATATTATGCCGGAGATTACTATAACGGTTATAAGGCTGCTAAGATTCTATGTCAGAAGTTGGATGCGGGTGAGATCCCAGAAGAGCATAGAACTAGAATATTTGACAACATCTCCTTCTACGAGAATGCAATCAAGGAAGGCGAGAAGAAGAAAGAGGTAAATATGGCAAAACTGGAAGAGGCTGCTAAATCCAAGAGAGATAAAATGCTTGCTAAGAAGAAGACTCAGCAGAAGAACAAAAAGAGGAAGAAGCAGAAGGCTAGAACCTGAATAAGTATAAATAAATAAATCAGGAGATTCACATGGGTCGTGCAGGAAATTATGACATCAAGGCAGAGCAAGGTTCTGACTTCAATCTATACCTAGAGTATCAAGAGAACAACGGTACTGGGATAACACTTAACAGTTATACTGCCAGTATGCAGGTCAGAAGGTCTGTGGTAGACACCGATGCCCTTTTATGGGTATCCGGCACTACGGTGGTGGGTACTACCCATCTTAACAGGGCTGTTACCGGTGGTGGTTCTACTGGGGAGTTCGATCCCACGTTGGCAACCGGTGGGGTATTAGGCACTGGTGGGATTAGACTGGATGCTACTTCAGCGGGCAAGTCAGGTTCTACAGGTGGAATCTTAATAACCATAGGCACAGACACCATGAAGAACGTCCCAGCTGGTAGGCACTTCTATGATTTAGAACTGCACAGTGGCAAATCTGCCGAGAAAGTGCTTAAGGGCAGATTCGAGGTAGAGGGTGAGGTAACCAGATGAGCAAGGTAAAGGTTAATGAACAACAACCTCATAGGGTTACAATCACCGCTAGAAATCAAATAAAAATAGTAAAACAGGCTGACACCGTCAAAATAGTAAGATGATCTTGACTGTGCTTGGTCTTTGTGGTATAATGTGTTTTTAACATGGAGATTTTTGTTATGGATTTACCGACACTTGGATATTACCGGACTCACAGCAATGCGATTCCACCTAAAATGAGTACAGCAGGAGCAGCCTGCTATGACCTATCTGCACAACTGGTTGTAGAAGACAAAAACGGTCGTGTCACTGACTACAGAGAAGTCACGATTTTCACACCAGAAAATGAGACCTATGTAGAGACAGCGACCTGCAAGGTGCACCCAACAGAGAGTGGGCGGTTCACACCTTTCAAGGTCGTAATTCCACCTAGACATAGAGCGATTATTCCAACTGGAATTATATTCGATATTCCAGATGGTTATTCTGTCAGAATACACCCTAGGTCTGGTCTCTCTATTAAGAAGGGATTCATCGTTGCTAACTGCGAGGGTGTCATCGACGAAGACTACTTCCACGAGATTAAATCTTTAATGGTCAACACAAGCGATGTCCCAATCATAGTTGAGCATGGAGATAGAATCGTTCAGGCAGAGATTGTTAAAACAGTACAGCATTATATCGTAGAGACCCACGTTGAGCCTTGTCAGAAGACAGACAGAGTGGGTGGTCTTGGAAGCACGGGAGTTAAGGTATGAACAGAGATGAACTAATGCAGCACCATGTAGCATTGTGTGAAGAGGCTAGAGACTTGATGAGGATCAAGAACCATGATTATGCGGGCAAGGATGCCGAGACCCCTTGGATGAACTTCCAGAGGTCGGAGATAATGGGTCTGTGTAAGACTGAGCAAGCATTCATGGTTAGGATTCTGGATAAGATTTCTAGACTAATCACTTACACAACCAGTGGAGAACTGATGGTTAAGGGCGAAGGTGTTAAGGATTCAATAGTTGACATAATCAATTACATGGTCTTATTCTCGGCTTTCATAGAAGACGGTAACGTTGATGAGGCCGATCTAGACGGCTTGAAGGACACGGCTGATAACTACGACTCAATCGAAAAGGAATATTGGAGGAGTGCTTGACAGTAGAAGTAAGCCATGGTAAAATGGGAAACATGGAAAGAATGTACACAAACGTAGTGACCTATGGAAACAATATCCTCTACAGAGGGTATGATGAGAACGGGGTTGAAGTCAGGGAAAGACCAGACTTCAACCCCGAACTATTTGTACCGGCTAGGAAAGAGACCAAGCATCGGAATCTCGATGGTGTCTATCTAGAGAAGATAATCCCAGGCTCGATGAAAGAATATAGAGACTTCATCAAGGATTTTGATGGTGTCGGAGGAATGCAGGTTTGTGGTGACATCAATCTGGAAGTACAATTCATCGGTAAGGAATTTCCGGACGGTGTGAATTATGATTATGATAAGTTAAAAGTAGTGGCGATTGATATTGAGACCACTTGTGAAGGAGGATTCCCAGATGTTGATGACCCTAATGAAGAAATCATTGCTATCACTGTTAAAATCGGCGATAAAACTACTAGTTTTGGTATTCGTGATTTTGATATTTTGGGGGTGGATTGTAATAATTGCTCTGGGGAATCAGACCTAATCATAGCATTCTTGGACTATTGGGAATTTATCAAACCGGACATTATCACAGGTTGGAACATTAGATTCTTCGACATGCCCTATATGTACAATAGAATGAGAAGGGTAGTCGGGGACAAGCAGGCTAAGAGGTTGAGTCCTTGGAACATCGTCAAAGAGAAGACTGTCCATAGAAGGAACAGAGAGCAAAAAATCTACGATATCGTGGGTGTTGCTACAATGGACTACTATGACCTCTATCAGTCTTTCACCTACACCAATCAAGAAAGTTACAGGTTGGACCACATCGCCTATGTCGAACTAGGCGAGAGGAAGATGTCGTATGAAGAGTATGGGAGCATTAGAGAGTTCTATAAGCAAGACTTCCAGAAATTCATGGAGTATAACGTCAAAGACGTTGAATTGATTACAAGACTAGAGGACAAGTTGAGACTGATGGAACTGGCAGTTGCACTTGCATATGCAGCAAGGGTCAACTTCATGGATGTGTTCAGTCAGGTAAAGATGTGGGATAGCATAATTTACCATTACTTGAAAGAGCACAATATTGCTGTTCCTCCAAGGGTAATCACCTCAAAGTCAGAGCAATATGCTGGTGCTTTTGTTAAAGAACCCATAGTTGGGATGCATGACTGGATTATGTCTTTCGACCTGAACTCCCTGTATCCCCACCTCATAATGCAATACAATATTAGTCCAGAGACCAAAGTACCCAACGTTGGTGACGTCTTCTCTAGAAATATAATCAACCCTGATGGCATCTTGAGTGACAGCGATTTTACCAACAAGTACCTAGATGAATGGAAGGGCAAGGACCTGTCCATTGCTAGCAATGGGATATGCTTTACGAAGAGATTCAAAGGGTTCCTACCTGCCATCATGGAAAGACTCTACGAAGAGAGAAAAATAGCAAAGAAGAAGATGATTGAGGCACAGCAAAAGCAACAGTCATCCAGAGATGTGGATAAGAATGCGATATCTAAGGAGATATCTAAGTACAAGAATGAGCAATTAGTTAGAAAAGTGCAGTTGAATTCGGCATATGGTGCAATTGGAAACAACTATTGCAGGTATTATGATGTCGACCTAGCAGAAGCAGTCACCATCTCTGGTCAGCTCAGCATCAGGTGGATTGAGAAAGAACTTAATCTGTTCATGAACGACCTTCTAAAGACAGAAGATGAGGATTACGTGGTGGCAATCGATACCGACTCCGTTTATATTGGGGTCGATAGGATTGTAGATAAGTTCGCTAAGGGTAAAAGCAAAGAACAAATAGTGGACATTCTAGATAAGTCTGCCAATGACATATTCTTGCCTTTCATCAATAAGAAGTATGAGGAGATGGCAGACAAGGTGAATGCCTTTCAGCAGAAGATGAAGATGGGCAGGGAGGTAATAGCAGACAAAGGAATCTGGACTGCCAAGAAGAGGTATATCCTCAACGTGCTAGATAATGAAGGTGTAAGATATGAGAAGCCCAAAATCAAGGTTACTGGGATTGAGACTACTAGAGCATCCACCCCAGCAGTGGTCAGAAAACATCTGACAGACATCATTAGCCTCATCCTGAATACTGATGAAGATACGGTAATCAATCACATTGAGAAGGTGAAAGAAGAATTCTTCAGTCAGCAACCAGAAGACATAGCCTTTCCTAGAGGCATTAAAGGCATAGAAAAATACGGAGATGAGACAACGATATATGCTAAGCACACTCCGATAGCTACGAAGGGTGCTCTAATATATAATTCTCAAGTTAGAGCACGGAAACTAGATAAAAAGTACGAAATCATTAGGGATAACGACAAGGCGAAGTTCATCTATCTGAAAGAGCCTAATCCAGTTAAAGAAAAGGTAGTGACATTTCCAAATGCCCTACCAAAGGAGTTGGACCTTCATGATTTCATTGATTACGAGCTTCAGTTTGAAAAGTCTTTCCTAGACCCTCTCAAGTCAATACTGAATGCTATAGGTTGGAAGAGCAAGAGAGAAAGTTCATTGGAAAGCTTGTTCGGTTAATAACAAAGGTGGTGTACAAATGAGTTTTTTACAGTCAATAATCAAAGATTCCGGCAATGAGTATGCCAGTATCGTAGAAGAAGGTGTTGAAGGCAGCGATGTCACAGGATTCGTCAACACGGGGAGTTATGCTCTCAATGCGTTGCTTTCTGGAGACATCTATAAAGGCATGCCAGATAATAAAATCATGGCATTGGCAGGGGAAAGTGCGACAGGCAAGACGTATTTTGCATTAGACATTTGCAAGAAGTTTTTGGATGATAAACAAGAAGGACTCGTCCTTTATTTTGACACCGAGCAGGCTATTACCTCAGATATGATTAAGGATAGAGGAATAGATTCTTCAAGAGTTGCCATTTTCCCAGTTGCCACTGTGGAGGACTTCAGGCATCAATGCATCAAGATTGTGGATAAAGTCCTAGAAGTACCTAAGGATGAGAGAAAACCAATGATTGTGGTATTGGATTCTCTAGGGATGCTTTCTACCAACAAAGAGATGGCAGACACAGCAGACGGTAAAGAGACCAGAGATATGACACGTGCACAACTGGTCAAGGCTACCTTTAGGGTGTTGACCCTCAAACTGGGGAGAGCACAAATCCCCCTAATCTTGACCAACCATACCTATGACGTGGTGGGTTCTTACATTCCGATGAAAGAGATGGGTGGTGGTTCCGGTCTTAAGTATGCCGCATCCACAATCGTGTATTTGTCCAAGAAGAAGATTAAAGACGGCACTGATATTATCGGTAACATCATCAGGTGTAAATTGTTCAAGAGCAGACTTACCAAGGAAAATAAGCAGGTTGAGGTCCAGCTGAATTATGATACTGGTCTTAATCCTTATTTTGGTCTGTCTGACTTAGCAATCAAATATGGAATCTTCAAGAAGGTTAGCACTAGGATAGAGTTGCCTGATGGAAGAAAGGTTTATGAGAAGCAGTTAAATACTCAACCAGAGCAATATTACACTAAAGAAATCCTAGACCAACTCAACGAGGCAGCTGCCAAAGAATACAAATACGGAAGCACTGAAGAAGAAGAGGTGATGCATGACTCAGCAGAAGAAGAAACCGTGTAATTGCAGCAAAAAACACAAGTTTATACCTCTGAAGGATGGTAGATTTGAGAACTACAATTTCAAATCCTTAGGTCTAGGCGATACTGTCTACAAATTGATTGGTTATGCATCTTTAGGTATGGTCAAATCCTGCAAGGCCTGTAGCAGGAGGAGAAATGTGCTTAACAGAATGTTCCCATATAGAGGATAGTCATGAGTGAAATTCCCTCATATACTTTTGCGGAAAACCCAGATGACGACTCTATGGGTGGTATTAGAATAACTAACGGCAGATACAGAGGATTCATCTACCAATACGGTGTAGTGTCCTTCGGAGAGATGCCTGATGCCAATCCTTCATTGTTAAAGAGGTTATGGACCAAACTGGCAGGCATCTTCAAGAAGAATGACCAGACCCCTTCTCTCAACTTCACATACCAGATAATTGACAATCCTATGGGGTGTCCGGTAAATAGTGAGTTGAAAGCGATTATGGGTACAATATTAACAGAACTTATTTGTGAAAGATACAACAATGGAAGTATCGACTGAGAAAACAATACTAGCGAACTTGGTGAATAACGACCCCTTCATGAGAAAGGTCCTACCGTTCATCAAAGAAGAATATTTTTCTGATAGAGTAGACAGAAAGGTATTCAAGGTGATTAATGAATTCGTGTCTAAGTACAAGAATGCTCCAGATAAAGATGCCTTATTCATCTGCATCTCAGAGTCTGGTGACATGTCTGAGTCTGAATTCAATGAAGCGAAGGAATTGATTAGAGACATCACATCTTACGATAATAAGGATGCAGATGATAAGTGGTTGATAGACAATACGGAGAAATTCTGTAAGGATAGGTCAATCTACAATGCCATCTTGGAGTCGATATCAATCATAGATGGTAAGTCAGAGAATAGCAAGAATCATCTGCCTAAGCTGTTGCAAGATGCTCTATCTGTATCATTTGATGTGAGTGTCGGTCACGACTATGTGGAAGATTACGAGAACAGATATGATTTCTACCATAAGAGGGAAACGAGAATTCCATTCGACTTAGAATTCTTCAACAAGATTACTAATAATGGTACTCCTCCTAAGACTCTCAATATCTGCCTTGCCGGAACAGGTGTTGGTAAGTCTCTCTACATGTGCCACCATGCCAGTAATTGTCTAACTCAGGGTAAAAATGTCCTTTATATCACATGCGAGATGGCAGAAGAGAGAATCGCGGAGAGAATCGATGCTAACTTGATGGATATCACAATGGACGAGTTGAGAGATTTGCCCAAGACAATGTATGAAAAGAAGATTGATGCTGTGACTAAGGGGATGAGCGGTAAGTTAATCATTAAAGAGTACCCGACTGCCACTGCGAATGTCAATCACTTCCGTGCCTTGTTGGAGGAATTGAGTATGAAGAAGAAATTTAAACCCGATATCATCTTCATCGACTATCTAAATATTTGTTCAGCCGCAAGATTCACAAATGCTGCTAATGTCAACTCCTATATGTATGTGAAAGCAATTGCAGAGGAGTTAAGAGGTCTCGCAGTAGAACACGAAGTTCCCATCTTCTCTGCCACCCAGACCAATAGAACTGGGTTTTCAAGCACGGATGTGGGTCTGGAAGACACATCGGAGTCTTTCGGTCTTCCTGCGACAGCGGACTTCATGTTCGCTTTGATTTCGACAGATGAGCTGGATTCAATGAATCAAATAATGGTAAAGCAATTGAAGAACCGATATAACGACCTTGTTTCTAACCGTAAATTCATTATCGGTGTCAATAGAGCAAAGATGAAGTTGTACGATGTGAACAGTCTAGAGCAAGAAGACTTGGTATGTTCTGGACAGTCTACATATAGTAGGGATGACCTTGATTCTAAGGTGAAGAAAGGTAAAGTATTTTCTGATTGGAATATTTAGAGATGTTTTTGGGAGAATTAAAATGGATAAGAACATCGGTTATAGTAAGAAAGAACTAGAAGAGTGGAAGAAGTGGGCTGAAGAGTATGATAGCAGTGCTGGAGAGAAAGGTACTGACGAATTGATTAAGAACTATAAATCAAATACACCGGGTGAAACTGCTGACAATGAGCGTACTGACTGACAAAAAATTCATTAATATCATATCTTCAGAGTTGAACAAATTCAAGTGGAAGAAAGACAATCTCGCCATTTGTAGATGTCCAATTTGTGGAGATTCCAAGAAGAACCCCAATAAATGCAGGGGTTACTTCTATCAGAAACACGGCAGGTACTTCTACAAGTGTCATAACTGTGGCTATTGGTCGAATATATATAATTTTCTTAAGGAGGTCTCTCCTAGTCTATGCAAGGAGTACTCCTTAGAGAATTTCAAGAATGGTATGAGCAATACCAAACGAAACAATAGCAAGAAGAATGACAAAAGTAGAGAGGAAAGTATGCTGAACATTAATTTTGGTAGGACTCCCAAAAGACCGAGAGATGGATATAAAATCCTCGAAGGGTTGGAATGCCTCAAAGACTTGCCGGAAGAACACGAGGCAGCAAAATTCGCTAACCTCAGGATAATACCTAAGCAACATTGGAACCTTCTGTATTATACGGAAGACTTCGGTTCTTTGATGAGGAAGTTGGACCCTACTTGCCTTCCTGTGGGCAAAGAGTCGAGATTGGTGATACCGTTCTTCAACAAGAAGGGAGATGTGGTTGCTGTTCAGGGAAGAGCATTGAATATGAATGCCGAACACAATGCTAGGTCTACTGTTAAGTACATAACCGTTAAGGTGGATAAAAGCATAGACAGGTTGTGGTATGGTCTATGGAGATGTGACCCCAAGAAGACAGTGTATGTGGTCGAGGGACCGATCGACAGTCTCTTCATTCCTAACTCCATCGCCATGGTGGGGGCAGGAGCAATCAATAATATGCCTAGCAGATTGGTTGACAGCAATATGGTGTTTGCCCTAGATAATGAACCCAGAAATAAGCAGATAGTGCAATACAATGAAGAACTGGTCAGACAAGGCAAGAAAGTCTGCGTATGGCCTAAGGGTATAGAAGAAAAAGATATTAATGACATGTCCTATAGTATTTCTACCAAGAAAATTAAGAAAATTATGGACGAGAATTCTTTCAGTGGACTTGAAGCAACCGCTAGGTTGAGGGAGTGGAAAAAAGTATGAGTTATAATTGCAAACTAGAATATCTTTGGTTAGATGGTTACAAGACCTCCAATTTGAGAAGCAAGACAAAATATGTCAACCTTCCTGCTGAGTCTGGAGTACTAAGTATAGATGACATCCCAGAGTGGGGATTTGATGGTTCCAGTACTGAGCAGGCAGACGGGGATAACAGCGATTGCATCCTGAGACCCGTTTCCCTCTTTAATAATACTGTAGACGCTATTGCGGGTACTAACTCCTATATTGTGATGTGTGAGGTGTTCAACACTGATGGTACACCCCACAAGTCCAATACAAGAGCACTTCTCCGTTCCTACATTGAAGATGGAGAGGACAAAGAAATTACTGATGGGATGTGGTTCGGCATAGAACAAGAGTACACCATCATGGACCCTAAGAGCGGAAGACCTCTCGGATGGCCCGAATCAAGATTTGAATACCCTGCTCCTCAAGGTAGATATTATTGTGGGGTGGGTGGTGATGTTGTCAAGATGAGACAATTGGTACATGAACATGCCATGTGTTGCATTACCGCAGGAATCCCACTATGTGGTACTAACGCAGAAGTCATGTTGGGTCAATGGGAATATCAAGTAGGACCACAGTCTGCACTTAAGATATGTGACTCCCTTTGGGTAGCAAGATACATGCTTGAAGTCCTAGCAGAAACGCAGGATGTTTACATTAGTTTGGACCCCAAGTTGATCACTGGTGATTGGAACGGTTCAGGTGCTCATATTAACTTTTCCACATCTTATATGAGAGATCAGGGTGGTGAAGAGTACATAGAGAACATTTGCAAGTCACTAGGTGAGAAGCACGATTGGCACATTGCTAATTACGGAGATGGAAACGAAGACAGATTGACTGGTTCCCATGAAACACAGCACATAAGCAAGTTCTCATATGGAGACTCTGACAGAAGTGCTAGTATTAGAGTGCCTTCTTCTACGGCATCCAATAAGAAAGGGTATCTTGAAGACAGAAGACCTGCCTCTAACATGGATCCCTATAGAGCGGTTAGATGTCTGGTAAGTACCATAAGTGTGGTAGATGCAGAACACCAGTGGCAGACTGTTTGATGAATAAAGAAGACGTTCTAGATAATGGTTCAGTGCAATATGTAGACCATATGGGGTCTGACTTAACGATAGTTAATTCTGCACGTGTCTCATTCGATAGCGAGTCTGACTGGGTGGTTGATGAGGAGGTAGAAAGTAGACTCAAGAGAACTAATTCTACCTTCAGACCCTCAGACATTTACAAATTATCAGACAGAGATGCTAAACTGATTAAATACCTTGCTAGACACAATCACTGGACTCCTTTTGCCCATCCTCAAATCACTCTTAGGATTAAAGCACCGGTGAGCATAAGGACTCAATTTTTCAAACATAAACAAGGATTCGTTGAAAACGAGATATCCAGACGATACGTGGATTTCGAACCAGAGTTCTACATCCCCAAGTTCAGGAAAAGACCTGAGAAGGGAATGAAGCAGGGGAGTGATGGTTGGTTGGAATGCGTAGACGGTGGTGGTGAGACCTCAGGTGGATTTGCTACCCACCATCTTTATGAGAAATATGAGGGTCTGATGAGGAATGCATTGAATGTTTATGATGAATTAATCGCTTCTAATGTAGCACCAGAACAGGCAAGATTCGCACTTCCCCAGTCAATGTATACTGAATGGTATTGGACTGGTTCACTAGCAGCCTATGCTAGGTTCTATAAGCAAAGAATTGACGACCACGCACAGTGGGAAATACAACAATACGCCGAGAAAATTGGTAATATTATCAGACCTCTCTTCCCAAATTCTTGGTCAGAGATTGCGTCCAGTTGATAAAACGTATAGATATAAATGCGTCTTCAAGGAATAAAATGAAAGGACAACAGTAGATGATAGAATTACCAACACCATATCAACAGTTTATCCACCTCTCTAGATACAGTAGATGGTTAGATGAAGAAGGAAGAAGAGAGACTTGGGAGGAAACTGTTGATAGGTATATCGGTTTCTTTAGAGAACACCTAGAGAAGACTTTAGGTTATAAGATGAGTAAAAATACAGAGAAGACTATGAGAGATTCTATCTTGAATCTAGAAGTCATGCCTTCAATGCGTTGTTTGATGACTGCTGGTGAGGCACTTAAGAAAGACGCAGTAGCTGGGTACAATTGTTCATACCTGGCAATCGATAGGGTGAGAGCATTTGATGAAGTCCTTTATGCCCTCATGTGTGGCACAGGTGTTGGTTTTTCAGTGGAGAGAGAGTATGTATCTAAACTACCCACTATTGCAGAAGAATTTGAAGAATCAGATTCTACTCTTGTTGTTCAAGATTCTAGAATTGGTTGGTGTAAGGCATATCGGGAGCTTGTATCTCTACTCATTACAGGTCGTGTACCAAAATGGGACATGTCACGTGTTCGTCCTGCCGGGTCGAGACTTAAGACTTTCGGCGGTAGAAGCTCCGGACCGGAGAGTCTATCTGATTTATTTCAATTCACAGTCGAGGTCTTTAAAAAGGCTTCTGGAAGAAAACTTACCACCATTGAATGCCACGATCTCGTATGCAAGATTGCAGAAATTGTTGTAGTCGGTGGTGTAAGAAGGTCCGCACTCCTCAGTCTTTCCTCCCTGACAGACGAGAGAATGAGAGATGCCAAGCAGGGACAATGGTGGGTGATTGAACCACAACGTGCGTTATCCAACAATTCGGTATGCTATAAAGAAAAACCTGAAATCGGGACCTTCATAGAAGAGTGGTTAGCACTATATAAATCGAAGTCTGGTGAAAGAGGTATCTTCAACAGAGCATCAGCACAAAAGACTGTATCTCAGATACAAGGTGGAAGAAGGGAATCTAACCATGACTTTGGGACGAATCCTTGCTCTGAAATCATACTTAGAGACAGAGAGTTTTGTAATCTGTCTGAGGTTGTCGCTAGACATGATGATACCATAGAGACTCTTAAGCAGAAGGTAAGGTTAGCATCCATTATAGGAACTTGGCAATCGACCCTTACAGACTTCAGATACCTATCAGCAGAATGGAAGAACAATTGTGAGGAAGAAAGACTGCTTGGTGTCTCCATAACGGGCATTATGGACTCTGCTCTCTTAAATGGAGATAAGAAGTCGGTATCAGCACTACCTGCTCTTCTGGAAGAACTCAGAGATATCGCTGTTAAGACCAATAAAGAGTGGGCATCCAGACTGGGAATTAACCCATCAGCAGCCATCACATGTGTTAAACCGTCTGGTACTGTTTCACAGCTTGTCGATTCTGCCTCTGGTATTCATGCTAGACATAACCCTTATTATGTAAGGACCGTCCGTGCCAATACCAAAGACCCTCTATGCAAGTTCATGATAGAAAAGGGGTTCCCACATGAGCCTTGCCACATGAAGTCTGACACCACTATGGTATTTTCATTCCCAGTAGAGTCTCCCAAAAGAGCAATTTTCAGACAAGATATGTCCGCTATCGAGCAGTTGGACCTTTGGATGATATATCAGAAGCACTGGTGTGAGCATAAGCCGAGTGTTACTATCTCAGTCCAAGAGGGTGAATGGTTGGACGTTGGTACTTGGGTTTACAATAACTTCGATGATGTGTGTGGAGTATCTTTCTTGCCATTCAGCGACCACTCATATAAGCAAGCACCCTATCAGGACTGCACCAAAGAAGAGTACAAGCAGCTCCTTAAGCAGATGCCAAAAGATGTGGACTGGGATGAACTGACTGCATATGAGAAGGAAGACAACACGGCTGGCAGTCAAACACTAGCCTGTTCTGGCACTTCCTGCGAGGTAGTTGACCTAACCTCATAAATTTTATAAATATTCGCTTACGGGTTAATTTTACCCTAGGGGACACGTTGTCCCCACCATTTTTAAATGGGGACTGGAGTTGGTCCCTATTGCTCAAACACAAGGAGAAATCTTATGAGCACCAAGTCTAAAGAGTCTTGCCCCGCGATGGGATGCAGCGACGCAGTTACTCGTACCTTAGGTAAGGTCGGAGTTTGTCGTAGCATGCTAATCACATTAGCACTACTTCCATACTCATGGAACGGTGTAGTATGGATTGCTGATGCACTTCATTCACTTTGGAATGCTGCCACTAACGCAGTTGGAACCTGAATCGCTTAAGCGATTCAAGGAGATAATCCTATGAATATTTCAAAGAAAAAATGGATGATGTACGGTGGTATTGCCGCTGCTATTCTAATCGCTTCGGTCGCGGTTGCTGATGGACCTTCATATGAAGACCTTCAGGCCCGTCTAGACGCAGCAGAGGCAAAGATCGCACAAATTGATTCCGACCGTGCTCCAAGCTGGTTGGAAAGCAGACGTAGTGAAGAAGTTCAATCGCTAGTGCAAGATGTCCTTGCCGATGCAGAAGCACGAACGATGATGCAGGGAGACAATTCCCCAATCACCGTCAATCTTCATGGATTTGCCATTACTCGTTGGGATTATAACAACGGTGGTGGTGTGGCAAGAAATAATGAATTCAGCATTCCATATGCTCGACTTGAAGTCTCAGGAGATATCCTAGACAAGGTTGGGTACTATGTCAGTGGTGAATATAGTGATTACACGAATGGCAGCATGGATCTTGTCGATGCCTACCTCACAATGGATGTGGGTCTGGGAGTAGACATGAAGGCTGGTCAGTTCGTGACTGCATTCTACCGAGGTTTCACTGATTCACCATTGGATCAGATCGCGGGAGAGTACAGCATTCTTGCTACCACTTTTGGTCAAGGACGATCGCAGGGTCTTCAATTCGCCAAGGATTTTGGTTGGTTGAATCTCTCTGCCTCTTATAACGACGGTTTCGATACCAGCAATTCCTTCATTGTGGACAACGACTACGGTGTCAGTGTTCGTGGTGACGTGGATTTTGGTGCTGGATTCCGTGCAGGTGCAGCATACGCCTATCAGTCAGAACTTGAAGATTACGGTACTTACACCGTGGACTTCGGGTATTCTACCGATAAGCTAGATGCACAGGTCTCATGGGTTTCTGCCGACTATGCTGTCGGTGGGTACGGTGACAATTATGGTTTTAATGCCAGTGTTGCCTATCGTTGTGCCGCCGACTTTACTGGTTTCGTTAATTATCAATGGGGCAAACTAGGGTTTGCTTCTGAAGATCTTAACGTGCTGGAAATCGGTGCTAACTACGATATCAACGAATACGTTCGTTGGACCACCACCTTGGGTTATGCATTTGATGCCGTAGCCCCAGAGTGGAATACCGCTCGTTCTGGATGGAACAGCGGTTCGGAGAATGGTCAGTATCTACTGCGTACACAGCTTAGTGTAAGCTTCTGATCTGTACGAGGGTCCCGCCCCTCGACACTTCACAGGAAAGGCCCTACCCTTCGGGGTGGGGTCTTTCTTTATATACCCCCTTCCTGATATCAGAAAGGCATATACCACCCCTTGTATATCCCTCCAGAAACCATATACAACCGGTTGTATATGACTAAAATATGTCAGGAGAATATCGGGAAGGTACTTGACAGAAGAACTCCGGTATGATCTAATGGGAGTATGGAAAAAACCTTGAACCGTACAAACCGTGACTCTAAAGATATCCTCGCTCGCCTACTGGCAGCCGAGAATATCGATGTCGAGCACCAACCAGTACCCACTGCGTACTTCGATACAGTCAGCCGTCGACTGGTCCTTCCTCTCTGGGAGAACATGTCGAATGACCTGTATGACATGCTCGTGGGTCACGAAGTTGGACACGCACTATTCACCCCAACTGGCAATGACAAGACCAAGGCCGCAATCAAGCACATCGATGCTGATGCACCTGAAGGTCGAATCATGAATTACCTGAACGTCGCCGAAGATGTCCGCATCGAGAAGGCAATCAAGGACAAGTTCCCTGGTCTCCGTCGCAATTTCACCAAGGCATACAAAGACCTTGCTGAACGTGACTTCTTCGGTATCGCAGGTAAAGACCACAACGACATGTCGTTCATCGACCGAGTGAATATCTACTTCAAAATCGGCATGCACGTCGATGTTACCTTTTCTCCTGAAGAGCAGGTAATCGTTGACATGGTTGATGCTGCTTATGACTGGGATTCGATGGTCGAAGCTGCAAAAGCGATGTATGGTCTTGCCAAGGAGCAGAAGAAGCAAGAGCAAGAGACCAAGATGGCAATGCCCGATGGGGATGGTGAATTCCAAGCACCTGCTGATGGTGAAGGCGATGCCGAAGGTCAATCAATGGGCATGGGTTCTGATGATGACAATCAGGACGAAGGCGAGCAGGAAGGTGCTTCTATGGGTGGTGATGACGAGCAGGGCGACGACTCTGCTGATTCCACCAGTGGTGGTGGTGAAGATTCTGGCGAATCAATGGAAGACGATACCGATGATGGTGAGTCTGCTGATAGTCAGTCATCCACCAATGCAGATTCTGCCCAGAGCGGTGGAACTCAGCACGCCGACCAGATGATTGACGAGTCCGAGCTTCCTGATGACTGTGAAACGCAGAAGTCGATGAATCAGCAGTTGCAAGACAACTGCACGAACGCCGACCAGTACGACCAGAAGCGTCGTTCATATGTCACCATGCCTAAGTCAAATACGGATAAGGTCATCGTTCCCGTCACACAGGTGATGGATGATTTTCGTCAGTATATTGTAACCTGCAATAGAGAAGACACGAAGAACGGTGCTTATGGTGTCTTCACCAATTTCCAGAAGGAAATGTCAAAGACCGTAAATAAGATGGCACAGCAGTTTGAGATGAAGAAGTCTGCCGACCAGTACAAGCGTCGCAGCATCTCCGACTCTGGTATCATCGATACCATCAAGATGATTAACTACCGTTGGTCTGATGATATCTTCCTCAAGAACACGACCATTCCTGGTGCCAAGAGCCATGGTCTGGTCATGTTCATTGACTGGAGCGGTTCCATGGCAGACCGAATGGCAGACACCATGAAGCAGCTGATGACTCTCGTCCTCTTCTGCAAGAAGGTCAATATCCCTTACGATGTTTATGCCTTCACTGGTTCATACAAGGAAGACGAAGTCGACGCAGGCAAGAACTACAAGGTGGGCGATGCTCAACTCGGTCAGTTCCGTCTTCTCAATCTCGTTTCCTCTTCGATGAAGAATCGTGACTGGACCGAGATGATGACCTATGTGACCATGCTTGCTAACAGTTTCGTGCATACGTACTACAGCACCTCCTCTGGTCGCTCCGAGTCCAGAGACACCATCCTAGACCCACAATACGGAGTGCGTCCTCGTGGTTACAGCCTGGGTATGACTCCTCTCGATGACTGCATTGTCGCTGCTTCTGAAATCGTGAAGACTTTCAAGCAGAACCACAAGCTGCAGATTGTGAACGCAGTCTTCATGACTGATGGTCATACTTCGATGTCCCCACTCGGTGATGGTTGGAGAGGCAGCATCGTGTGGACCGGTGATAAGTTTGAGCAGGAACGTGATGTAAAAACAGTCTTGAAGGGTCGCAACGGCAAGATTTACAATGACCACAAGAGCACGACCGACAATCTGCTCGAATGGTTTACCGACAAGACCGGCATTCCTGCGATTGGTATCTTCCTCTGTGATGCACGTGACCTTTACTACAGCAACTTCGACGACAAGCAGATGGAAGAATTCAAGACCAAGAAATGCCTTGAAGTCGGTAAGCATGGTGGTTATAGCAACTACTACGTGATTGACACCAAGACCAAGAAGTTCAAGGGTGTTGATGACCTGAATGACAATGCAAGTGCGATTGCAGTTAGGAACGCATTCGTTCGTGAGTCCAAGATTCGCAAGACTCAACAGCAAATCATGAACAAGTTCGTTGACAAGATTTCGATGGAGACAGTATGAACATCTTCTTTGTACACAAAGACCCCAGAACATCTGCACGGATGCTTTGCGACAAGCACATCTGCAAGATGATTCTGGAGTCTGTGCAAATGCTCTGCACCGCATGGTCCGAAGAGGAAGCACCAAAGACTTGTGGTGCTAGCCATGTGAATCATCCTTGCTCACGTTGGGCGAGGGAGACATCAGGCAACTACAACTGGTTGTCTGAACACGTGCTAGAGTTGAGCAAGGAGTACACCAAGAGGTATGGCAAGGTACATGCATGGCAAGGTGCGGTAGACTGGTTGAACGAAAACAATCCTTTTATCACACACAACAAACCTTGCAGACCGATGACCACGAAACCACAGTGTATGCCCGCCTATTGCAAAGTTGACGGTGACTCCATTCAGGCATACCGCAACTATTACATTAACGAAAAATCGTACATGGCAAAGTGGAAGAACAGCACCACACCCAAATGGTACGAACAAGCCTTGGAGACAGTTTGATGAACAATTACAAAGTCATAGTTTTTTCCATAATGACTTGGTTTGCCTCAGCCTCCGCCGCTCACGCGGTGGGGGCAGGCGACTCCGAACAAGACCTTCGTAGACTGCTAGACGCAATCTGCGAAGTAGAGTCCGGTTGTGACCCCTCAGCTATTGGTGATGGTGGAAATGCTATTGGACCCTACCAGATTTGGAAGAGCTATTGGATTGATGCCTGTAATTACAGCAAAAGTGATGACCTCAGTCTTGACGATGGTTATAAGAGTTGTATAGATAAGGAATACGCAGAGAAGGTAGTGATAACCTACTGGAAGCGTTATGCTAACGAGAGACGGCTTAAACGAGTACCTACCCTAGAAGACAGAGCACGCATGCATAATGGTGGACCTCGTGCGGTCTGGGCAAAGGGCAAGAAGAAGCGAAATCTCGATATCTATTGGAACAAAGTCAAGGAGGCAATGAAATGAGCGAAAAATACGACCCATTGTATAATCCTAATCCCAAGTGGATGAAGGAAGCAAAATCTGCCGGTAAGGGAGATAGAATGCGACCAGTTAACATGGACAAGTACCGTGATAACTACGATGCCATCTTTGCCAAGAAGAATGAAGAAAAGAAGGATGAAGGCAAAGAAGATGACAGCAAGAAGAAGAAGCACGTCGTTAAGCGGCAGAAAGGTAAGAAGAAATGAGTTATATAGACGGAACCCCCCTAGGTAATCTAATTGACCGATGTGCAGATGGGTGGGCAAACATCCTAGGGTTCACCCAAAAGGGCAAGAACACCAAGAAGAAGATAGTGGTCAAGAAGAAAGTAGTACGCAAGAAAAAGGTAGGCAAAACAAATGAGTGAAGTCAAAATCGTTAGACTAGTAACCCAAGAAGATATTATCTGCAAGTACGAGTATGAAGATGGTATGCACATCATGAAGACACCCTGCATCATCGTAATCACACCTCAAGGTTATGGTGCGATGCCTTGGATGCCATTCGCGGAGCAGAAGGATGGACTGAAGATATCTGACTCCCAAGTTATGATGGTGGTTGACCCAATCAAGGATATGTACAATCAGTACCAATCCTCTTTCGGAAGTGGTATCGTCGTCCCTGAAAAGCAAGGGATGCTTAACACAGTCGGTGCGGGAGTAGAAGCACCAATGGGACCAATCGGCATCGTTGGGGGAGATTGATAAGATGGCAAGAAAAAATAGCGTTTATGACCCAGCAACATCAAACCGAATCAAGGTAGGTTCACCTCGTAAGAGCAAACCCAATAAGGGTAACGCACCTGCCAGAACCGCTAGATCAGGCAGCGGAAGAAAAATCAGGTAGACCCTGACTAACTTCGCTCCTGTAGCTCAGTTGGATAGAGCAGCGGACTTCTAATCCGCAGGTCACACGTTCGAGTCGTGTCGGGAGTGCTTATTATGATGAAAAGACACCAGATTAAAATCGGCAATTCGCTTAGTGTCCTGAAGGAAATGGATGATAAAAGTGTGGACTGTGTTGTAACCTCCCCACCTTATTGGGGATTGCGTGATTATGGTGGTCAAGAAGAACAACTGGGTGCTGAAGGCACACCGCAAGAATTCGTTGACAATATGGTATCCATCTTTAGTCAAGTACATAGAGTCCTTAAGGACGAAGGGACTGTCTGGTTGAACCTTGGCGACAGTTATTATAACTACAGACCTGGTGCAGGTCAGACACTAATCAAGCAGACAATCGCTAACAGCGACCAAGACCTTCCCCAAGAGTGTGCTAGGAGAGGGAACAAGATTAAGGGTCTCAAAGAGAAGAGTCTAGTTGGGATTCCTTGGAGGGTAGCACTTGCTTTGCAGGAAGATGGATGGATTCTGAGACAGGATATCATCTGGCACAAACCCAATCCGATGCCCGAATCCGTAAAAGACAGATGTACCAAGGCACACGAATATATCTTTCTCCTAACCAAGAATAAGAAGTATTACTACGACAATGAAGCAATCCTAGAGCCGATCTCTGAGATATCAATAAAGAGAGCGGAGTATGGTTGGGATTGCGACAGACCTTCAACCAAGAATGCATCAATGGGAGGCGAGGGTATCCACGTCGAAAAGATGGGGACCAGATTCGTTAATCCCAAGGGCAAGAACAAACGGTCTGTCTGGACGGTAAACACAGCGAGTTATAAAGATGCTCATTTTGCGGTTTACCCCACCAAACTGATTGAACCTTGCATCTTAGCAGGATGCCCTGAAGGTGGAACCGTTCTGGACCCATTCTCGGGAAGCGGAACAACGGGTATCGTTGCCCTTAACAACGGACGAAAATACACCGGAATCGAGTTGAATCCTGAATACGCAGAACTATCGGAAAAGAGAATAGCAGAAGAATGTCCCAACAACCTAACGGAGCTTATGCAATGAGAACAGCAATCACATTTGATGACGTTTTAATCGTCCCACAATACAGCGAAGTGACACCAGACATGGTGTCGACCAAGACCACCTTGGTGAAAGGAATCGAACTGGACATCCCAATTATGTCCGCACCGATGGATTCGGTGACAGAGGTCGAAATGGCAACAGCGATGGCTGAAGAAGGTGGTATAGGCATCCTACACAAGAATATGGGTCATGATGAGCAGATACGTCAGGCCTATGAGATTAAGAAGTGGGGTCATAAGTTGGGTGTTGCTCTTAGCCCAACCAAGTACACCGATAGGATGGTTGAGGAACTGGTTGATGCCGGTATCGACGTGTTCGTCCTTGACAGTGCACATGGTCATTCTAAGAACGTGATGGATGCAACTGAGCGACTTAAGAAGCTCACCGATATCCCTGTCATTGTAGGAAACATCGCAACCGCAGAAGCCGCTATAGAACTCTACAATGCTGGTGCTGATGCCCTAAAGGTGGGTATCGGTCCTGGTTCCATTTGTACGACGAGAATCGTAGCGGGTGTGGGTGTCCCCCAAATCACCGCTATTCAGGATGTTGCCAGTGCCAATGGAGGCAAACTCGACATCCCCATCATTGCAGACGGTGGTATCCGGTACAGTGGTGATATCGCTAAAGCTATCATGGCAGGTGCGAGTTGCGTGATGCTAGGTTCCCTCCTTGCAGGACATGATGAAGTCCCCAACTACCAAGGTGTCATCATTGACGGCAAGCGGTATGTCCCTTACCGTGGGATGGGAAGCGAAGGAGCGATGGGTGACGGTTCTGGAGACAGGTACAGTCAAGACGGCTCAGATAAGTTCGTCCCTGAGGGCATCGAGGGTTGCGTCCCTTATAAGGGTGCAGTTGCAGACACTATCTACCAGATGGTCGGCGGTCTAAAGTCAGCAATGGGTTATGTCGGTGCTGCAACGATTGAAGACCTGATTAAGCAGGGCGAAAGTTATTATCACATGGAAGGGTTCGTAGGGGTAAGTCCTAACTCCCTGCGAGAGAACCACCCACACGATGTCCATATCACCAAGGAAGCACCCAACTATGCGATTTGATAAGATGCCAAAAGCGGAGCTGCACCTTCATATCGAAGGCACTCTCGAACCCGAGTTGATGTTCGAACTGGCAGACAGGAACGGGATGAAGATTCCCTACAAGACAGTCGAAGAAGTACGAAGTGCTTATGAATTCGACAGTCTTCAGTCATTTCTAGACATCTACTATGAAGGTGCTAAGGTCCTGAGGACTGAGCAAGACTTCTACGATTTGACTTGGGCATACCTGATGAAGTGCAAAGAGCAAAGAATCGTGCATACTGAAATCTTTTTTGACCCCCAAACGCACACCCACAGGGGCGTGGATTTTGGGACAGTTATTAACGGAATCAGCAACGCACTTCTAGACGCAGAAGCAGAATTCGGAATCACTTCTCTCATATTCATGTGCTTTTTGCGACACCTAACCGAGACATCTGCCTTCGAAACCCTAGAGATGGCAATGCCTTATCAAAACAAGATTTATGGTGTTGGTCTCGACTCTTCAGAGGTTGGCAATCCGCCCTCTCGATTTAAAAAGGTGTTCGCAGAAGCGGCTGAACGTGGATTTGAGGTGGTATGCCATGCAGGAGAAGAAGGACCACCTGAGTACATTTGGGAGGCATTAGAACTAGGTGCTTCTAGAATCGACCACGGTGTCCGTTGCCTTGAATCCTCCACCATAACAAACGAGCTGGTAGATAGGCAAATTCCTCTTACGGTCTGCCCTCTTTCTAACGTCAAACTCAAGGTCTTTGACACCCTCAAGGGTCATAATCTCAAGAAGATGATGGACAGAGGTCTTTTCGTTACGATTAACTCAGATGACCCAGCCTATTTTGGTGGTTATCTCAACGAGAACTATGAGCAGTGCATGAAGGAGCTTAATCTGAGCGAGAACGATATGACCGTCCTCCTCAGCAATTCTTTCTTAGCATCTTATCTTTCCCCACTAGAGAAGGGACGATACATTGAGAAGATTGAAAAATGCATGCACATAGAGAAGGCGGTGTAGTGTGTCCATCTCGGTTGAGAACAGACTTCTGAAGTATGCAAGAATAGCACTCCCGATATCTTCTGAAGTGCCTCGTTCAAAGAAGCATGTGAGTCTCATAACCACCAGAAAAGGAACCATACTGGCACACGGAACGAACCAATTCCGCACACACCCTCTGGCAAAGCAGTATGGTTATCGATATGACGAAGTGCATTCTGAACTGGATGCCCTTTTGAGGCTACCAAAGGGAGCAGATAGGAACGACCTCGTTCTTCTCAACTTCCGATTCAACAGATTTGGAGACATGAGGATTAGCAAGCCGTGCTGTCTTTGTCTCCCTTGGTGTCGGGCAGTGTTCAGTGACATCTTTTACAGCACGGACGAAGGAATTATTAAATTATGATGGAAGCATTGATTAAAATACTACCGCTGATTTCAGCCGTCCTCTACTTCATCGTGGGGGTCAGTTACGGTTTCAAGAGGGAATGGGCATGGTGTCTAGTATGGATTTCTTATTCTCTTTCTAATGTGGGTCTTGTGCTTGCAGCCATGGGGAGCAAATCAGGATGAAAATCGACATTTGGACGGATTCGGGACTCCCTAGTCACCTTGAGGCGATAATAGACACAACCATCAAGTGGTGCGTCAGATATTTTGACTTGAAGAACAAAAAGAAGCTATCCTTCACCGTTAAAGTCAACTCAAGGAAGAACTGCTGGGGTTATTGCCTCCAAGGTGACGAAGACCACTCTTATGAGATTTACGTCGCGGACAACCAGACAATTAGAGACTTCCTAGCCACGTTGACTCACGAGATGGTGCACGTCAAGCAATGGGAAACCGGCTGTTGGGTTGGAGAAGGAGAAAAAGAAGCAGAGAAGCTCCAATACCTGCTTGCTGATGAGATTTGGAAACAAGGACTGATTTAATAAAAAAAATGATAGGCGAGTGTAGCCCAACGGCAGAGGCAGTGGACTTAAAATCCATACAGTGTGGGTTCGAATCCCACCACTCGTATTCTCATGAGGAAAAAGAAATGAATTTATCTAACTGTTTATTGTCTGTAGTAGTAACGTCTGCGTCTGTATTGGCAAATGGGACCGTTAAAATAGACGGATCTTCCACTGCATACCCCATCACTGAGGCAGTTGCAGAAGAGTATGCTGAGGTAGCACCCAAGGTTAGGGTGACAGTGGGTGTGTCTGGTACTGGTGGTGGTTTTAAAAGGCTTATTGCTAATGAGACTGATATTTCCAATGCTTCTCGTCCTATTAAAGAAAAAGAAAGAGAAGCATGCAAAGAAGCAGGGATCGAGTTCCTAGAACTGCCCGTGGCATATGATGGTCTAACCATTGTTGTTAATAAAAAGAACACATGGGTAGACAGTCTAACAATGCACGAATTGAATGCTATCTTCGAAGGTGGTCTAAAGAAATGGTCAGATGTTAGACCAGAATGGCCCGACAGCGATATTAATATCTTCTCTCCAGGCACCGACTCTGGTACTTTTGACTACTTTAAGGAGGTAGTCATCGGCAAGACTGGATCAATGAGATCAGACATGTCTGTTAGCGAGGACGACAACGTATTGGTCAAAGGTGTTGCTGGGAGCACTAATGCTCTTGGATTCTTTGGTTGTGCTTATTACTATGAAAATGCTGACAAGTTGAAGGTTGTCCCCATTGTAAATCCTAAGAATGGCAAGAAAGTCATCCCTTCAAGAAAGAATATCGAGTCTGGTGCTTATTACCCTTTCAGTAGGCCTTTGTTCATATACGTCAACAAGGCATCTATGAGGAAGCAGTCAGTCAGATCATTCGTAATATTTTATCTAGATAAGTGTCCCAAGCTATCTGTTGAAGTGGGTTATGTGCAACTACCTCCCGAAAAGATGAAAGAGGTTAAGGCGAAGGTCAGAAAAAAGGATAAAAAATGAAGAAAAAAAGAAATAAAATCGTCCTTGAAATCACATTAGAGAGTGAAGCAGCCGTTAGTGAATTTAAAAGTAACCACAATGACACGATGGACCTATGCCCAATTGAAGAAATGACAATGATAGCCGGACAGTTGAGACTGCCTTGGATGTGCAAAGGAATAAAAAAAGTAAAATGGAAAGAAAAAAGCGAAGATAGGTCTTACGAATATGACGTGTACCGCTTGCAATATGACTACAGTGACGTTGGACAAAAATAAAAAGAACATTTTTTGATATATTCAAACCGCATTCCCAGTATTGGAAATAAAAGCCGTCACAATGATAATGAAAGCCGTGTCAAGTCGACGTATACCCCCCTCCCATATCGTATAAATACACCGTGAGTTGCCATTTTGGGACTCATATCAAACAAACGTGTCTTGCTTTTATAAGGAGAAACAGTTATGGACATGTACAATTTATCTTTCCCTCGTGACTTTGGTATCGGATTTGATGATGTATTCACTAGGATGCATCGTCTAATGTCATCTGAGGAAAATAACAACAACGTTACAAAATTTCCACCATACAACATCATCAACGAATCTGATACCGAAAGTATCGTTGAGATGGCTGTTGCCGGGTTCTCATCTGATGAACTCGACATTACGGTAGAAAATAATGTGCTCAAAATTGTCGGTAAGAGAGATGTTAAGCTGGATGATGCAAAGTACCAGCATAAGGGCATCGCATACCGCAATTTTGAGCGTAATTTTGCTTTAAGTGATTATATTGAGGTCAATGGAGCCAGTTGTGCCGAGGGAATTCTTAGAGTCTACCTAGAAAAGGTAGTCCCAGAGGATATGAAGCCCCGTAAGATTAACATTGTTAATGATAGACAACTACTGGTAGAGGACCAAAAACATCAGAACGTGCCCTATGATAATCAGGGTTCAATTGATGTTCCTTACGACCCCAGTAAATAATCGACTTAATCTCTTCCTTTAAAAAGTAACACCCAGTATGCTCTTAATAAGGCTGCTGGGTGTTGCTGTATTTGCTACCAGACTGCCAATTGATTCAACGGCTGCTCGTAGGCCCGTTATTATTTTAATGGAAGAAAAAAAAAGAAAAAAGAAAACAGACGGTCTATACACACCTTTGGAGTATGGATGTATATCTGTGTGTCTCCAAAAAGAAAATAGGGGGGGGGATATTTCGGACAAAATAGGTATATGGTCGGGGAAAGGGGGGAAGGTAACCGTTTTTATTGTGCAAACACCCTTCCCGATATCAGGAAGGGCATATATGGGGGGGGATATCGCGGCTGAGAAATATATATGGTCGGGAAAAAGGGGGAGAGGGGACTCTCTTATAAATACTGTGTACGTTTTTTTTTATGAAATGTGTTCTTTTTTACAAGTAGAGGATAATAAACTATGGTTGACATTCAAAAACAGCTTTACATGAACAACATTAGGGGTGCCAACAATAATGCCCAACCTGTTGACGGTGAGAAGACACCTCCACCACCACCAGAGGTAGTACCCGTTGCTACACCACCCGAAGCATCTACAGATGGTAGCATCCCTCCCGCAGGTGATGTAACTACTGCAGATGGCAATATAGTACAGGACGTTACGCAAGGCACAGATGACCCTGCTCCACAGAGTCCTTTCTTGGATGCTGTGATGAGAGAGCTGTCTAAGCACTCAGGTTTGGACACTACTCCAATTGTTGAGCCACCTGCTTCAGAAACTGACTGAATTTATAAATACTGTAGACCAAATAAAGGTATATAATACGAAAATGAACGCAAATCATTCGAACGATAATGCAAATAATAGAAAAGACGGTGCAGTTCCTGCCTCACATTTCAGGACTGCACCGTCTTTTCGTATGAATTTTTCTTACGGTCCGAGCAAGATAGGCAGTGCGCCAGTCGTTATGCCATTCATGCAAGGTGGGGGTGTATCAGACCTCCACTAAGGAACTTCGCTACCTTTGGACCGTCATTCATAGTAGGCAACCCTCTGAGTATTTCAGGGGGTTGTCTTTTTTTATATATAAGAGGTAGCACTGTCCGTGTATATGGATATTTTTCCGAAAAATTCGGCCTCAGAGCGAAAGAGAGACGATGAAATCATTTAAACAATACATCAAAGAAGAACCGATGGGTATGAAAGGACTATTCGAAACACCTACCGGTGACGTGCTAATCGCAGAAGAACTGCAAACGAAAGAAATCGACCCCAAGGAATTCCCAAAATCAATGAATTCTAGACTAGCAGCAATATATGCTAGAAAAGGTGAGATGGATGGGAAGCACTCAGACGATGTGGTGAAGACCAAAAAAGCAACTTGGGCGGCTAGAAAGTTAAAACCCTCACAGTCTGCTATCTACCTCGGCAAAGCACTGGGTATGGCAGTCGGTGGTGTGAAGGGTGGGGACTTGGGTTCGATCGTTTCTAGCGATAACCACATCCTCGACGGACATCACAGATGGGCAGCCACAATGCTCTCAGAACCCACCGCGAAAATAATGGGCATATCAGCAGATTTAGGAATTGGTGACCTAGTTCCCGTATTGCGTTCCCTAGGAGATGCTTACGGTAATCAGAGAAGAGGTGAACCAACTGGTGGTGATGTCAACATCTACAGGGCAAAAATGAAAGATGCTATGGATGCCCTAATGAACGGCACTAATATGAACCCCAAATTCTACGATAGAGAGAAATCCATCGCTTGGTTAGAGTCAATTGGTGGTGAAGAAGAACTAGCAAACAGACTATCCGCACTACAGGATAGGACCCCACCCAGAGGTGCACCACCTAGAATAGAGATGCCCGTCATTGATGCAGATAAAGGTCAAGAGAAAAAAGCGGCTAATGCATTGAAGCAAGGGCAACTAGATGTTAGAGCACCTTACGCATGAAAACATTCTCCCAATACATTTCGTTCATTTCAGAAGACAGCAATTTCAATATAGCTGTCGATGAGATAAAATATGGGTCTCCTACTGAAGAACAGAGAGAGAGGATGAATAGACCTCTGAATTATTTCTCTTCCGACGTTTTAGACTTGATAACTATGGGTGGTCCACCCAGCAATAGTAGCGATCTTACCCAGAAAGAGATATTTTATCTTCTGAAACTGATTGATAATAGGACCGAGGAGGATGCTGAGAAGTTTAATAAATATGATGAACACTTCTCCCCCTACTTCATCAATTATGCCAAGGATAACGACTTGGAATTCGATGAAGAAGAGATTAGAGACATAAGAAGAGAGGCTGCCAACGTTATGCTCATTTCTAAGTTCCATTTCAACAGACCCAGACCACACCAGTTGGGTGTAGTGCTAGGAACAGAGATTAGAAGCATGAATACGGAGTCTGGACACACACCAGCATACCCGAGTGGACATGCAGCCCAATCCAGACTCATTGCATTGGTGTTATCAGACAAAAACCCTGACCACCAAGAGCAGTTAATGAAACTAGCAGATGATATAGCACTATCTAGGGAACTAGGTGGTGTACACTACCCCTCGGACAATGACTTCGGCAAGAAGGTCGGAGACATGTTATATAGCAACCTGATGAGAGAAGAATATCCAATGTCTATGGATGGAGACGACTAATGAATAAATTTAAACGTTTGATACTAGAGAGCAAACCCACTTTGAACTCTAGTGCTGATAGTGGTTCCGCCGCAATATTGACTCCAACCACCGTCAGTTCCGGCAAAATCGCTTTCTACCCCAATCCAGTCGGTATATGGAATTCCCTCCTAACCAGAGACATCAGAGGTATAGTTAAACCTGCATCTAAGAAAGATGCAGTTAGGAACCTTAAGTCTCTAATCGGTCAGGCTAGAGCAGAAGAACTATATAAAGACTTCGAAGATTACACCAGTCTACTTTTCAATAAGAGAGAAGCAGGTCTCGCTGCGACGATATATGATGCAGAGGCTACCTTAGAGAAAAGCAAAAATACTAAACCTTTCACCGAGTTTGAGTTGACCGGTGACATCTTACTTTCTATGCTGCACGGTACTGATATTGGATTCAGATCAGATGACGATGGTGATGAGGGAGAAGATGAGAAAGAAGAAGATAAGCCCTACACACAGGACCCAAAAGATCCTCTCCGATTTACTGATCCCGCTGGAAACGACTACTACGATTTAGATGGAGACGGTGTTCCAGATATGATTTGGAACGGGACAGAATGGGTTCCTCTACCAGATGGTGGTGGTTTTTGGGATGAAGACCCATCAGACGAAGGTGAAGACGAGGATGAAGACCCATCAGACGAAGGTGAAGACGAGGATGAAGACGAGGACGAGGATGAAGAAGATGAGGATGAGGATGAAGAAGATAAAGAAGAGCGGAAAGACGTATGGCCCGAAGAATGGCCTGGTGGTTGGGATAACGTGCCCGATGATTTGAAACCAATCCTAATCAAACCATATATGGACGATGATGGCAAATTCACTGACCCAGAAAATCCACCTCCGATTCTAGAAGATGACGATACGCAGGATGTACCTGGAAGTGGAACTCCAATTTGGAATCCAGAACTGAAAGAATGGGGGTGGTACGAAGTACCACCGGGTAAATGGTTTCCGTGTGAACCCGAGGACTTCGGTCTTAATCCAGACCACCCATACCACCCAGACTACGATGATACTAGGGCAGCATCAGGACAGGGTGATGACAACCTTCCCGACGACCTTCCGGACTTCCCCGAAGAGGATATGTATCAGAATATTCAGGATGATGGAACCTGGACTTCCGGTGGTTATACCTGGCAGGTAGGAGAAAATGGCGAATTGATGGTTCTAATCGATGGTAGATGGATAGTCAGAGCAGATAAACTAGACACTGACCCTGATGAAGAAGGTGATGATGTTCCACCTTTAGATGACAATTTAATTCATCCCGGTTATTTTGACCAAATTATTCCAGGTGCTGGTGAACCCGGTTATTATAGTGATTCCACTCCTGATGACATTGCTGATATTCTATATCATATCATCGACAAGTATAATAAAGAGCAGCAACAACACTATCCGGATATTCACCAAAGGATACCAGGCGAGAACGAGCAGAAGCCTGCTTGGTTGGAAGACCCAATCCAACACCCTAATTATCAAAAACCAGGACGTCGTCCTGGTCGTATGAGAAAACCAGACTTCCAGATGGGGGGAGCGAAGAATATAGGTTTAGACGGCATTATAAAGATGTTGCCGAATATGGACCCACCACTAGCAAGGATGGTCAGGAATATACTTTCTGCGATGGAACAAATGGGACAGATGCGTGATGGAGACACTACAGGGGATAAACCAAAGCCTTGTGCTTTCCCTCCTTGTGCGGGAGACCCTCAACGTCCCGGAGACGACCCTAAAGACCAGATAGATTACACCGACGATTTTCCTATTGATGATGACGACGACGGGGATGACGACGACGGGGATGATGAAGGAGAGACTGTAGGAGATGAACCAATACCATGTGCTTTCCCTCCTTGTGAGACTCGTCCTGAGGATGACCCGACAGACCAGATAGACAGTGAAGATGATTTCCCTATCGATGACGATGATGACGATGATGACGATGATGATGATGGTTTAAACGACTACTCAGGTCCGGCATCTATCTCTAATATACCATCATATGTCAAACCTAAACTGCCTAATCTGCAATGGAATAACTTCACAGATGATAACGGTGAGGTTGAAGACCCATATTTATGGCAAAGACCGGTGGGTGTCAGTGGAGGCTCCGTTAATTCTCCTGCCTTAGATTATTATAGCCCCTTCATTGATAAGATGGGATGGGTCAACGAATCTTTCAATAGAAGACTGAATGAGAGAGTAAGCAGAGAAGATATGGACCACGGAAAGTCTTCTAAACTTGCTAAGGGTTGGGTGCATCCTTCAGGCAAGATATATGTTTGGAAAAATTTGAAACCATATCATGTACAATATATTGCCACCAAACCTGGTAAATTTGGACTCAAAGAAGACGATATTTATAACCATTTGCTACAAAGATACACAGAGTATGGTGTCAACCAACCTCAAAATAGTGCTATGTCAGATGTCGAAAAATTAAAAGATGGAACCGTTGACATCGATAGAAAAGTAGAGTTAATGGCGATTAAAAAGGGCTGGTGCAGATTTGTACTCGACGACGGTTGGGGAAGCCTTAGGGGTATGAAGAACAAAGATATGCATAAATGTGCCAAGATCCTGTTTAGCAAGATGGAAAGTAAGTTTACCAGAAGTTTCGGACTAGAGTTAAACAAGATAGATTCCAAGCTTGGAGATTATGACTATAGAAAACATACAACTCTTGGTTTTGATATGTTCAGGGAATGGATAGGTGGAAGACAACCAGACCCTGCAAGTGTTAAAGTTAGAAAGCATACCGAGATAGGCAAAACTATGAAGATGTTTAGAGGTCATGACTATGATGAACCAGTTAAAATATACAGCGATTGGCAACCACCTTCGTTCAAAGATTGGTTGAAAGAATCCGTGGAAATGGAAGACGGAAAGTATATTACTGTGAAGCAATTTAACTCTGAGGATGCAGCTATGGCATCTATAGAGAATGCAGAAGGTCTTATTGACCACATGAAGATTATGGATTCTGTGTATGCTATGGTGTTCGATAATGAAGACCACAAAGAGAAGTTCGTGAAAGATTATGAATTTAATCTTATGGGGGAATCAACCATATATGATTCCAACTCAATTAGTGAGAAGAGCAGTAGAGCAGAAATAGAGGGTGCTATGGAATGGTGGCATGGTGAAATCCTTGCTTCCAGTAAGAGAGAAAGAGCAGCCATGGGATATAGTAGACCCGAGAACATCAGGGAACTGATTAGAAGACCTATTCCTATGCTCAAATATCATATCAAGATGTATAATGCTTACCTAGACGAATATGGTCCTTTCGATGAAGTCCCGTCCAGACTAGAAGAGGGATGTGGGTGTGGTTGTGAAGAATGCAAAGGTTCTGAATTAGAAGAGGCAGAGTACAAAGGCAAAAAGGTCACATTAAATAAACCTTTTAGAACACCAGGCGAATCTAAGAAATTCGCAGTTTATGCCAAGAATGAAAAAGGAACTGTTGTTATTGTGAGGTTCGGGGACCCTAATATGGAGATAAAAAGGGATGACCCAAAAAGGTTAAAGGCATACCGATCTAGAATGGGGTGCGATACCGATCCGGGACCTAAATGGAAAGCAAACTATTGGTCTTGCTATCAATGGAGAGCAGGAGCAAAGGTAGACGATTGAGGCAGAAATGAAATCTAAAAAAAATAAATAATCTGGAGATAATAATATGAAATCATTTAAACAGTTTACTTGCCTGACGGAGGCGACTAAGGACGAGAAATCTTTTGTCTCCTATTTGAGAACTAATGTATTCAATAACGATAAAAAATTCGTGGCAAGAAGCAGAAATGGTTATCATGTTAGATTTCCCATAGACGGCAGTGATAGTAAAATCGCCTCGTTCTGGAAGAAACACGGCATCCTATGCGTACACGATCCAGAGATGGATATAAGCGGTTCATTCAAAGAATATCTCCTAACTGCCACGGACAAAATGCCCGGTTCTGATGGAAGTTTGACTGGTAAGACACTATGGTATGTCAACAACAGCAGAAAGGCTGCCAGCGGTGGAGAATTGATATTCGGTAATAAAGAGCTGACACCCGACAAAGTTGGTCTTGATGGAAAGACATTGGCATTGAGAGGAATCAAGACAACAATTAAGAAATTTACTGATGGTCTTGACAAAAGGATAGGCAACTATCTGTTCTCACTGGTAGACCTAGCAGGTAAGACCAGAGGAGAAGAGTCTAAAATCGATTTCGACATTGGTTTAAAACCAGCAGATCTGAAGGTAGTATCTAAAGACTTCGGTGAAACCATAGCAGCAGCCTGGGCACTCAAGTCCAATATAGTAGATGCTAGCAAGATTTACTTCCCAGCAGCGGGCAACGAACCATTAGTCGACTTTTATGCAGTACCTAAGGGCGGTGGGATGGTGGGTTATTCTGTCAAGTCTGGTGCTGGTGCTGGAACTAGCATTAAGAACATTGCGGAAGACTTGGAAAGTAAGGCAGCAGACCCTAAATGGATGAAGTCCTTCAGCAGCACTGAGCAGAGTGTAATTAGACTTGTGGGTCACCTACACAAGACTTCTGCTACCCAAGGTGTCATTGATGCAAATATCGCTATGGGGACACCAGGCATCAAAGCACTAGCAGATGCTATGGGTGTAAGAAGACCTCAAAGGAAATCCTTGGGTGCAATCACTCCAGACCAGATAAATCTCTGGTTACAATCTATTGGTACACTAGAAAAAAGATACGAGGCTGCTAAGAAGCTTTATAAAATCTTCGGCAGTGAGACCACTTGGGCGATTTGGAAAAGGATAGGCAGGTCTAACTCTCAGGCAGCAGCGATTATTAATCCCCTAGGGTATCATGTTGTCTCACACCTTAATAAGGCAGGTCAAGACACGCTGAACAAGGCTGTTAAGAAGTTGCAAGTCCTTCAGCTAGATGTAAATGTAACCAGCACCAAACTTACATTCGGTGTTAAGTCCTTCAAAGATATGGATTTTGAATTCGAATATCACTCTTCAATAAGTGGTGGTACTAGTGTAAGTAACAAACTAGGATTTAAGAAGAAAAGATAATGAAATCATTCGAGCAGTACATAGCAGAAGCAAAGAGGTGGACACTTGATAAACTTCAAGTCGGTGATATAGTTACCTATAAAGATGGTTCGCAAGCAGAGGTGATGACCCATGAGACCAGTAAGAATAATTCTAACTATTTCGACATTCGTATGAAGGACATAAAGACAGGATACGAATTCGCACATCAAAATAAAAAGCCGGGAAGAACTACTGGAAGTTCAACAATAACCAAAGTGGTTCGCAATGGTGAAGTATCATCCAGATTAGAAGAGGCAAGAAGATTTACACCATCTGGTACATTCCAATTTCCTAGTGCAAACCAGGCAAAAGATTTCATGAGTGATATTTCAAGAGAAGGAAGAGGGAATATCCAAACTCAGCACAGATTTGAACAAGGTTACGGCAGGAAGAATATAATCGATGTAAAATGGTCAGGCACTATGGATAGAGTAGTATATGACGTTCTTAGAAAATATAATGGTCGTGCATGGACTCAAGGGTAGGACCTTAATGAAATCATTCAAGCAATTCATATCAGAGACATACAAAGACTCAGGCATTGGTAAATGGATGAGTCAATCAGCAGGTGGTTCACCTGGTTGGGATAGATATGGTCTAGACGGTAAGAAAATTGGTAAATGTGGTGATGCCAAAGAGGGTGAGGCATATGCTGCCTGCTTGTCTCCTGCCAAGGCTAAGAAGTTGGGCAAGAAGGGGATAGCATCTTTTGTGAGAAGAAAGAGGGATGCACAGAAGAAGTCAGGTGATTCTGCCAAAGGCGGAGAAGAGAAAAAAGGTCAGAGTCCGACATATGTAAAGACTGAAGACTGGTCCGAAAAATACAAAAGAAGCATAGACTGTAATAATCCGAAAGGTTTTTCTCAGAAAGCCCATTGTGCCGGTAGGAAAAAGAAGAAAAACAACGAAGCAGTCAAGACCAGAATCGATACTGATCTAGAAGTGTTGGTGGTGCAAAACAAAGATGGTGAACCTAATACCTACTCTTCAATGGAGGATGCCAAGAAGACTGCTAAGAAGATTCAGGGCAAAGTTATTAGAGGAGTGGACGGAGAGATTATGGTTCAGGTCTTAATAGACCCCAGCATCAGAAAGCATTTGGATGAGAACAGCAAAAATCCGGGCAAAGAATATTATGAGAGAATGGCAGATAAGTTGAGAAAGGCTGGATATGACCTGAGGAAGCCTATTAATAGAAAGAAGGCATGGGATGTCATAGGCAGTATGGCAGTAAGCAGACTAGCCGATAAGGGATATATTGATATCGAAGGTGGTGAGGGTAGGCAAAAGAGAGAATCTGTTTCTGAGTCTGAGAACGAACCAACAAATCCGTCTCTGTGGAAGAAAGCATTATCTAAGGCTAAATCTAAGTTCGATGTCTATCCTTCAGCATATGCTAGTGCTTGGGCATCCAAGTGGTATAAAGAACAAGGTGGAGGTTGGAGGAAGAAATGAAATCATTTAGCGAGTACATATCGGAAAGATTGAAGATTAACTACCGAAAAGGCAGGAAGTTGGTTGCTACAAAAGGGAGCAAAGAGGGGGAAACCGGCACTGTAGTGTCGATGGGTCCAAACGCTTCTTTTGTGAGCATAAAGTTAGATAAGAACGATCAGATAATCCAGCAGAATCCTAAATATTGGGAAGTTATGAAATGAAGTCTTACAAAGAATTTGTTACTGAAGGTAAAAATACCCATATGGAGCATCTTGAAGACGAGATGTGGAACGGTGGTTCCGTTGGTGTAAAAAATGCTCTCAACTTTGCCAGAGGTGTAGCCGAGATGCTGTCTGGAAGCAGTAGTTCATCAGTTAATATAACAACCAAGTGGGATGGTGCACCCGCAATAATATGCGGCATAAATCCAGAGAATAAAAAATTCTTCGTGGGTACTAAGAGTGTATTCAACAAGGCAACACCAAAAATCAACTACACTAATTCGGACATAGATAAAAACCACAGTGGGGACTTGGCAAACAAACTGAAGACAGCATTAAAGCATCTATCCAAGTTAGGCATTAAAAATGTCATACAGGGAGATTTTATGTTCTCTTCTTCAGACTTAGGCAGTATGAAGGTGGATGGAGAGTCTCATATTACATTCACACCCAACACTATCACCTATGCAGTAAAAGATGGCGGTCCAATAGCAAAAGAAATTAAAAATGCTAAGATAGGGATAGTGTTTCATACCGAGTATAAAGGTAGAAAGATGTCAGAGATGACAGCATCTTTCAACCCTAATATTAAGAGATTAAGCAAGAACAAGAACGTATGGTTTAGAGATGCAGATTATAAAGATGAGAGTGGTTCATCTACACTTACGAGTTCTGAACTCAGCTCCATAATGAAAGACATTAAATCTGCGGAGAGTAATATGTCTTCTAAAGTCTCTAAGATAATAGATGAGGTTATGTCCAACAGGAACATAATATCGCATATAAAAACATATACCAACTCTCAGATTAGGGGAGGTTCTTCCAAGGTAGACACTAAAGGTGTGGTGGGTCACATAAAAAACAAATTCCAAGATGCTATCTCCAAACTCAAGACTGATTCTGGTAAAGAGAGGAAGAAGGCGGCTATGGATGAACTGGTTAAATACCTAGAGTCCATAAAGACGGAACTGGATTCAGCATTCGTACTTTATGGTCTGATTAGCGATATGAAGATAAAACTAATCAGGAAGTTAGAGAAAATAAAAGGCATCGGAACCTTTGTAAGGACCGATGACGGTTTCAAGGCAACCGCTCCTGAAGGATTTGTAGCAGTAGACAAGATTTCAAGCAGAGCACTGAAGCTGGTAGATAGATTAGAGTTTAGCAGGTCTAACTTCACTGTGGCGAAGAACTGGGTTAGCGGCTAGTTATAAATAATATATTGCTAGGAGACAACAATGCCAACATTAAATTTGACAACACACTTTACGGTTACAATGGATGATGATGATAACCACATCATCTCCGGTGGAAGCACCAGTGCAGCAGATTCAATTACCGTAAACTACTATTATGATAAAAGATTCGAGATTGCCAACGGTGCTACCGCAGAAGTATTCAATGATGAACTTCTGGCAGATCCTCAGTTCTTATATCTAGAATCCAATGCCAGTCCAGTAGAAATTCAACTTATGTGTAGTCAGGCGGGAACGACCAGTGGTGAAAACATAGAAAATGCTTTTTGTCACACCCTAAAGGCAGGTATACCATACATTTTGGCATCTACTTCTTGTAGACATCAAGGAGACATGGGTGCTTCTGGAGAGTCAGCAGGTATTGTTAAATATCTTGGCGAGGTAGATGACTGGGTTAACCAGTGGGGCACTGGTGGCACACTAGACAGGATAGAGGTTTATAACCCATCAGGGGGAACCGCAAAGGTTAGAGTTTTCACAGCTAAATAAAAATATCATTTTAAGGAGATAAAGAAATGGCTTCAAAGTTTTGGATAGCACACAACGAAGATGCAAGGGCTGCTCAGAATAGAGCATCATATGTCGCTGAGAACGGCGGTCAGTGGGTGAATCGTGGTGGTACACGAGGATGGCATCACACAAGTGGTGAACCAAAGGCTGCACCTGTTGCCAAAGAGGCAAAGGTCAAAAAAGCATTTAAGTTTAATAAAAAGAAATAATATTTATCTAAAAGGAGATTGATATGGACTCGATTTTAGGAACAATTTGGTTTTCGGTAATAGTTTTTGTGGCAGGTGCTTTAGTCGGTACACCACTTTGGAATTGGGCTAAGGGTTACCTACCTTGGAACAAGTGATATTTTGAATAGATACACCCTTCCAACCAAGTCTAGGTTAAATGAGCAGGACGGTAAGGGGATAGTATTTACCTTTGGTAGATTCAATCCTCCACATACTGGTCATGAGTTGCTAATTAATAAAGTTATGCAGGTATCCAAGAGAAAAGGGTATGATCATGGCATTTATGTTAGCACATCTCAGGGAGACGAGAGGAACCCAATACCATACGACGAGAAGGTTAGACTCCTAAGAGCAGCATTCAAGAAGAGTAATGTCGCGAAGGATAAAACCTTGAAGAATCCATTCTATGTCGCCAAAGAACTTAGCGACAAAGGATATAAGAATGTGATATTAGTGGTTGGTGGAGATAGGGTCAAAGAATTAGAAAGAAGCATGAAAAAATATGTGAACCACAGCGACCCCAATAAATCTTGGAACTTCGACTCATTTGAGGTGGTCAGTGCTGGCAGAAGAGATGCAGACGCAGATGATGTGAGCGGTATGTCTGCTTCTAAGATGAGAAAGTCGGCTACTTCTGGAGACTTTGACACTTTCAAAAGAGGTGCACCCTCCGGAATGAAATCTAGGGACGTAAAGAAGATGTATACCTCAATTAGAAAGACGTCTGGAATTAAAGAAGAAATTCAATCATTATTCGATGCCCTCAATCTTCTAGAAACTAGTAGGGATGACATAATGTCATTGGGTGAAGATACTTTGTCGGTAGAGGCCTTTAATTTCTTGCTAGAGCAGGACGAAGAGGATGACTCTCCTCAAGATACCCCCACTCTTGTGGTGCTATCTAAATTCGAAGAATCAGATGAATACAGCGACACTGTAAGCAAAATAGATAAAGCATGTGACTCTTTGGACATATCATTCTTCGCTGTGTCTGTGGATGATGCCTTCATAGTAGATGAGGAAGTCTCAGACGATGAGCTTATAATCCATAACTACGACGGAGAGAACAATAAGATAACTCTGAACACAGACAACACAGTCTGCTGGCCTAGAGGTGGGGTAATGTCTCACCAATCTGGGATGGGTCTTCTTAGCACACTACAAGACTCTGGAGTTTTCTGTGTCAATAAGTTAAGCACGATGGAATTATGCAGGAACAAATTTGCTACCTCTACAATGTTAGACAGGAACAACATACCATCCCCAAGGACCGCACTGGTCACCAACGAAGATGCTGTGGATATTGCACTAGAGAATATAGGTGGAGAGTTCCCAGTGGTCATCAAGACCATCACTGGTGCTGAAGGAATAGGGGTATCCATTGTTGAGTCATATAAATCTCTTAAGAGTGTTTTACAGTCTCTATGGAAATTCGATGCTGAAGTAATCATACAAGAATATATGGAAATAGAGTATGATGTCAGGACCATAGTACTAGATGGAAAAATCATAGCATGTATGAAGAGGTTGAAGGGGGATGGAGATTTCAGAACAAATAAGGCACTTGGAAATGAAACCGAACCGTATGATTTATCGGAAGAAGAAAAATCATTAGTACTAAAGACTGCCAAATTAGTGGGTGGTTTTCTATCAGGTGTAGACCATGTTACTGTCGATGGAGAGCATATGGTGCTAGAGGTGAATACATCGCCGGGTAGCGGTGCTCAGAAGTACACAATGTATGATGAAGAAGGGGAACCATACATAGGTGTCGGACAAGATATAGTGAATGTGGTAGTAGGACACATAACGGATAAAAACAACTGGGTTTATTCTACCAAAGAGATAGGTGAACTTGAGAAAATATATATCTATGGTGTTGGAGAACTCATATCTAAAGCCGATACTGGCAATGGAAGTTACAATTCACTTCATGCCGAAGAAATAACAATAGAAGACGATGTAGTAAGCTTCTTCACCGAGAATGATACAGAGATGGTTCTACCTCTAATCGATATGGTAACCATCAATATGGGGGGCGATACTGAAGAAAGACCAGTAGTCCCTCTAGACTTCAAGATGGGGGACAAGGAATATAAGTCTATACCCTTCTCTCTAACAGATAGAGACGATATGGACTACCCCGTGTTACTGGGAAAAGAATTCTTACAAAAGGCTAGGTTCTCGGTTAACGTATCTAAGAAGTATGAACTGACAGAAGAACCGTTTTGCGACTGGTTTGCATGGCAGAAAAGAAACTTAAGCCCTTAGAGATATAAATAATTTCAGAACCTTTCCTCAAAGAGAACAGATATGGAGAAGAAAATGAAAACTTTCAATGAACTAAAAGAATCGATAGCGGCTGTAGTGCCTAGAGCATATCATGCCATGACAGCAGTGCCTCAAGAGACAGACAAGAATTTCTCTGACACTAGAGACCCCGAGATAGTAGATAGGATTAATGTTGCACTATCGCACATCAATAAACTGCCTACCTCGGACCCTCGTTCTAGAATTAACGAGATTAAGGTGATTTTGAGTCACGCGGGTATAGATTTCGACCATACTAGTGTGCAGTTCCAAGAAGGTGTACCAATGGCAGTGCCAGTGAAGAAATTCGGCGGTCGCATCGGAATGACACCAGAAGACGGATACATCAACGACGATGGCTTTGGTGGGATGCCCCACCAGCTTACCTTTAACTGGTCCAAGAGCAGTGGTTCTTGGATGCTGAATTCGGAGCTCTCGAGAGCGAATATGATGTGATAACGTGAGACTTTTAATTATGAAGAAAAATATTGGTTTGAATTCAAACAACTATATGATGTATGCTATGAAGCACTACGAGAATCCTCAGTGTTTAGACATAGAAGAATTCTATAGTGATTTGAGCAGGATAAAGTACCTAAAGAGGCTGTTGAGAAGGTATACTGCTACTGGAGAACTGAAGGAAAGGTTGATATTAAACCACATTATAGTTCTTTACAATGTGTTCGGTATTGTACCAGCAACCAGACTGTTATTCTTCAGGATGGGGGATGAATTCCACTCCGTTCTAAAGACCTTCCTAGTTTACCTAAGTGTTTTCCCCGAAGGCGATAATGAGATAGAGATTTTAGAGGCCGACTTATTGTCGATACCGTTAGATAAAGGAATCACTGAGATACTCAGGAAGATATAAAAATGGCAGGAGCATTCGACATATTTGTGGCATATAAGTTTATTAGGATACTAACCACTCCTTATAAGAAGACTGATGCTTATAAATTGGGAATCATTGACGATAAGGGCAACCTACTCAAGAAGAGGAAAGAACTGAATACTGGTGCTGAGAAGAAAGCATACACTATCATCCATACGTTAGTCTGGAACTTGAAAAGGCTGCTAGACAAAATACCGGCTACTAAGACTAGACTGGGTTCATTCGCCGTAGCACTATGGTTATTGAAAGAGAAATTGAAGGATGGTATTAAAGAATCAGTCTTAGAAGAGTGTTTCCTATCTAGTGTGGGGATAGAAGACCTAAAAGAATCAAAAGAATATCAGAAGACATTAGAGGCAGGACTTTTCATATCCAAGGACAGTCTGCCAATAATGTATGATTTTATAAATACCAGAGATAACATAGTGCTTGAGGAATCTAAGCCGGTCGGTTTCATGTTGAATCAACCAATATATGCAGGTTCCCATGCCCTAACAGGTAGAAAGGTTTATTTTTCCTATGAAGACGTTTTCAGAATTAGTAAATAGTTTACAAGAAGAGAAATCAAACCTCATAGAGTCCAAAATCTCTGCGGTTGACAGTAGTATCCTCACACCTACCTCCACCAAGGCGGATGCAGTCGCATTGACTGCTAATCCTCTAGGAATATTCGGTGGATTGGTAACTAGAGACGGAAGACTCACCAAACCCATGAATAAGAGAGACCTAACAAGGTCAATCTGGTCACAGAATGCACAGGCTGCTGCCGAGAGTTTTTATGATAACCTAGATGACTATTGGTCAGATATGCTTTATTCAAGGAATTCAGCTGCATATGACCAGACAATATATGATGCTAAGCAGACAATCAATAAGTCTAGACAAAGCAGACCATACACCGAACTGGAATATAAGGGTGAGGTAGAAGACCTAGACAACCCTTATAACAGAGGGCAGAGGGCAGGAAATGTAGACGACCTAGAAGGTAGTAGTCAATTCCACCAGTTGCCTAGAGAGATGCCTTATCAGCCTTCTGGTCCCATGCATTACTATCCCCAAAGACCACCGGTAGATGACCCCGGTCTGTTTCCAGATGACCCTTATGACTCATACCCACCAGGTATAGAGACTGACCAGTTCAGCCCTATGCAGTTCCCTAACCCAATGAATAGGCGAGAGACTGACCCAATGCAGCCGAACATACCACCGGTTGTTTTACCACCTTCATTGCAACCACCTATTGGAATGCCTGGTAACCCTAATCAGGGTCCACCTCAGCTTAAGCCTATGAATAGGAGAGAGACATACCCTGGTCCTTATAATAAGTCTACTAGAAGTTCTAGAAGACAAGAACTACTCAATCCTATGAACAGACGACAGACCTATCCGCCTGTTCAGGATATTAAACCAATCAAATTCCCTGATGACGTCATACCTGGACAGCAGTTGGATAAACCAGTTTCTGTTCCAGCTCCACAAGATAACCCATATCAATATTTCTTAGACCCGAGAAGTCCAGAGAATATGAAACCTTATGGACACCCGAGACCTCACGTGGACCCCGACGTAGACCCCGACACACCTGGTCATCAGGTACCTGGTCTACCTCAATGGTTAACACCACCAGAAGGACCGAGTCATCAGCAAAAGGTAGACAAACTTCAGCAACTTATTGATATATTGCGCCGAGATGGAGAACCAGAGGATGTGCAAAGAGACATCGGGTATCCACCTTTAATGACTCCAGGCAATGTAGAGGGTTTACCTTCATATGTCGATGGTGAACCAACTGGTGTGCCTCAACCCCGTCATCCCTACAATAAACTCATACCGGGTAATCTAGATGGTTCTCCACTTCATCCCGAAGACTTAGAACCCGGCGGACCTCTGGATAAGTGGTGGCACAATAAATTCCGACAAGATAGGCAACAAGTTCAGCAGCAACAGTTGCAAGACTTGCAGCAAGAATTAATACCATTGCTTCAGCAAAATCCTGAATTGTACCAACCTTGGATGATGCAGGGTTTCGATGATCGATCTCAAGCTGGTTTCGATGATAACAGAGCACCAGATGACCAGTTTAAACCTCAACTACCGAAGTGGACAGACCCACCGATGGGACCAGAGAAACCAAAGGGTCCTGGAAGACTTCCTTTGTCTCCTTCAATTCTACCCAGAGATGATTCTGGAAATCCTCAAGGACCACGTGATTTTGATCATGGTCTGCGTGACCCGATGGATAATGACCCGACCCTACCCCCTGTCACACCTCAGGATAAGTTAGACTGGTTGGATTACCTCGAAGATTTCTACGATTATTATGGTAAACCTCCTAGAAACCAGAGGTCACAAGACGGAAGAGGCGACATTAATCAACCAATTAATTGGTATGATTTGCAGGACCCATCTGAAGTACCAGACGGTGTGATGGTAGACAAACCAAATGTTTCCGTTCCTGGCATACAACCAGCAGACCCTCCAGTACCAGTACCTGGTCCATTCGTTCAACAGGACGGTGGTGGAGATGAGGATGACGGTGGTGACGAAGATCCCATCAGCATTACACCAAGTCTATACCCATATAGACCTAGACCACAACCTGGACCAGTCATAGACACTGACGACGATGAAGAAGGTGGTGACGATGATGACGATACCGGTGAAGGTGATAGCAGCAGCGAGTTTGATACCGGTGCTTACACCAAGGAACCATACAGACCTAAGGCAGACCTTCAGACTGGCATCTTCACCGATCCTGACGATGACGATGACGATGACGATGATGGTGGAACAGGTTTCGATACTGGAGACTATACTAAACTGACACCCAAGGTAGACCTTCAAATCGGAGTATTTACAGATACAGACGACGATGATGAAGATGAAGGTTATCGTCCTGACATCTATCCTAAGGGCATAACATATGGAATGCCACCTGAGCATGCTAAGCACTACTCTGGATTCTTGAATAAAATGGGATGGATGAACGAGGCAAAAGTCTCTAGGGCATGGAGAGATGCCGGAATGCCTGCTGGTGACGCACGTTCTAGTGATGACAAACCCCTGATGAAGTGGTTAACCGACCTAGAGAAGGAACTGAAGAAAAAAGGTAAGTCATATGATGATGTGGATGCAGACAATGCAATCCAGATGTATTATCGAAAGAAGAGACCAAACGCAGCTGCTAGGGAGTTAACCAAATGAAGAGAAGGAATTTCAAACTAGAAGACTGGTCTGTTATCAATGAGTCTGAGACTATTCATTGGAACAAACTCAAGGACCATGAGAAGAAAGAAATGCTTAGAAGTGTTAGACTTCCCTCGGCACTTGTTAAAGACAAGTGGAATAGTCTTGATTTTCGTGCTAAAGAGATGATGGGGAAGTTCATCAGTCAGACCACTAGCGGTGAGTTTAGACTTGCTGAAGAAGAGTTAACTCCAACGCAGAAGAAGAAAATGGAGAAAATTGTTCTCTCTATGAAGGATAAAGAAGACGAGTTCAAAGAGAGATATGGTGATGAGTGGAAGAGTGTAATGTATGCCACTGCTACCAAGATGGCAAAGGAGTCTACCACCAGTGAAGGTTGGAAGAGCGATGCCCAGAGAAAGGCAGCTTTCGCTAGCGGTTATAAGGCGAAAGGCAAGAAAAACAAGAAGAAAGAAGAATCCACCGAATTAGATGAGGCTATGGATCACAACAGACGGCATAAAGAGGCACTTAAACTCATTAAGATGATTGGTGGTGAGAACTGGATAGACTCTTTCGGTGATATGGTAAAGAATAAACCGAATCCTAAGACAGATATGAATGATTCTAAACCTGTTGACTATATGCAAGACAGGGGCAGGGGAGAATGGGACATCGCGGTTAGAGCAGACGGTTCTGTTGAGTACAACCACCTTGGAAGGGCTGGTAAATCCAATAGCATTGCAGGTTTTAAGAAGCATTTTTCAATCTTCAAAGAATCCATTGAAATGTATGAGGTTACTAGGACTGCTTTAGACAGAGAATTTCAAAAGGTGACTCGTTCTGGAAAAATGGACACAATGGCTGCAACTCGCCATATCGAGAAGAAATTCGGTATCAAGGATGTGAAATTACAGAAAGATAGGAACGGCAAGACACATGTGATATCTTTCAATCAACTTTCAGAGGCACGTAGTAGGAGTGGTCGAGGAGTTCCAGCACCTCTCCCCAAGGCAACCAATTTCGCTATACGGATGCCCATCAAAGATAAGAAGCATGACACTGAGCTTGCAAAAATTGTTGGTGTTGAGACAAACAGTAAAGGTATGGTTCAGAGTGGACAAAAGCAAGGGGACACATACGTCTTCTACTTCAAGAATGCTAGAGATAGAACCAAATTCAGAAACAAATATTTAAGAAATGAAGATATCGCTAACACCACAGCAGGTGTAGCGGGTCTGACACCAGACACAATGGGTATGCCTGTAAGCAGAATGAAGAAGAAGAAGAAGAGAAGAGAAATCGAACCTATGCTCACTACTGAATCCAGAAAGAGGGTAGAGAAGGCAATCAAGGCGATGAACTCCTCGGACAGTAAAGAGTTTAAAAGTGAAATAGATGGCATGCCAGTATTCAGAGTCAGCGAGGCTGAATTCGCTAGATGTAAGGGTAAGAAGGCTAAGGGTGAAAGATGGGGTAAATTCTTCGAGGGGGACTCACCCAACTATTCTAGTATAAGAAAATATGCTAAGAAGAACCCGAATAACCCACTTTTAGTTCAGAATAATGTGACCGGAGAAATGACCATATTCAGAAGAAAAATGAATGATGGTAGACTCAAACACAACAAGAAAAAGAAGATGTTAGGCGGCTACTGATGAAGATTCTGGTCATGACAATATTAATGACTTTGTCTATTAGTAGCGAATTGACTGCATCGGAGATTAATTATGAAATCAACAACGGTAACAATCATATTATTTTTGCTATCATACACGATGGGATGCGAGACTCTGAAGGAGATAAATTCCCATCCGGAAAACACAGCATCAACCATAGTGGACAGTGTGAGAGAGCAAAAAGAGCAGACGGACGAGATAACAGAGGCATCGAAAGAGATGGGTGGAAGTCTAGAAAAGATAGACAGTCACGCAGATTCGATTTTGGACGAGATAGCACTTGTCCCAGAGGACCCGAGTTACAACATAGACCCCACATTAAACTCGATAGAGAACTCAGCAGAGTCGATAAAAGAAGAGATAGATTTTGCACAGAGGGAGCAGGTGAGGATAGACGAGGCATTAGAGGACCTAGAGTCCGCAAATGCAAGGGTATCCGCTGCCGTAGGTCAAATAGAGCAGTTAGAAGACCTAGTAGCAGACTACGAACAGTCCGATAGGGAAGTTCGTAAAGAAGCACTAGAGAACTTACATAGCTTCATCACTTTATTCTTCGTGATAGGCTTCGGTATGCTCATAGGTGGTGCATTTCTAACATTTTGGGTAAATAGCAAACTGGGTGGGGTAATTCTAGCGATAGGTGTCCTCACTGTAGGGTTTGCAGCCGCCTCACAATATTACCTTGAAGAAATAGCAGTAGTCGGTCTTGTCGTGTTAGTAATAGGATTCTTAGCATCTCTAGGTGTAGTAGGATGGATGTTGGTCGATGGTAGAAATGATAAGAAGGCTATTGCTGAAATAGTAGAGCTTATCGAAGAGACTAAAGACCATCTGACACTAGAAGAAAGACAAGAAATCTTCGGTAGAGATGGTTTCGCATCTAGAATGACTAGCGACCTTACTAAGAAGATTATTGCTCAGGTAAAAATTAAGAACGGATTCAAGAACCTATCTAGGAAGAAGGTCTAGGGTCTCGAAATAGAGGTACTTACAGATGAAGTAGGCATCCACGATATCGCTGACTGGATTCCCCACTTTTTCCCTTCTGGGTGTCATCTCTTCGTGAAGATTTATTCCGGTTTCTTTAAACCAGGCATCATGCATTTTATCTTTGGTTGCACTACCGCTTCCTGTAGCAAACTTCTTAACTTGAGGTGGTGTCACGGTATCGAATTTGGTATTAGAACCCCAAAGTTTATGCTTCAATATGCCAGTATTCTCAGCAACGTCGAATACTCTACCGGTTGCTGCAAAAGCATAACCTTCCAACATAACGTGGTCGAATGACATTATCCTCTTCATCGCCCAATGGGAAATCATATCAAATCTTTCCTCTTGGCATTTATATTCTTTCAATAAGGACCCATGTATCATGCCACTAAGGTGTTTACATGCTAGCCTTTTGGTCTTAGTTAAAAAATAAAAACTGCAGTTGTTGAAATCCCAGCGCTCACCAATGTGAGTACACAATGCTGGACTGGTCATGCTGTAATCTATGCCTGCTATTCTCATACTTTTATTTATTAAGATAAGACAATTTTTCCAATTATTAAACCAGTGCAGAACCCCATGATTATAACTACGATTCCGGCTGGAGTTTGTGATAATTGTATCTTTCTATCTAACCATTCTTTCAATTTTGCGTTCACTGTCAATTTCCTCTCTAATCCAATTATAGACGACATCCACTCTTATAGCGGAGTTTTCATATATCATATCTCTATACATGCTGAAGGTCGAGATTATTCCTACCACTACGAACCTGTTATCGATTAGCATGAATACCGGACCACCAGAATCACCAAACCATACAGAACCTCCCATCGGAAGCATCTTCATTCCAGTGGGTTCGCTCTCTAGAGTTCCATAATAGAATAGTGTATTCAACTCGCTTCTCTTTTTAAATCCTCTAGAGTATCCAACTGATATCACCGGTGTGCCTTTTCTGACATCTAATAGTGGTTTAGAATTGATTCCAGATGGGAATATTCCACGAACGTAGGTATCTAGAACGATGACTGCCACATCATATCCCACCTTCATGTCAGCATTGTACTGCGGATGTTTGGTAGCACATTTGATGCTATACATTTCGTCACCAAATTGTACATAGGACTCGTCATTGGAAATGCAATGAGCAGCCGTAAGCACTATATCTTGCTCGATAAGGACTACCGAGCATTTGGGTCTCATGTCTCCAGATAGAAGTCTGCCTACCGATGGATAGTCATCTTCCGTTATGGTTATAAAACCTTCTATACTCGGAACTATTTCTTTTTTAGGGGGTGGACTCTCTGCACTGGGTTTCACCGTTTTGGCAGCGCATCCCGTAAAGCATAATAAAAGGGCTGATAGATAAACTATCTTTCTTAACATGTCCTCTTTATTTATAAGAAAAAACGGCTTCCGTGGAAGTTAGGTCGTCTACCTCTTCCTTCCTAAGTCTTCTTCCTACTATCCAAAACAACGTCTTCTCCTTGGAGACATCGATATTTTCCCTCATCCATTTATGTGCTTTTCCTTCATAGATGTCGTCTATGAGTTCTCCGTTCACTTCTTCCCATATGGATTTAGAGTAGGCATCCTTAGTCAGGTGTATCTCATACTCTGGGAATTCCAGCACCTCTTGGGGAAAATTCTCATACCTAAACCTGTCTAAGTGTTGATTAATTGACTTGGTCCTATCGCAGAAGGCTATACCTATGACCCTCTTGACCTTTTTATTAAACTTATGTAGACCCCTGATAATGCCCGCGAACTGGATTCCACTACCAACAGGTATTACTAGGTTGTCTAGTTCGTCTGGGATATTTTCTACCTGGTTGGTGACCCCATCGAATATAGCCTCTGGGTTACTCTCGAGGCTGATCGCGAACTTGATTAATTTATAATTATTATTCGCTATAATCTTCTTCTTAGCACCTGCGTCTATTGCGGTAGTCATACCGTGACCGGCTACGATTCGTATTTCCGAACCATAGTGCCTGGTCAACCGCATAATATGATGTTTATATAGGGTGTCTTCTTTACAACCACCGACGGCTACTACACACTTAATCCCATACTCTTTCGCTACTTTTGCTATAATGGCACTTTGTGGGCTATGGACCGAACTTGCGGTTACAACCCCACCATTGTGGTTCTCGATTATGTCATCTCTGATTTCATCGAATAGTTGTACTGCCTGCCTTACCTTACCACCATTGATATGGTTGATTCCGTATGGGGCATATAAATCATCCCTCTTGTAGTATACGTCGCCATGTTTTTGGATAGGGGTCATCATCTTGAGTATTTATTCTGGATGCCCAAAAGGTACAATACCCCCCTTCCTGATATCACGAGGGCATATACCACTCCTTGTATATGCCCCCAAGGATATACCACCCATTGTATATGCCCTTCTCGGGTATCTCTGAACCCCCTTCCTGATATCAGGAAGGGGTATGACGATCGTATGTCAGCTGGCATCAATAAAGGGCTTGACAGAAGAGCTCCGGTATGATCTAATGGGGGTTCAGGAATTGGGGAAAGACCCCCTTTGAAACCACCATACGGAGACCCAAAAATATGGCAACCAAGCAATCGAGACAAAATAGAGCTGACTTCATCAAAGCGATGAAGGAGGCAGGACTTACTTCACCTGTCACCCGTGAACAGGTCAGGGAAGTCTGCGATTCCACGGGCATCTATGCGGTTCCGCCATCATGGATTACGTACGATGCTTCCCGCAAGACCGGTGCTCTCGGCGAGTACCACATCCCAGAACTCTCCGAAGGTGCTACCACAACCGCACCCGCCAAGGAGGCAGCACCCATGACTGCTACTATCGTCACCAATAAGGTGAAAACCGCTGATGTCTGCGATACCACTATGGCACTCGCAATGACTGGTGGTGAGAGCGAGACTCTCGTCCCAGAGCGAATCAGCACTTACGTTCCTTGGGGTCACTTCAAGGACATCGAGCAAATCATTCGTGCGAAGATGTTCTACCCTTGCTTCATCACTGGTCTGTCCGGCAACGGCAAGACCACGATGGTTGACCAGGTTTGTGCGAAGCTCAAGCGAGAGCTGTTCCGCATCAACATCACTACTCAGACCGATGAGGACGATTTGCTTGGTGGTTTCCGTCTCATCAACGGTGAGACCAAGTGGTGTGATGGTCCTGTCGTGAAGGCGATGAAGCAGGGTGGAATTCTTCTCCTCGACGAAATCGACCTTGCGTCACATGCAATCATGTGCCTGCAGCCGGTTCTGGAAGGCAAGGGTGTCTTCCTCAAGAAGATTGGTCAATGGGTCAAGCCCGCAGCCGGTTTCCAGATTTTCGCTACTGCCAATACCAAGGGTAAGGGCAGCGATGATGGTCGGTTCATCGGGACCAACGTTCTCAATGAGGCATTCCTCGACCGATTCTCAGTTTGCTTTGAGCAGGCATACGCTCCCAAGAAGGTGGAGCAGAAGATTCTCACCAAGGCGATGCAATCGCTCGACTGCGAGGACAAGGACTTCACCAAGAAGCTGGTTGACTGGGCAGACATGATTCGTAAGTGCTTCTACGAGGATGCGGTTGATGAAATCATCACCACACGCCGTCTGGTCAACGTTGCTACGGCATTCTCCATCTTTGGTGACCGTGCCAAGGCAGTTGAGATGGCAGTCACCCGATTCGATGACTCCACCAAGGAGGCCTTCCTCACGATGTACGGCAAGATTGATGCCGACACCATCGTGGGCGAGGAGGAGATGGAGGTGGTCGACTACGAAACCGCAGAACGTTTCGACATTGACGTGTCTTTTGACGACAAGGACGAAGCGAAGAGACTGGGTGCTAGGTGGGACGTTCCCAAGAAGCAGTGGTATGTCGAAGGCGACAAGTACCGCAAGAATCCCGAAAGATGGGTAAGATGGAATCCGGTAGCCGTTTCTACCTCCTCCACTCCCGCACCGTTTTGAACGAAGCCTTGACAGAAGTAAGGAGCCATGATCTAATGGGTGCTATGAAAGAATTTTTGATGTGGTGTGAGGATAAAGGCTACTATGAGTGGTCTGACCTCAAAGACGACTACGAGTGGGTCGGAGGTAAGACTCATTCAGAAGCAATGAGTGAATGGATGAAAGAGGAGGTTGGAGGATGATAGTGCTTGATGATTTTGATACCCAAATCCAGTGCGAGGATTATTGGTATGATGACTACGATGGCATCCCCACAGATGACATCATCGATGACGATGATGAGGACGTTCTCGATGATACTGATGAACACGACGCTGTTTGGGATGACGATGATGAAGATGGCTTCGTAAGCACTCTGATTGACGGAAATGGGATTACCGCCGAAGGTTATAACTACCTTCATGAACTTGATACCAATGGTTACTTTGTTTGAAGGAGAAAATCAAAATGAATAGTAACACACCTAACCCAGAATGGGCATATGACAACCTCACCGAATCACAGAAGCGTTATGTGGAAATGATTCTTACACACGGACCAGACCTAGGTGTAGACTGCACCAAGGGTTCATTTTGTCGTGCCGAGCTGCGAGCGGTATCTCGCTCGTTTAAGACAAATGATGACATTCCTAACTGGATTGTTAAGACCAAGGAACGCAGAGCAGATGTGGGTGTCTATTACGTGCCTGAAGTTGCAGAGCACCAAACCCATGTCCTAGGTGAGCAACCATCAGATGTCGAGGTTGAGACAATGGAAGAAGTAGCCGTCTAGTACGGTGGTTAAAGGCTGGTAGCTCAGCGGTTAGAGCACCCGACTCATAATCGGTTAGTCGTCGGTTCGAATCCGACCCAGCCTATTTGGAGAACAAAATGGAAATCACACAAGAGCAGGCAAATAAGTTTTTGAACTGGTTACGAGAAAGTGGTAAGACTAACATGTTTGGTGCTACCCCCTACCTGCAGAAAAAGTTTAAAATCAACAGGTATGATGCACAAAGGTTTCTTATCAACTGGATGGACATGGACAATTTCGACAAGGACAAGACCCAAGGATGAACACAGACCACCCATATTCCAACCATGCTGGTCATAAGGTATGGTCCCTGATTAAGGATGGGGCCGTTTATGTTTTCAGACAGTATTATGAAGGTGGAAAGATTGAGATATGTGAGCCGGATGGTGAGGTACTCAAATTGACTGCTGAGCATGCTAGGGTGGTCTGGGAAACCCTAATCAGCTACGGATTCGTGGTCCAGAATGCATGCCATCACTGGGGTATGGATGAATTCAACAAGATGAAGAGAGAAGAAGAAATGAAATCTGTCTACCAACTTGGTAATAGGAAAGACAGAAGGAAAAAAGAATGGTTCGACAAGGTACTCAAAAATTATGCACTGGAGGCATGAAATGAACGACAACCACCCCACAACTACTTTTGTCCTTAGTGACGCAATCGATGCACTTCGTACCTCTGAGGAGAGGATGCAGGACCCCTTTGCACCAATCGAGCAGATGGTCGGAATGTTGCAGGCAACTCTGGCAATCATCATGAGGCTTACCAGCAGTTACGACGAGTCGAACTTCACTGGTGAAGAGATTGATTTGGTACACAGGGTAACTACATTGGCATCTGAAATCACGAACGAAATGTTCACCGGAGAGAACCCATGAATAAATCGATAATCGAAATTGAATACGATGAGTCCTACAACACAGAGAAGAAAAGAGTCGTGGACCCAAAGAACAGTAAGAGATGGCATTATAAAGACATAAAGGTTGACGATCCCAAGGCATGGGAAATCATCACAGTGGAAAATAATGTGACCTTGGTTCCCGGTTACCGGCTCAATAAGAAGCAAGTAGAGGTACTTTGTAAGAACACTAGGTATGACGTGAGAATTGGGATGCCGGGTCAGTTTCGTGTCAGCAATAGCAGGTATTGATTATGAAAATCATCGTTGAAGAAGAGTATGGTTATCGTTACTGGGTGTGGGAGCTTAAGGCATCCTCTAGGGTTGGTGTTGAAAGACACTTTAGTAAGACGACAGGTGCATCGGGAGACGATTATTGGTATTGTACTGGAAAACCAGAGGACCACTTCACAATCGGCGAGTGGAAGCAGGTGGAGTTTCCAGAATACAAGGTCATGGTTGATAAAGATGATTATGATGCGGCTGCTCACATTCATCAGAACGATGACAGTTGGATTAGTTTTAGGGACGACCCAGTACACTGTATAGACACAGGAGAGGACGTTTAATGGCATTTAAAGTATTTGACGATTTCATCGATGAAGGATACCGAGACTTAGTAGAGAATATGATGCTTAACACGCACTGGATGTATCAAAAGCATATGGATTATGACAATGATAAGGTTCTGGTAGATGGTGCTGACTCCTATTCTCAGTTTTCAAGTGTCATTTTTCACCACGGTTCCGTTAGTAACAACCACCTTCATGGCATCTTACTTCCAATGGTTAGTAAGGTGATTAATGAAGAGCTTAAAGGTTACGACCTAGCGAGGTCCAGAGCGATACTTCAGGTTCCTAATGTAGCGAGACCCGAAATGTATGTGCCTCACATAGACTTCGATAGTAGATACATTATGAGCGTAATTTATTATGCTTGTGACTCTGACGGGGATACCGTACTCTTCGAAGAATCTGGATTTGACGTTAGTATGGAGGATAGAGGAGAACATAGTTTCAAAGAGGTGGATAGGGTCTCCCCCAAGAAGGGCAGACTGGTGATTTTTCCCTCAGACGAGTACCATTGTGGTTCTCCTCCCTCCAAGTCCAACAGAATGTTGGTTAATTTTAATTTTGAAAGGAATGCATGATGGCTGGACACGCAATTTTCGTATTTAATAACAATGAGCAGAGAGAAAAATTCTTCTCTCACAGTATCCTCGAGAAGCATTCTGTCAATGAGGACACGATGGATACCGATGCTAACTGCAGAATTCGCATACCTACTGGTAACTGGAGGACTAGCGACAACCCGCTCAAGGTTCAGAAGCGGCTGCTCGAGGTAGCAGATGTGGCTAAGACGTTCGGTGCTGAATGCCATTTGGACTGTGGTGGTGATAATATGACCGACTGCAATAACCATGAGGTGAGCTGCGGACGGCTATGCGACTTCTGCATGTTTGAGGAAAATAGGGGTTGACAGAAGAAAGAAGCCATGGTATAATGGGTTTTCAACAGTGAAGGAAAAACGATGACAGTACAGACTAAAGAATACAAAAAAGAAGTCCGAATGGCTGGTCCCACCAGACTTCTGGACATGGATGAAACGACAATCTCAGACATTTATAGTTGTCTGAACGAAGGAATTTGTGAAATCAAGTACACTGGTCCTGATGGAGAAGAGGAAATCAGGTCATGCACTCTAAGAGGTTCATGGGTTCAGAATGACATGAAGAATGACTGGGTTGACCATGAGTATGAAAAAGGAATCATGGTAGTCTGGGATATGAGCGGAGATGAATGGAGAGGTGGGTCTTGGACTCAGATTCCAATCGACCGAATCACTTTCGTTGAGCAGCTTACTGGAGTACACAGATGAGTTTTGATTACCAAGTTGGAGACAAAGCAGTTGACAAGCAGTCCATGAGAATGGGTACAATCATTGATTTGGTTGAAGAGTTTAATGAATCTGGCGAAAGCACATATAACGCCGCCAAGATTGATTTTGGAGACGGTACTACAGAATGGGTGAATGGTGAAAATATGACCAAACTGCTTCTAGAAGATTGTACGGATGCCCCCTCGTCATAAATAAGGTAGATAAGAACCTCGAAAAAGGAGGTCACGATGCCTAACGAGAGGAAAAAGAAGAAAGTCTGGACAGAACCAGAGGACAAATCGCAGTGGTTACTAGATTTGATTGATGCCGGAGAATCGGTGGTAGTTGGATATGAGAAATACTTGATGAATAAACTTGACTACAACCAGCTGGCACAACTCATGCTTCAACTGCGTGAGCTGCTTCCGATGTCCCTTGAGGACAAAATGGAAAAAGACCCAGAGTGAACTTCGTAATGCATGGGAGTGTAGCTCAGTCGGTAGAGCATCGGTCTTTTAAACCGGTGGTCGTGGGTTCGAGTCCCACCGCTCCCACTTGGGATTGACAATGAATACTTGACAGGATAAATAACCTGTGATCTAATGGAATTTGTGAAAGCATCAATAGGACCTAACCCGATGGGGTATGAGATGCGTGAATGTGAAATCGTCGGGAATTTTAAGGAGAATGTCATTATGATGACAAAGATCTCAAAGCGTCGTAAGGTTATGAACTTCCTCAGCAACTCTGACAAGGGACTAACCGAGAGCGAAGCCCGCTCAATGTTTGGTGTCAATGCACTGCCTTCAGTGATCAGCAGCATCAAGAAGCAGGTCGAATGCAATGGTAATTGGGAAATCGTCAAGGAGCGTACGCCTCGTAACAAGGTTCGCTATTTCATGAACGATACCCACCCAGGCACTCGCTCCTACGGTTTCAACCGTGACGGCAGTCGCTACGCTATCTGATTCCTAACGGAATCGCCCCCTACAATTCAAGTCTTTTGATGGGTTCACTCCCATTGAAAGACATTCTTGACAAGTGAATAGAATATAAGTGCATTGGGATTAATTACCTCGATGCCGGACGGTGACAGAATATTTTTCGTTACTGAAGATAATGTATGCAATTCCTCGTGGTAAGGTGCGAATGCTCAAATGAGTGAAGTAGTCTTTGACCAAGACAGTTGCAGTGCGAGTAGGAAATAACCAAACTAGGTAACTCCGAAAGTTGTGGGTATAGTTGAGTCCCATCCGTCCATGAATAACGTCTCAGAAGAGGTGGTTCGAGTCCACCCATTAGGGCTGCAGTCAGACCCTGTAGTGTATGTCAGAGTTCAGCACGCTGAGACAGGATTTTCCGAGGTTGTGTGGGGTGGAGCAGGGTGGTTGACTTTCTAGTTTGACAGCTCCCCCACACAACCTTTTAATCTACCGTTCTAAAGGAGACCTGCTATGGAGACCTAGGATTTTATTAATAAGATAGGATTTTAATATTATAGCACGTCAATTGACAGACTCAAAACAGCAACCGAACGAAGTTAACTGGTCTTCCTATCGTTCGGTATTAAAGACCAGCGTTCTGACCCCGTACGATAACGGGGTTTTTTCATATACCCCCTCCTGATATCTAGAAAACGCTATATCCCCTCCTGATATCGAGAAGGTACTTGACAGGAGGTCAAAGCCATGATCTAATGGGTGGAGTAAAAGGAGATATGGATGGCAAAACGAGTATGGGACAGATTTGACGAAGAAGCCGAGAGAGAAGGAGCCGCCTTCACCAAGCAGGTAGTCACCCAAATTATAAAAGGTGGGGGTCGTGAAGGCAAGAAAATCCGAAAGCAGAGAAGCGGCATCCAAGCTGCTCTTAACCGTTCTGAAATGCGTATTATGAGGAAATATCTAGTATGAGTAAGTCTTGCCTAGACTGTGGAACCAATATTCCAGAAGCACGTTTGAGTGCAGTACCCGACACAGACTACTGCGTGGGTTGTGTCGACAAGAATTCAAAGCCGGTTGTAGCCAGGTTGATTTTCAATCACAAGACAGCTGGTGAAGTATTCATCGCCAAGGGAAAAGAGAATGTGAGAATCCTAGAGAGGGAGTACTCAAGGGGCAGGTAATATTCTTATAAATAATTTCAGAGGGACTCCCAATGAAGATTGTGAAAGTGACATGGATAGATGCTGAAGAATATGGTGAAATTGGTTGGAATTCTCTTAAATCGATGAAAACCTATGCCAAGAAGCCATGCCCCACTATGACTAGTGTTGGGCATGTTCTGTATGAAGACGATAATCACATATCACTAATCAGTACCGTTGGTGAAAAAGAGTCCAGCAGTGTAGACAAAATTCCCAAGAGTTTCATTAATAAGATAGAAGAACTTACTGAAAAGGTGAATGAAAAAGATGCCTAGTTATGAATACGCCTGCAAAGAATGTAAAGAAGTTTGGGAAGAAGTCAGAAAAATATCTGATTGTATGATACCCACTAACAAGAAGTGCCCACACTGTGGTGCTAAAAGAGGCAGCATCTACCGTCACTTCAGTTCTGCACCATCAATGAAGATGGATGCCAATATGGATTTAACAAAACCACACAACCATGGTGGATTCCAAGATGCGATGAGGAGAGTCGCGAATGCACCTGGTGTTAAAGGTACAAAATATGCGGACAAAATCAATGAAAAGCATATTAGTTGACAATATCATCAGCAACCGATAAATACAAGTACACAACCAACCAAAACGTTTTATTATGAAGGAGTTTCGTTATGATTGAGTCTGGTAAGGTGAATTTTCTTATTGATGGACAGTGGGGAAGCACTGGCAAGGGCAAACTTGCCGGTTACATGTATAGCAGATTTAAGAATCTGAACATGGCAATCAGTGATAATATGCCAAATGCGGGGCATACCTTTACACGCGATGGTAAGAACTTCATCTTTAAGGCCCTTCCTACCGGAGTTTTGTTCGATGAAGTGACATCTTTAATCGGTCCACAGGCAGTGATGGGTGAAGAGCAGTTCCAATATGAAATGGAGATGGTGAAGAACGAAATAGGTCACTATCCCAAGGTAATCATCCACCCAATGGCAACCGTTGTAACCGCCAGTGACAAAGATGCTGAAGCAGGAATCGTCAGCAAAATGGCAAGTACGGGTCAGGGTTCTTGTTCCGCTACCGTTAAGAAGATGTGGAGACGAGGAGAGGCAAACCTCGCCAAGAACAGCAAGGTGTTTGATGAATTCGTCGGTGATACCCATTCCTTCCTTCATGAAGGACTTAAGAAGGGTGGTGCTGCACTTTCGGAAGGTAGTCAAGGTTTTGACCTTTCAATGAATTGCGGACATGCCTACCCACACACGACGTCACGCGATTGCTTGATCGGGAGAATGATGGACAATGCAGGATGCCCAGTCAAGTCTGTAGGTAGCATAATCGCTTGTCTAAGGACACTGCCAATTCGCGTTGGAAGCACTGAGAACACGAGCGGTCCTTACTACGACGACCAGAATGAAATCGACTGGAAGACGGTATCCGATATGTGTGGTCATGATGTAGAAGAAAGAACTACAGTGACCCAGAGAGTTCGTAGAGTATTTACATTCTCGGAAGAACAGACTAGGAAGTTCTGCGAATTTGTTCGTCCGGATTATGCATTCCTTAACTTCGTTAACTACTATAAGGAAGAGGGAGACCGACTCAATGCTGTCTCTGAAGTAGCGACAATTCTGGGTGAGTACGGTTGCGACCTTACACTACTAGGTACTGGTGCTGGACTAGACGATATGGAAATGACCAGCAACGAGCAAATCCTAGGCAAGCAGGAAACACTTTTTGCATGATTCAGCACTGCGTAATAGGACAGGCTGGTAGTGGTAAGTCCACATTCATAGAGAAGAAATTCCCTAGGGACGAACACATCTTCTTTGATACGGGTAGCATGCTTAGAAGCATGTTTACCTGTCTCAAGGGGGAACAGACTAGCAAGAACGTTTGGGATTTTGCAAATCCGTTGGTATATAGTGTTTACAAGCAGTGCTGCACTGTTTCAGAGAACACCGGTTATGAGTTCATAACTGACGGTTTCCCTAGGAACTCATCTCAAGTTAAGAATATGCATATGTTTTTGACTTCTCTACCCCATAGCAATTCTATCATATTCCATATGCTGGACATTTCAGAAGAAGAGCAGATTAGGAGGATAGAGAAGAGAAATGGAAAGATGAGCGACTATCATATTGATAGGATATCACAGTCTAGGAGAGACTTCGAGTCTGTATTGGATGAACTAGACAGGATTATGAGTAGCAGCACTGCGAACAGAACCTTAATAGAGATAAAGTGGTATAAGCAAGAAGATGGTGATTTCGTTCTGGACAGAAGTTATAAATAGTCAGGAGATTTACCTATGGCATCATTCAACTATGAAATTCCAGACGAATACTTAGAAAATGCATCCGACTTCGGGTTTACTACGGTAGACTCCGATGCTGTAGAACAACAAGAAAGAGATGTAGCCGAAGAAGTAGCGGGTGAAATATCATCAAATCTTATTGGTCAGATTAGCACCAAGATTAGCGGTCTAGAAGGAAAAATCAATTCTGTCCTTCTTAAAATGCAAGATGAAACAGATGAAGACAATGTAGCAGGTGAAATAAATCTGGTTAGGATAGAAGAGAAGATAGATAAGATTCTTGCTATGGAAAATGAAGAACTTGCCAGTAGCATACAAGCACAAGGTGAGAGCATCCGTGCAGTCATAGATGAAGTAGAAGAGAGAAAAAGCACACTAGAAGACCAATACCTAGATAAAATGAAGGAAATTGAAAAACTGGTCTTACCTCTATTGGTTAATCTGACCAAGAATCCAGAAAGAGAGTACCTCTTCTGGCCTGATAGGTCTGAAAAAGTCAATAAGCAGATAGGAAAAGTCCTTTCTATTACAAGAAATGCCGAATAAAAAATTCACCCATCTATCCAATAAGATAACCGAGGATATAGATGCCGTCACCAACAAGGACGGTTCTAGATTCTACCAAGCACCCAATGGTGAGAAATACCCCAGTGTCACCACAGTCACTGGTTGGGAGAAGAAGGCTTTCTTCGCTGAATGGAGGAGGAAGAACCCCAAGGAATCTAAAAGGGTTCTGTCCGTAGGAACCAGTATGCACCAGGTAGTAGAAGATTTCTTAGATAATAAAGAAACCTACCTCGATGGTGCATCTCAATCTGCCATTAATCTTTTTCAGTACATGAAGCCTGTCCTGATAGAGAAGATAGATAATATCAAAGCACAAGAAGTCGCCCTATGGAGTAGTTTATTGGGGTTGGCAGGAAGGGTGGATTGTGTTGCTGAATATGATGGTAAGTTGTCCATCATAGATTTTAAGAGCAGCAGAAGAGAGAAGAAAGAAGAATATATAGGCAACTACTTCGCTCAGGCTACCGCATATGCCATAATGTGGAAAGAGTTAACTGGTGAGCAAATAGACCAGATAGTTATACTGATATCTTGTGAAGATGGTAGTGTCCAGCAATTCATAGATAAACCAGTAAATCACGTAAAAACGCTCAAAGAGATGATAGACAAGTACTATCAGAGTCAGGCACTATCGGAGTATTTAGGTTAAGACCTAGGGACGGTTCTCTTAAAAGTGACATCGATACACGGTCTAAAGTCTACACGACTATCATTCACCGAATATATCTCCATCATGTGTCTCCAATGGGTGTAATACCCATCTAGAGAACCTTGACCATCTACATGCTCGGTATTGGTATCATCGTTGCCAATGAACACCATTCTCAGATCTCCCGTTCTGCTATCTATGCAATCCTGAACGAGAGAAGTAACATCCACCTTGACCTCAGGGACCGCAGGTATCGTTCCTAGAGAACCTGCGATTCTCACCCTAGCACCACCTACTGATGGTTTTATCCCTATCATGGCTCCGGTTGTGATTCCACCACCAGTATCTAATGTAACACCCGTTTCATCACCAGTTCGTCCTGCATCGTCGTCAGGACCTATAGTAACCCCATTGCTGGTATCGTCGTCAGGTTGGTCTGGGAGTTCGTTTCCATCCCCAAATGGTTTCACACCTAACCAACAATGTCCCAATGGGCTGGCATTCGTTATGTCGGCTGAATTGGTAGCACCAGAAGAATCTCCACCGCTTGAACCCCAATAGGCATCAGCAGTTGGAGCACCTTTGAAATGATACCAACCCATAGTATCCATAGAACCAGCAGTCCACCCATTGCTAGCGCCTTGAACGTTAGCATTCCTAGTACCTCTATAAATGCAATATATTCTGTCTGCTATTGCATAAGTAGCACCACCATCATAGAAGGGTACGTGGTGACCCCATACTTTATGGATTTTAAGACTTAATGTAGCACTAACGATGGTATCTCCACCTGTCAGTCCATAAGTTCCACCACCACCAGGATCTGTTGGGTCGTTTGGATTACCTGGTGGACCCCAGTCGCTGACATTGGTGTACCAAAAAATTCTAGCAGCTGGAGTTGCTAATTCATAAGCATCACCGAATTCTTGTTCTCCCCACATATCTTTGGTCATATAATATCTGGCAGCCGCTCCCAGTTGGAGAATGGCATCAGAACTAGCACCCAATGCTGTCCTATGTAGGTGGAAATCGTTGAAGTAAGTCTGAGATGTGGGTCCAGTAGCACCATCAATTATTTGTATATCTCGAACATAGGTGTCTTCGTTAGGGTAAAGTCTCACCTTAGCGGTTACTTCAGTCCCACCGTCACCACCATCATCTGGTTTGTTGACTTCAGCCTGTCTTCTTTTAGTTAATCTGTGCCTTGCTCGACTCATATTTCACATACCTCATGGGTTATTATCATGTACCAACTATTCTAATGTCCGCAGTGCCGGTCCCTGTGCAGGTTGCTCTAATTCCGTTAGAGTTGGATGCCTCGATAAAGAGACTATCAAATGCTTGTAGAGCATACCCATTATTGGCACTAGTGATTCCGGTGTCGAATGTACACCCAATGAATGCAGTAGCAGGACCGAAGTTAGTGATTCTGAATCCTGTGGCAAATGTCCTTGCGGGCAATGTTTGCTGTGCCACTGCTGTAGAACCTGTTGATTTCTGTGCGAAAAGGAAACCGGTAGTGAAACCGGTGCTGTTACTTGGGTGTGTAGAAGGTATTGCTACTGTAAGAACGTCAACGTCACCGATATTATTAGTACTGGCGGCTAGTTTAACATCACCAGTGATCTGGGCAGTGATTCCTAGCAGTCCACTTGATGCCACGGAGATGGTAGCACCATCTGCAAACCCTTTAACAGTGCTGACAAAATCTAGAGTACCACCCACCACCTTGTCGAGAGTGCCACCACCAATAGTCACATTCGATACATCGAACGATGCACCACCAGTAATTAGGACTTGTACGGGGAGTGTACCTGAGGTGTTACCCGCTACTGGTATGGAACCAAATCCGGCTGCATTGGTATGCATGATTGGGACAGGGGCTGCATTGGTCATCAAGGAGTCAACGCCATCGCCTCCGGTGTTGATCTTAATTTCTTGAAAATGCCCTACATTATCCCCACCATAGTCAGTCGCCAAGGTTGCTCCGACAGGACTTGTCGATGTAATTTGAATATTATCAGATGTTAGTTGTGCCATTATCAGTACTCTCCAGATTTATATAAGTGTTGACAGGTATTACCCACTAATTATATATAAGATGAAAGCAGTGGACGAAAAAGGGGCTTATCTTGATTGAGGATGGTATTGATTTTTGTAAGGACGTTGAAAAACTGATTTTGAACGACACCTTTGACAATTATATTGATGCTGTCCTGCATCTTTGTGATGATAAAGGGATTGAGCCGTTCGTCGCAGCCAGGATGCTAAGCAAACCGATAAAAGAGAAAATAAAAAAGGAGGGGCAGGAGATAAATCTGCTCCCCAGAAAAACACGGCTACCAATAAAATAATATATTGACAAGAGAATACCCATGTGGTATAATGGAATTTGAAACGAAACGCAGTAATACAATACAAGGAGAAATATTATGAGTTTCAGTAGTATGAAAAAGTCTTCGGGAGACAACACGAAGCTGTTGGATGAATTGAGTAAGATTTCATCTGGAGACAAGGCAAGTTATAAAGACGATAGATTCTGGAAGCCTGAACGAGACAAGTCCGATAACGGGTTTGCCGTAATTCGGTTCCTTCCTCCAGTAGAAGGTGAGGATTCACCTTGGGTTCGAATGTTCTCACATGGATTTAAGGGTCGAGGTGGTTGGTACATCGAGAATTGCCCAACTACAATCGGTCGCAAGTGTCCTTTGTGTGAGGCAAACAGCGAACTATGGAACAGTGGACTTGAGACCGATAAGGATGTAGCAAGAAACCGCAAGCGAAGACTTAACTACATCTCAAATATTCTGGTGGTAAGTGACCCCAAGAATCCAGACAACGAAGGTAAGGTCTTCCTCTACAAGTTCGGCAAGAAGATTTTTGATAAGATTATGGAATCTCTTCAACCAGAATTTCAAGATGAAGAGGCGATTAACCCATTCGACTTCTGGAAGGGTGCTAACTTCAAGTTGAAGGTCCGTAAGGTAGCAGGATTCATCAACTATGATAAGAGCGAATTTGACATTCAGTCTGAGATGTTCGATGGTGATGATGGGAAGCTGGAAGAATTGTGGAAGAGTCAGTACCCTCTTCAACCACTAGTAGCACCCGACCAGTTCAAGAGTTATGATGAACTGAAGGCACGTCTGATGCAGGTACTTGGTGGTGGTAACTCTAATATCGCTACCTCTGCTGATGAGGTCACCAACGAAGATGTAAAGAAGGTCGCCGAAGAGCAGTTTGGTACTAATAAAGAAGAGACTGTTTCTTCTAGTGAACCAAAAGAAGAGACCGATGCACTAGCATACTTTGAGAAACTAGCACAAGAGGATTGATTATTCTTTAGTATTTTGTTATGCCTCTTGTTGGGGGTGGGTACTTTGAAAAAGGTGTCCACCCCCAATGCTTATATCAGGCGATAATTGGGAAGGGTTTGAGGAATGAAGGGTCTTGTAATACCATAGGTGGTGCTGTGAAGGTATTATTCTCGTTGTTAATGAAGGTGTTGACGCTATTTGAAGATGGAGCGGGTGGACCAACAAAACTTGGTTGGTTGGCATAACCTTGTGTAGCATCTGCTTTCTGTTGTTGATCTCTAAGGTCCGTCCCACTTTGGGCGGGTCTCCTAGCGGCTAGCATCGCTTCTCTTTCGGCCCTCATTGAATCTCTTGCTGCTTTTCTAAGTTGCCTTTCTTTCTCTCTTGCTTGCTTTCTAGCCTCCATCTCCTCTAGTTGTTGCTTCTCTAGATCAGCATCTTCTTTTTCCAATCTTGCTGTTCTCTCTTTTCTGATCCTTCTCAACTCATCCAGACCAGCCTGTTGTTCTGCAGCAAAATCGTCTCCTACTAAGAAGTCTCCTAGGGTGGTTGAGTTAATGTAGTTAGTAATTCCGACTTGAATTTCTGCTATTTTCTCTACTAAGAAATAACCGAAATCCATGAAGAGTCTACCGAACCCCTTGGCGAATCCTATTAATGTGTTCCCCACTGCAACACCCAGTTCAAATATTACTGAACCGATTGTCTTACCTAAGTCGACCACGAAATCCAGCATGTTCCCAATCAGACCTGACTCGCCTTCTCCAGAGAACCAGCTTATCACACCGTCTATCATATCTCTGATTGCGTTAGGTAACGTGAACTGGAAGAAGAATGATAGATTATCTCCAAGGATTCCTATATAGTAGGGTACATTGGTGGCAATCCAGTCTATCGCCATTCCACCATACTCAACTATGCCGTTTAAGATTCTACTCATATTCTCTTGGAATCCAGCCCTTATGTCAATCAGACCAAATGTAAGAGAAGAGACGAAACCGTCTAAGAATGCTAGAAGTACTTCAGATATAGTACCTCCTGACTCATATTCACGGAAGGCTGCTATTCCACCCTCGATTGCACCTATTAGTAGTGTCAGAGGGAAGAATACCTTACCAAATATCTTGCCAACGGTCTTGAACACACCCAACACTTTGCCAAATATTGGGAATACAGCAGTTAATCCTGCTACCAGTTTACCAGGTCCCTTTATTATCTTACCTATGAAACCAAATATCTGACTGAATACAGGAATCTTATTGCCTATCTGCGTGATTAGACCAATCACTTTAGCAATACCAGGAACCTTCATGAATGCACCTATCGCTGGACCCACGAATCCGGCAATTAGTGCTGCACCCATTGCAGGCAGTGCTAGCAGTGCGGCTGCTATCCCCTTAGCAAGTGTGCTCGGTTTCACTTTCATCATACTCTTAGGGGCAGACAAGATACCTGTCATCTTGGAAAAGAGACTGGAGAAGAAAGCATTTTGCTCTCTTTGATTTTCTTTGTCTTTGAGCTTATCTTCTTTGCCTTGTTCCTTAATGGCATCTGTTACCTCGGCGTTCCCTTTTTGGATCGCCCAAGCAAGTTTCATTACTTCTGATTTTAAGCCTTTTTCTGCCATTTTACATTCCTATTTTGCTTTTCGCTAATCTCTCGTTTTCCTCTTGGATATGATTGCTCAATAAAGTTATATATATTTGTCTTTCCCAAGGTATCATATTTTCTATCTCTGTAATAGAATACTTATGATGTTGTGCCATTGCAAAATTGGTCTGATAGAACCCTATCAAGGTGTCATGGAAAAGACTTACACGAAAAAATCCTGAATCGACTCCAACACCAACTCATTTCTGGTATCGCATTTACCACAAGTAAATGATGCGTCATGCTTCATTGAAGGCATGGTCTCGAAGAATTTCTGAATCTTCAAAAATTGGTCTTGATTAAGACTTTCAACGAATTCATTTAAGTCTGAGTCTGAATAATCTTTCGCATTATATACTTTATCGGAGTCATATATCTTATCGATGCAAGAGTTTACCAACCTAACGGGGTCTTTTGTTATGACTTCTCTGGTGGATTCATCAATAGTCATTCCGAAGGTAGGATATTTCATAACCACACCTATTTCTTCCGTAAGTTGTATCTTGCTGTCATGATCATCTACCATGTTCATTTTGACACTTTCTATGTCTATATTCAGGGTATAATCATTTTTGCAATTCTTACATGGCATCACTACCTTGATGGTCTCACCTATAGACTTAGCCCTAAGGTTGAGGAATAGGTATTCTACATCAAAAGTGGGTAGGTCTTTAACCCTAGTACCATCTCTGAAGTCTACACAGTCTTCTAATATGCTACTAATCGCATTGGTCATCTGACTTTCATTGCCAGACTCCACTGCCATCAGCAGGATTTTCTCTTCTTTCACCAGAAACGGTCTATACTTTACTTCCATATTATTAGATGGTAGTTTCAAAGTATATTCTGGTGTTGCTAGTTTAGGTAATGCCATTCAATTCATCTCCTTATAATAAATCATCACGAGAACCAATTACTGAAGTTGCCAAGATTCACCTTGGTAACCTTCTTATTCACCACTGCTCCAGCGTCTGCGAATCTCTCTATGACCTGAGAGTAGTTAAACGGATTTCCATATTTTCCACCCAATATTCCGACATCATTTATGAGAGAGCCTGCGCTGTCATCAAATTCTCTCACCGCATCTATGTCATATAAGAACTCTTCTGCAACTGCCAAACCGAAGTTTACAATCGTGGGCACATACCTTCTGAATGAGAGTGTCATTGTCTGTTGGGCAACTTCGTTGCCCCCCTGATTGGTGAACTCCACTTCTGATACTGCTTTAGGGAACACTTCTTCTAGTCGTATCCTATATATCGGCATGTCGAATTCGTTGAGAACGTACATGAACATGTCACAGGTATAATCTTTGTAATATCCTAGCCTCCCAGTTATTGGGTCGACTATTGTATCTTGCCAAGTTTCAAATATTCTTCTTTCCCATAAGTCCTTAGCGAGGTAGAAAGATAAGTTCACCTCACCCGAATATAGCGGTTCATAGGGAATCTCCCTTTGGGGACCGGATGAGTTCCTGTCTGGTGTAGTTGCTATCGATCTACCCGGCAAGGTCATCGAAGTACACATTAGACTCAGCCTGTTTCCTAGTGCTAAGTCAGCAATACCTAATATACCCGAGAATTCTATTAGATACTTGTTAGGTGCAAAAACACCGAACTTTTTAATATTTGCTATCATTCTGTCTATTCTTGGCATATCTACCTCTTTTTATTTATATTTTATTTATACTGTCTACCCATACTTTAGTGTCACTAGCACCCACAAAAGATTCTGTTGGAAGATAAATTGCGGTGGTCCAGTCCGAAGGATTTATGAAAAGCATGTTAGATACTACTCTCTTCCTAAGGTATCTCTTGTAGCATGGTTTGAACCATTTGAATCTTCTACCTCTGATTAGAATATCATAGGTTACCTTAAATCTGGTGGTCTCATCATATCTATCGTTGTTAGTTATGTCTAAGAGTCTGATTAACAACTGCTGCCTGGCAACGTGAGGAAGATAATGCAGGTTGAGGCCATGAATGTATTTTCTGTCCCAGCCTAAAGTTATGACTAGAGGTAGTCTGTCGTAATAAGGCAGTGTGTTCTTTCCCTTGGGGCTATATGCGAACATATACATCTTGCCAGATTTCCTAGTGGCAGGACCTTCCATTTCACCAAATTCTTTGATACCAACTTTACTTTTACCGAAGAGTTCCCCAACTTTATCCCTATACCACTGCCAGGACGACTTCTGTTGGGGGTCTGCTCCTTGGGAAGGCCTTTTATTATCTAATAATGCTAGCGATGTTATCCTAGAAATGGGCGATGGTTTCTTTGCCATTACTTTTTATTTCCCCTCTTGTAAAGGTGGTCTTCTGTCAGTATTTTGAAGTTCCATCCTTTATTCTCTGCGAATTCTCTAGCCGCTTCCCACTTAGCGGAGTTTACACCCCACCTCATCACTTCGTTGAAATACCTTCTAGTCTTCCTATTGCCTTTTTTATTCGGTTCCTTACATTGTGCCTTAGGTTTCACCTCTATTAGTGTAACCTCTTTGAAACCTCTCTTGTTTATCGTCTCTACGATGAAATCCACATAGTATCTGTGCATCTTATTGTCTTTTGGGGACATATAGGGTATTACCACCTCTTCCGAACCCCAAGAGAGTACAGAATCGTTGTCATCGCAGAATACCATGAATCTTCTCTCCCACAGAGAACGATAGATGACCTTGGTCGGGTCTCCTAAATATTTTTTGGGATTCTTCGGTTTGTACTTTCCCTTGTAAGCCATCCCTGTGTAACCTTTATATATAATTATGTATAATTGTCAATAAATATTGGGGAGATAAAAATGTCCGAAACACCAGTAGGAGCAGTTGGTCCGATAAATGACGGGGCCGACAGTTCTTCGAACTCAAGAATAGAGAACTTTGTTAACAACATGGGGGATGCAGCCTTCTTTGATGCTTTCCAAAGTTCTGGTAACCTCCATAACTTAAAAGGTAACCAAGGAACTAGGATAGTATTCCCAGAGACTATGCATAATGACCCGCAGTTTGGTCATATCATTCATTTTGATATCTTCTACAAGAAAAGTCCGAAGATGGAAGACGTTACAAATGGTATTAAGAACCTGTTCTCCACCGTAAAGAATAACCTATCTGGTGTGGCAGATGGTGTAGGCAGTGGTCAAGATATCGGGGAGATTGCCAGTGGTGCTTTACCCGGCGGTGATGCCGTCTCCAACGAGGCAAACAATTTCATCAGTAATGGTTCTGTCAACGATCAGACTGATGGTCTGATTGGTGGGTTGCTCCAAGGAGTGCTCGCTAGCACTCTAGGTGGATTCAGTGACATTTTCGGTGGTGGTGGACAGGGATTTGCATTTGATACCAGCGATTTCGGTGCTTTGGGTTCGGTGATATCGAATGACCCGGTGACCCAAGACACCAGACTTGGAAAGGCTACCGAAGAATCTCTAGACAAAATCACCTTATATATGCCCAGAGGTTTAAAAAATGTCGACACCCTAAACTATACTGATGTAGATTTTGCACTTATAAAAGGTGCACTAGAGGGAAACTTGGCAGCACTACTGCCCGGTATGTCAACCAAAGCTGCTGACTTTGTAGATGGATTAGCAGAAATTGCTGGGACAGAACTAAACACTGGAGAGGCAATCCAAGCGGTCACCGGTGCTGTTAGAAATCCTAGGAAAGAGCAATTGTTTGAGAGTGTAGGATTCAGGACTTTCGATTTTACTTTCAACTTGTTCCCTAAATCGGAAAAAGAGTCGCATGATTTGATGGAGATGGTAAAACTATTCAGATTCCACGCACACCCAGAAATAGTGCCCAATCAGGCATTTTATAACTTTCCATCAGAATTCCAAATCACATACATCGACCTCAGTTATAGAAATAACAATCCGTTCATTAATGGTCAAGTGGATGGAGTGGTTGCCAAAGAGAACCAGTGGTTGACTAAGGTGGGGAGATGTGCACTAACTAATATCGCAGTGGATTATTTCCCACAAGACAGCATGTCTACATTCGGTGATGGTGCACCCACTTCCATCAATCTGACTCTGACCTTCACAGAGATGCAAACAATCAGCAGAAATCATGTCAAACAAGGATATTGATAAATGTCATATTTCAAAAGATTCCCTAGAATTAAATACTCGTTTGACAGTGGAAAGACTAATAAAATCGCTGTAGACATCCTAAGAAGAATAGGATTTAGAGACGAAGCACAAAAAGAGAAGGGACTCCTGATTGACTATATTGTCAAAGACGGAGATACCCCAGAGAATCTCGCTGACAAAATGTATGGTGACCCAGAATTCCACTGGGTGATATTGCTTTTCAATAATATTATCAATCCATATCACGACTGGCCCTTATCTACTAGAAAATTTGAGTCTTTCATTAAAAAGAGGTATCCTGGACAGGCATTCTTCCTGGTAGGAGATGGCGACGAGCAGTTTCCTAGTTTCAACTTCAATAGGAATGAGACTCTGCTGACAATCACCGGCAACACATTTGATGATGTGTCAAATGTGTCATACGGTTCAACCAACGCAGCCCTAATACACAAGTGGGATAAAAATCTTGCCAAGTTAGAACTTACTGGGGTATCTGGTGACTACTCTACCGGAGATTTTGTAGTAGTAATAGGAACTTCTGGAGATGGAAGTACATTCAACAAGACTGCTAGGATTAACAAGATAGTGTCATTAAATTATGAATCAGTGCACCACTTCGAGAATCCAATCGACCAGACGATACTGAATGCATTTGGAGCACCCCCAACCGGAGGCACTGGAGAGCAAAAGGTATTGGGTTCTACTGGCAATTACGACGGTGGAACTACATTGGGTATATCTTGGGAGAATACCATATTACAGAACTATATCGTGGACGCAGATAGTACCTACGTTAAGACTAATCAAGATTTTGAGAACGAAGAGAACGAGAAGAAGAGGAGTATTAAACTTCTAAGACCAGAATTTCTGCAGAGAGTCGTAGAAGAATTTGACAAATTAGTCAGGGGTGTTTGATGAGCGTTCCAGAGATAGACAAGTACAAGAGACTGAATGACGTAGACGTGTCTAGGGTAGATTTGATATCAGACTCTGGTGGTGTTCTAGACATTAAAGATTTATGCACACACGTTACCATCTATGAAGATATGTTCTCACCTACTGGGTTTATGTCTGGGTATATTTACATGTCAGATGCTGTTAACCTCAAATCTCACTTCCCCATAAGTGGACATGAGACCATTCACCTTGTTTATAGAACGCCCGGCATGGATGCCGAATATTTAGATCTAAAATTTGATGTCTACTCTATGACTGATAGAACCAAGTCTACTAACGAGAGAAATGAGATGTATAGACTGAATTTCATCTCAAAGAAGCATAGAATTAACTGCCAACAGAGGATAAGTAAGAAGTATAAAGGTTTCATATCTGATATAGTGAGACTCATCATTGAAGACTATTTTCCGGAAGACACCAAATATTTAATCGAACCCACTCAGGAAGAAATCGATGTGGTAATCCCCAATCTTAAACCTGTTGAGGCGATTAAATGGTTGGCATCTATGTGCAAGACCAAGCAAGGTCAAAACAACCCTAATTACGTATTTTTCGAGTCTTTTGACCGTCTCAATTTCGTGTCGATGGGTTCTATGTCAAAAGCACCTGTTAGCAGGCAATACAGCATGTCCCCGACAGGAGTTAGAACTGATGATTTCAAAGACATCTTTAAACAATTCTTGAATGTACAAGACTTCGCGATATCTAGAGAGTTCAACAGGCATGAAGAATTCGAGGCTGGGTTATTTACTTCCCGACTCTACACTCACGATATAACTACTAAGGAGTGGGGCATTAAGGTATATAACTACATGTCTGGTTTCTTGAATGACGACCATCTAGAGGAAAATCCGATTGTGCCAAAGGCTAGCAAGTATCTTCTGTCAACCAACGGTCCAAGTTATTTCAGACCCAAGCAAAAATTTGGGAACTCCCAACCTTTGGTAGTAGGTGGTGACTCTGCCTCCGAGTGGGAAGGTAAATTAGAAGAAGGTGAATCTTTCATTCCTAACCAGAACAAACCAGAAGAACATTTCCTTCAGAGGAAATCATCTGTGGGTTCATACAATAATAGGGTGATAAAGGTAAGAGTAGCGGGAGATTCTAGACTGAGGGCTGGTACGGTCTCAGGAATAAAGATACCGTCCAATGAGCCTCTTGATGATGCAGCCGACAATTGGTTCGATAAGTACACTAGTGGCAGGCATATAATTTCTAGGGTTAGACATTCTATTGATAATGTATCGGGTGGTGACTATACTTGTATGGTAGAACTTGCTAGCGACTCATTGGCAGAACAATACCCAGATAAGAAGACATTTTCTGGTAGTGATACGACCAATAAAGAAGAAGGTTTTGGAACGGAGCAATTAAATGATGGATGATAAACTGACCGCTGATATGGATTTTGTTTGGTTTCAAGGTGTCGTAGAAAACCGAGATGACCCTCTGCAATTGGGTAGATGTAAAGTCAGATGCTTGGGTTTTCACACACACAACAACACTCAACTGAAGACAGAAGAGTTGCCTTGGGCGCACCCATTGCAACCGATTACCTCTGCTGCTATGAGTGGAATCGGTCAGACACCCACCGGTCCGGTTTTGGGTACTTGGGTGTTCGGATTTTTCAGGGATGGCAGGAGTGCACAACAACCAGTTATAGTAGGAACTATGGGTGGTATCCCCACCGAAAGACCTCCCCAAGAAGTAGGATTCAGTGACCCAACAGGGGTCTACCCGAAAGAAGAGTATATTGGAGAGGCTGACACAAATAGACTAGCAAGAGGTGTTACTATGGACACCATCGTGCAGAAGAAGTTAGAAAATATAGACGAGATGGAGTTAGCAACAAGCATAGATGGGTCTGACACAGTTAGGGAACCTGAGACTAAATATTCTGCTCAGTATCCACTAAATAAGGTAACCGAGTCAGAATCCGGTCACATAATTGAGATTGATGATACCGAAGGCGCAGAAAGAATTCATGTTTATCACAAGTCAGGTACTTTCCTAGAAGTACACCCAGGAGGAGATATTGTGGTTAAAATAGGTGGTGGTTCAGGAGGATTTTTGACTTTTGGGGCAAAAGATAGTAATATCAACCTTAAGGGTGATTTTAATATAACGGTAGAGGGAGATTCTAGCATCTACACCAAGGGAGATGCTACCGTTAAGACAGATGGTGATTTTAAACATAACGTCACAAATGGAGACTACGAAGTGAATGTGAAAGGTGAAATTAGACTCAACGCAGGCGAGGGAGGGTCATCTATTAAGATGGATGGAACTTCAATTAGGGAGAACTCTGGTAGCATATACCTGAACTGATTATGGCAGATATTAACAAAATATTTAACTATCTGAAGAGGCAAGGTGTCAATCTGACAACCGGAAGTGCACCTTTGTCTACGGGTAATCCGTCTTTTAAGAATTCTCTGCTTCTTTATGCGGATGAAAATGGAGAATTCCTAACACCACTAATGGTTAATGGCATAGTATCAGTTCCCAACAGATCTAATAGTTTGAACGATGCTAATATTACTAGCGGTGTTGATAACACTTTTAAGCAGTCCTTGAAAGCGATCGAACGGGCATATAAAAGATGCATACTTAAGGCCATTAGAGATTTTTGCACTGCTAACCCTACAAATGAACAGATATGCGATGAATGGGTACAACCATTTGATGGACTTCCTGGTGAAGAATGGGACTTAGAATTGTGGTATGAAAGAATGCCCACAATAATAAAGGCAGCTATTTTGTGCTGCACTCTACATGCAATTGCAGATGCGCACTGTGCAAATACAGATGCCTTGTTTAGGATAATAAACAGACAGAGAAGAGACCTAAGGAGGCTGGAAAGGAGATGTGAAGGTGGGGATCCCGGTGCTTGTTCTGAAGCAGAGGTACTTCGCGAAGCAATTGGTCTCTTTATTACAATGCATGCAAAAATGGTAGATACATGCAGGGCTTTGAGAAATGAGGCGAATACCTGTACTGAGGGTATTACACCTGAACTGTTTGAACCCGGTTTTCCTAGTCCATATGCGGAAATCACGAAAGAGACACTAAAACTATCTGATAGTCTCGACAAACTATTGACAAGCTCAGATGACAGCAAGAGCAAGCTTACTATCTCTACGGATTCTATTAAATCTTATCTGACAAAAGAAGAGCTTAAGTTAGTCATAGACAATGAAGAAGATTTGATAGAAGAAATCAAATCTTCTATAGACACATCTAGGCTAGGTTCTCAGAAGAAGTTAATAGGGGTGGGAAATGCAGTTACTTCTGGTGCTCAATCTTCTACCAAGTTAAGAAGTCAGTCAGAGATTGATAAAAGGTCCAGAGGTCTTTTCAAAAATGTGGAGACATTCAACGGTGAGACTGGAGATATTTTTGGTGTGAACTCCTTGAATGGTGAGACCGGAAATATTAAGATAAAAGATTTGCCTTTGGTGTCTTCACTAAACGGCTCCACCGGTGTGGTAGAAGGTGTAAGTGCCTTTAATGGTTCTACTGGTAACGTTGAAGGTGTATCTTCTTTCAATGGAAGTACAGGCGATGTAAAACTAGTTGACCTAATTGGTGTAAATACATTTAATGGTGTGTCGGGAGACATACAAGGCATCAACACATTCAACAGTGCTACTGGTGCAGTAGAGGGTGTATCCACTTTCAACGGTTCTACTGGTAGTATTACCTTCGGTTTGAGCAGTTTGGGTATAGCAGCATCAGCAGAAGAAATTAATATCTTAGATGTTAGTGCTTCTTCCATACAAAGCATACTGATAGATGCAGCTTCCGATAGTGTTATAATGAACGATGGTGGTACTGGTGGTTCTCTGAAGCATGTTAGCGTTTCTTCTTGGGAGCAGCATCTTAGAAATGTATTGGTTTCAACATTCAACAGTGCTACTGGTGCGGTAGAGGGCATCAACACATTCAACAGTGCTACTGGTGCGGTAGAGGGCATCAACACATTCAACAGTGCTACTGGTGCAGCAGAAGGTGTCTCTACCTTCAATAGTGCAACCGGTGCAGCAGAAGGTGTCTCTACCTTCAATAGTGCAACTGGTGCGATAGATACTTCCACTCTTAGACTTGTCACAAATGGAATATCTGCCAATAACGGAATTTCTTGCGGAGGCAATATAGAACTACCAGAAGATGGTACAATTAGTGTCGCAGGAGATTCGGAAGTAATAAAACTTAACTTCGGTGGTGGAATATTAGATATCAGTGCTAACCAACTTGATATCCCCAAAAAATTGAGACACAGAGGAGATTCTGACACCTACCTTGAGTTCAAAACCGACCATATAGGATTGCAGGCTGGTGGTACTACCTTCGCTTATGGATATTCAGGAGACTTCGTTGCAAATAAAGGTATGACTGTATTTGGTGATATGTCTATCTCTGGTGATATAATCGTGCAGAGCGGTAAAACCGTCAAAGGAGGAGGTTATACCCTAGGTGCTGGTGGTGCTACCTTCAGCAGTCCAATTACCATAGAGAACACGGGAGACGTTGCCCTATTCCTCAATGCAGACTCAGACAACTCCGGTGAAAATGATAATCCAATCATATCAATGGGTCAAGATGGTGGTGTTGGCAGATTTGAAATCGGTCTGGTGGGAGATGCGGGTCAAAACTACACCGACTCCACTGCAAATGCAGCCTTCTTGAACACAGGTGCTAGTTACGTCGATTTACAACTCGCCACTCACGATACCGCTAGGGTGACAATACTCAGAACCGGTGAGGTGGGAATAGGCACTAAGACACCATCACATGGTCTAGACCTAGAAGGTGGTTTCAATGTGACTGGGGGTGCTACTTTCACAGGTCCAGTAAATGTCACAGACCATGACGTTATTAGACCCAACTTAAAAGATTTTTCAGAAACTGTTAACGCAATCGGAACTGTCACCGGAAACACCGCAGTGAACTTTGAAAGCGGCAATGTTCAGACTATTACGATGAATGGTAATTGTGAGTTCACATTCACCAACCCACCAGCATCTGGTAAAGCAGGGACAGTTACCTTAATTATCACTAATGGTGGAGCAAACACCACGACTTTCCACTCCTCTGTGAAATGGCCTAGCGATGTTGCACCTTCATTAACATCTTCTGGTATTGACATCATAACGTTCTTGACAACCGATGCGGGAAGCAACATTTTCGGATTCGTAGGTGGGTTGAACTTCTCATGAGTTTAGGTGCAGCAAGAGCAGCTAGTACGAGACAGTACCAGGTATTGTCTACCACCAACATCACCTCCACTGGATCACAGAGTTATACTGTCCCAGAAGGAACAGTTTTCATTGAAATAGAGATGTATGGTGGAGGCGGTGGAGGTGGTGCAGGTCACGTAGCGGGTGGTAGAGGTGGGTCAACTCATAAAAGAGGAGGAGGTGGTGGTGGTGGTGCTTATGTAAGACATAAACTATTCATCGCCCAGTTAGTTGAGGATGCAGTCATCAACTTCACCGTTGGAGCAGGAGGAGCGGGTGGTGGTAATGGTGGTGGACTCTTCCCCAATGATGGTGTTGACGGTGGGGACACCACATTAGTCAATATCGTCGCGCCTGGAGGTGGTAGTACCACAAGTTTGTCTGGACCTTCTGCCGGTGGTGGGGCTAAAGGACTCAAAGGGAATAACAATGCTGCCGGAGGTCAGGTAGGAGTGGCAGCGGATGGAAACATAACCAACACGAACGGCAGTGCAGGGGAAGCACAGTCTGGTATTGGGTCTAGTGGTACTACTATTGCAGGTGGTGACGGTGGTGATGCTGGAGGTCCAGATGGTGGTGCAGGTGGTGACGGAGGTATCACAGGCTTTTCTGCTAAGGGCTTCGCAGATAACGGTGCTGCTCCAGGCGGTGGTGGTGGTGGAGGTGCGACTACTGTTGAAGACGATGGTGGTTCAGGTGCTGATGGAAAAGTTATTGTAAAGGCATTTGGATGAAGAATATAAATACCGATAAGAGGATTATTTGAATGGCAGGAGCATCCAGAATAGTAATAGATTCTGCTGGTGGTATAATACTGGGACCTGGTTCTCAGTCGGTATTCATCAATGGTCTTAGTGCCAGTGTATTAGGAGACGCTGTTGAAGGACATGGGAATGGTAGTCACTCTTCTCCGAACGTGGTGACAGCATCCTCTAGTGTTTTTGCGGATGGTCAAGGAATGGTAGGCGAGACAAGTGTCACTAGTTGTGGCAAGAGTCCTACTGGTTCTGGTGACGTTTTTATAGGAGATTGATATGACATACTTTCACGAGACATTTCCGACCCAAGACATCAAAGACGGAATCACTTTCGCAGTTAACATCCCTTCTGCAGAATTAACAGAAGAAGAAAAAGATGTAATTAATTTAGCATTGAGTGGTAACCACCCACTGGCAAATCCATATGGTTCAAGGATTGAGGATAGGGCATCTTCTGCCGATTCAATAGCAGATATTTTGTATGGTTTGGTGAATAGCATACCTCCCCCACCAGGTCAGGCTAGCGAACTACAACTGGCACTCCTCAGGTCAGACACTGCTGATAACTTCGCAAGAATAGCCGACCACCTGAACAACGAATTTAGCGAGACCGGAACCGGTCCAAGTTTCAAAGAGCACACGGATAGGATAAGTGGGGAGACTCTACAGTCTGACGGTGAGAGATACCCTTTCACTGGTGTCCAAGGGATTGCTAGGGCATATAACGGAATGAGAGAATCCATGAGGAACGAAGGTGAACCTGTTGAGGATAACTACTCAATTCTATTCACAAGCATACTGAGAGCAGGTAAAGACGTGATGAGAGACGTCGAAAGTCTAGTCACGTCCGATACCTCTATCTCAGGGATAACGATATCAGAAATTACACCGGCGGACATCGAAGGGATATCAGCAGACTCATTCAGGGTCGCCAATGGTATCATAGGGTTAATAGAAGAAGATAATGGTAATTTTGATGAAGCATTGAACTATGTGAAGGCTTATGGTCTGGGTAGCATGATACTTGGTATGAATAGAGATACCTATTTTGGCAAGAGACTACTAGACGAGTCAGGAATAGCTACTGAGGAACTTCGTCAAGAACTAGATGATATTGTTTGATTGTATAAATAATAGTAGTTTACTATAGATTTAGAGGAACCCCCATGACCACAGAGACCATAGAAATAGTTGACAACTCGTTCAACAATATTGATATATTGGGGTCTTGGGTCGAGGTGGGTATGGTGATAGGTGCAACAATAGTTGGTTTCATCATACTGCTACCAACTGTCAGACATTTTCTCAAATTAAACAAAACCATTCACCCGTGTTCTACCAAGTTCAGGGGTGTACACTCTAGAGTTCATGAGTTTCTGACTGAGTTGAGAGTTAAACTGCATGCCGATAGAGCAGTAATATTACAATTCCATAATGGTGGTTCTTTCCTAGATGGGTCTTCTATGAAGAAATTCTCGTCTACTCATGAATCTTGCTCGGTAGGTGTATCTGAGACCGCCAGTGTTAGGGCTGGTCTTCTTGCATCTAACTACATAGACATGCTGGAACATTTATCTTTGAACACACCTGACATCCATGCTACCTCCAGCATATCTGACTGCCAGTTTAGAAGGCATCTAGAATCCAACCATACCTTGGTATATAGTATGATGCCCATAAAAGACGTTAGAGGTGTTTCAGTTATGGGTTGTCTGTTGATAGAATGGTGTAATTGGGACAGGGCAGACCTAATAGACGAAGATAAAGTATCCGTAATCATCCCTGAGTATACTAGACATATCTCAGGTCAACTACATACTGGGGGGACATGATAATGGTTAGATGGAAAGACTTAGATTTAGACTTCGATGCTCACCCGGTCACGGGTGAATTGAGCATACTAGAAGATGAAGAATCAGTGAAGAGGTCTGTAAGGAACCTGGTGTTGATGGCAAGATATGAGAAGCCCTTCAACCCAGCGATACAGTGCGGCATTAGACAAATGCTATTCGAACCTCTATCACCCATCACTGCCCTGCATATGAGGCAGAACATTATAAGTGCCATCAAACAGTTCGAACCAAGAGCACATTTGATGGAGGTTCAGGTATTGGCAAAGACAGACCAGAATGCTTTCAGCATAGAAATATATTTCAGAGTTAAGAATGCACAAAACGTGGTCAGTCTGGATTTAACCTTGGAGAGGCTAAGATAAATGGCAACTAATAATTCTAACTTAACAATCAGCAATCTGGATTTTGATGCAATAAAATCTAACTTGAAGAGTTATCTATCCGGTCAGACCGCATTCGCAGATTATAACTTCGAGGGTTCTGGTATGAACATCCTTCTGGATGTTCTAGCATATAATACCCACTACGAGGCATTCTATAATAATATGATTGCCAACGAGATGTTCCTAGATAGTGCAGTAGATAGAGATAATGTGGTTTCGATAGCTAAGCACCTTGGTTATACACCAACTTCCAAGAAGGCAGCAACCGCTACAGTAGACATAACACTAGGTGCTGGTCAAACAGCCGCCAATGAAACCACTTTTCCGGTAGGTTCGGTGTTTGGTGCTAATATGGATGGGAAAAGTTTCCAATTCGTAAACACGAGTGTGGGGACTATTGACCCGTTTTCTTCAGGTGCACACATAAAAGGTTTGGAAATCAAGCAAGGGAAGTTGGAATCATTCACCTATGTCAAAGATGACAGCAAAGAGCAGAAATTCATCGTCCCTTCTTCTGATGTGGACATTAGCACCTTGTCTATTAGAGTTCAAGAATCAACTACCGATGACACCGGATATGGTGACAGTTGGAAATTGTCTTCTGATTACAACGATATAACTTCAACCACCAAGGCATATTTCATTCAAGAGAATAGAGATGGCAGATTTGAGATTTACTTTGGAGACGGGTCCGTAGGGAAGACCCTTGGTGACGGAAATTTGATAGTATTTAACTACTTGAAAACCAATGGTTCTGAGGCTAATGGTTTGGGTCTGAGAGATACTTCATCATCTAGAACCTTCACCTATGGAAGTTCCAGTGTAGTGTCAGTGGTCGGTGCAGCCGAGGGGGGTGCTGATAAGGAGTCTATTAACTCTATCAAAAGATTAGCACCTCTAGCATACCAAGCACAGAACAGAGCGGTGACTACCGAAGATTATAAAACTCTACTCGTCAAAGATTACCCAGATGTAGAGTCTATCACCGTTTGGGGTGGAGAAGAAAACGACCCACCAAACTATGGCACTGTCTATGTATCTTTCAAACCTACTGTGGGGACCACAATTTCCGAAGTGACCAAAAGGTCCATCAAAAACTCATTGGCGAACGACAATTCTATAGTGGGCATTAATACCGAGATATTGGACCCAGAGTACATTTACGTTAGAGTGGACAGCGAGATTAACTATAATAGTGCAAATTCGTCAGTGGATGAGAATGCTCTGAAGCAATTGGTATCTAATAAGATATATGAATTTGGAGATGAACAACTTGAGAAGTTCGACAAAGGTCTTAGATACTCAAAATTAATTAAAGAAATAGACAGTGTAGAAGATTCTATACTCAGTAATGAGACCAATCTAACTATGGAAATCAGGATGTTCCCGTTCATTAACGAGAGTTATTCCTACAATGTGGAATTCGAGAACGAAATATTCCACCCACATTCAGGTCATAGTCCAGTCATCTCTAGTTCTGAATTCATTTACATGGACTCTTCTGGTGTATCCAGACAAGTATTCTATGAAGACAACGGTGAAGGGACTATCAGGTTGATGTACTTCTTGGGTGGTGTTAAGACAGTTCTGGATGGCAATGTTGGTTCAGTTGATTATGGAACTGGAAAAGTCGACCTAGACAGAATCAATGTCAAATCCGTGGTGGATGATGCCTTCATAAGAGTTAAGGCTCAACCTAAGGGGAAAGATATAGATAGTAAAAGAAGGACTATTCTTATCATTGATAGAGATGATCAAGAGTCGGTAACCGTTAGATGCAGCAGAGAGACATACCTTAGTTGAGGAATAATTAATTGGCACTCATACCTTTACATCTTGGAGTCGACGGAATAACAATCAATGTTTTAGAGGGGGTATCTCTAGACATAGACAACGGCGTCTCTTACCTGTTAAAGGACCAGATTCCCGATTTTGTTGTGTCGGACCATACTAAATTCTTAGAATTCTTAGAAGCATATTACGAATGGATGGAGACCGAAGGGAATCCTAAGTACGAATCCAACAAGCTGCTTAGCTATAGAGATATCGATGATACTATAGATGAGTACATAGACTTCTTCTCTAAGGAGTTCATAGTCAACTTCCCCAAAGAGTTTGCAGACAAGAATACTGATAAGACGACTCTAATCAAAAACATCAAGGATTTCTATAAGTCTAAAGGTACAGAGAAGTCATATAAGCTGCTATTTAGACTGCTTTATGGTGAAGAACCTGAGTTGAAGTACCCCAACAGAAATATCCTGAAACTTTCTAGTGCTAGATGGATTGAGCCTACAGTATTGAAAACAACGAGGACTTTCTCTCCAGAGAAGATACCCGCAATGACGGGCGTCAAGATAAACCAGATAAATCCCACCAATGGCAACTTAGAGGCCTATGGATTCGTAGACTCAGCAGTTGCATATGAAAGAGACGGGTACGAGGTACTGGAGCTGGAACTATCTGGTATATTTGGTTCTTTCTCCCCAGAGCAGTACATAACGGCGACTCTTAATGATGGCACAGTTATATTTGAATATGTCTATCCAGTCTTAGATTCTATAGGGGTGTCTTCAGGGGCTAGCGGTTCAAAATACTCTATAGGGGATACAGTCAATATATCTGGAAGTAGTTTAGGGGTAGGTGCGTTAGGGACCATTTCATCTGTAGGTATTAGTGGTGAGATAAATGCCATAGAGGTGATTGATTCAGGAATCAACTATAGGTCTGTTGAGTCACTTACTGCCACCATATCTTCCAACGGAGGAACCGGAAGTGGTGCAACTCTAGGTGTTACTGGTGGTGGTTCCATTGTGAAAAAGAGCGGATTCTGGGAAGGAGACTCCGGTCTCCTCAGTTCCAGTATGAAGAGTCAAGACAACAGTTATTATCAATCTTTCTCCTATGTGCTAAAATCTTCTAGGGATTTGTCTGACTATGCTGATATCATAAAGAAAATTGTCCACCCAGCAGGTTTCAAGCTGTTCGGAAGTGCACTCTTGAAAGAGACTATGGCAAAGGGTGCAACACTTACTGAGACTCTGAAAAAATATGAAGTCCCTCTCAACGGTCATTACACACCATATAGGTTCATCACCGCTAGAAACTTAAGAGCGAACGGAATTGGAGGTTCAGGTGGTACTGACCTTTATCCGGATGGTTACGGTTGGTCAGCAGGTAGCACAGGATTCATAGTGGGAGAAACTGCAGGAGTTGCCCACGCACCTAATGGGGGGTCGGGTCCACTTGGTGGAACAACCCACATAAATGAGAGTGTGGGTTCAGGAGCATCAAGCAATCAGATGACCGTAGCCGCTCATGGTACTGTAACAATATCAGATGCTTCCAAATTAGCAGTATCTCCTGCCCACTCCGTAACAATTTTGACTACAGACGGCACAGCAATCACTGCTTCAGCACATGCCAGCACCACCACCACTACTAATACAAATACCCCAACATTCGAATTGGATACAAGCAGTGGACTATCCACAGCCGCCAATCTAGCCACGTGTCTCAATGGCAATGCTAAAGTCACTGCCAAAACGGGTGGCAATGGTACAGTTGTTGGTATTACGCAAGCAGCCGTCGGTTCAACGGGTGAGACCGGTATTACACTAACGGACCCAGGTGATGATGGAATGACTAAGGTAGATTTCTCAGTCCACTATGAGCAGTCTGCAGGTCCTGGTGGCACCTTAAATGGTCCTAGAGGCGCACAATTCAACGTTGTGGGTGGTATATGGGGTGCTTCTGCTATGTCTTCCGGAGAGACTGGTGGTGGTTACTGGGAGATTTACCCACACCCCAACTCCAGAAGTATTTCAAGTATACCGAATACTTTGGGTTACACAGCGGACGTTATATTGATAGACCCACCACCTTCTGGTACGACCTTCTACGTCGATGAGTTCGTTGTACAGCAGAACCCGTATTCACAATTGTCGGTAGGCAAGATATTGTCTTATGTAATAGACCCATTCCAGCATAGAATCGAAGTTCAAAAGCTGGGTGGAGAATTCCTTCCCTTTGATATAAATATTATTGGAGGTTCTGCAGGAATGCTTGTGGGGCAATCTGGGGGTGCTACTGCAAATATAAATAGTGTGGATTACAGGTCCGCTACCGGTGACACGCAAAACGAGTTCACCTACATCAGTATTAGAGATTTCTTATTTGGGATAGAGAGATAAAATGGCAATCAAAAATGCTCTAAAAACACACATGCTACAGACTTTAATTGATAGCTTCTCTATCAATTCTAAAGACTCTTCATATCTCTTCATTTCAAGACCAGAGGGATGGTCTGATGATTCATCTCCAGATAACTTTATTGACTGCACAAACGATTTTAATGATGTATGGAAGAGGATGATAGCGGCTAAGAAAATATCTTCTGTGGATGCCTACCTGATGATTCCTAGGAACTCATGGGTCTCTGGGTCTACCTACGGGATGTATACCGACAACGATGATATGTCTGGTATAACGTTTTATACTACCAATTCTGAGAACAACGTATATAAATGTATCTTCAATGGTCTCTCTGGTGGTAGCACAACCAGCACCAAGACTTCAACGGACCAACCGTTAGGTGCACAGAGCAGTACGATAACTACTGGTGACGGTTTCAAGTGGAAGTTCATGTACAAAATCCCTGAGGCATGGACCAAATTCGCTGATAATGACTACATTCCAGTTAAAAAATTGAAGATAGAAGATAACGTACCAGAAAAATACTCTGACGATAGATTCCTGCAATACTCAACTCAGTATAACTCCGTTAATGGAACAGTTGAATACATTGATTTGACGGCATCTGGTTCGTCTTATGGTAATAATGTGCAATCTAAGAACTTTGGATTTGATGTTAATATCAGGACCAAGGCACTAGCCGCTGCGAACGTAGGCACAGGTGGTACTATACAGTTCAATCTCGGAGAGTCTACCACAGATGACTTCTACAACACTTATTCAGTGAATATTGTAAGTGGTGTGGGTGTTGGTCAGAGTAGAAGAATCGACGACTATACGGGTTCCACCAGAACTGCTACCCTAAGCTCTAGTTGGGATACAATTCCTGATACCACTAGTATCTATGAAGTCATGCCAGAGGTCATAATTGATGGAGATGGGGTTGGAGCAGAGGCTACTGCGGTCATAGAGTCCGCTGGTGGAATCACGTTAGAAGGGGTTCGAGTAACCAAACCTGGCAGCGGTTACACAAGAGCTATCGCTAGCATTAAAACATCTACCCCAATAGGTGCAGCCCTAGAACCATATCTATCTCCTTATGGGGGTCATGGTTTCGACCCAGTTTCAGAACTCAGACCATCTAGACTGATGGTTATTGTTACATTGGACAGGGAAGATTCTGCTATAACCGGTGGCAACTTAACTGGAACCTTCCCCATAGTTAATGACTTCAGGCAATATGGATTAATAAAGAATCCTGTATTAGCAACTGGTCCTAGGAAGGGTGAAGTCGCTGGTACAGAAGTACAGTCAACTTCAACATTAAATGTAAGTGCTGCTACAGGTTCTGTATTCAATTTCGGTGACTTTACTGTCGGTGACTTGGTCATCGGAGAGAGCAGTAAGTCCTGTGGTGAGGTGGTCAACTGGTTCAGAAATACAGACACCTCTAAAGGTACATTGAACCTCCTGGATGTCGATTCAGAATTCTTAGTCGGCGAAAGCATCAGAGGACTTGGAACTGGTGCAGAGTGGACATCTAGCAATAAGGGTCTAGGATACGTTCAGTTCCAAGAAGACCCTGTAATCACGCAAACAAATAGCAGTTACAGATTGACCACATACTTAGAGATACAGTCAACCGCAGGTAATGCGGGGCATACCTACTTAGCCTCCAACTTCGATTTAGACCAGGTAATTGGTGGTGCTAGTGGTAGTTCTGCCACCATTGTAGAGTATATTCCTAGCGGTGGTCAGACAGCATCATTATACCTGACTACCTTATTAGGTTCATCTGGAGCAGACTCGCACGGTTTCACGATAAACGAGAAGTTGGCAGGAGTTACTATATCATCTGCAATAAATAAGATAGAAATACCAGAATTTGTCAAGGGTGCTGGTGAAATATTATACATAAATAATAGTACACCCATTACCAGACAGAACGAGCAAGAAGAAGAAGTCAAAATCATAATAGACCTATGATTTACCTAGGAGCGATTTCCAAAGATGCCATATTCCCAGACACCTTATGATTCAAATCTGTTTAATAAGAGTCCTTATTACGACGACTTCAGTGAAGACAAGAAGTTCCTCAGGACACTTTTCAGACCCGGTTATGCTGTTCAGGCAAGAGAACTGACACAGCTACAAACTGTTCTACAATCTCAGCTCGAAAGAATGGGGACCCATATATTTGAAAATGGTGCGGTCATTGCGGGTGGTGGTATTGCAGAATCTAATATCGCCTATGCTAGACTTGGAACAGCAGATGCCCTAAGCACTTCTAATCTAAACAGGCTCATCAATCAGAACATTTCAAATGATTCTGGTGTAAATGCTAGAATCCTCCACGTACTAGACGGTTCTACTTTGGATATTGACCCGTCTCAGGTGGTATTCTTCCAGTTCACTTCCAATGGTGGATTTGTAGAAGGAAGCACTTTAGGGACTACTGGTGCTAATAGTGCCGGTCTAACGTTCTCTATTGCAGCTGCTGGTAACACCGCACCATCTGTTGGCAATGATGCAATGATATTCAGTGTGGACGAGGGTGTTTACTACGTAGACGGGTACTTCGTCAAGAACGATAAGCAAGTCACAGTTCCATTTTATGAAGCAGGTTCCTGTGCAGATAATAATGACCACAGATATAGAGGATTCGTCAGTCCAACATCTTCAGTAGGTTGGAACATATCCAGAACTATAGTCACTGCCAATGATGACGAGTCCCTAAAAGACCCAGCGGCCGGTTTCTATAACCAGAACGCACCTGGTGCAGATAGATACAAGATAGACCTATCATTAGGTCACAAGGGTTTCACGTCATCTCTAGGAAGTGCTTCCGGACTCACCTTCGATGACCAAGACTTCATCGAGCTTGTGAGGATAATCGGTGGCAGTAGTACAAAGACAGTCAAATATACTGACTATGCAGAGATTGAAGAGACATTCGCAAGAAGGACATTCGACGAATCCGGCAACTTCACGGTGGGTGCACCTAAGATCAGGATAACCACCCATGATGCTGCCTTTACTCCCGCAGACAGCAGTAAATTCGCGGTAGGGGTAGAACCAAATAAATCTTATGTTGGTGGTTTTGAGGTCGATACCCAAAGCACGGCCTACCTAGAGGTAGACAAGGCGAGAGATATTGGAAAGATACCACCATATTTCGAGCAACTCAACTCTCAACTGGGTAACTATGTATTCATAGAACCTAGCGGTGGTGGTGTTTATGGTGGTGGATGGGGTTCCGGTACTAGTGCCGATAATTCGTTCTCTGCCAATTCTATAGACAAACAATACTCTTACAGCATCTATAAAGAAGACGTACACACAGCACCAGAAATTGGTCCAACACTAGGAAGTTGTAATGTTAGATCCATTGCCAGAGAAGGTGATGACCTCAAACTATACCTCTTCAACATCAAGATGGCAATTGGAGAAGATGGTACACCAAATAACTTCACAGATGCCCAATACATAGTATCCCATGACCCCGTTCAGGGTGGTACTGGTGGAACTGGTTCCTACTTCAAGGTGAAAACGGATAGCAGTGGTTTCATTGGTCCCCATGATGCTGGAAACAAGACATTGGTATTCCCAGTCTCCCAAAATAAGGTAGTGACTGAGACTGGACCTGGTAAACAACTAGACACAGCATCTACTTTCACCGTACTAGAGACCCATGACGTTCACTTCACCAACGGAAAATCTACGGCAATTGTGTCATTAGAAGATGGTAAGCAGTTCTTAGGCAGTGACGATGAAGATGTCTTAGTTTGGTTTGGAGCAACTGCCTCTGATTCAGGTTTAGATGCCGGATACACTGCTGACTTGCTACCTTTGAGTCAGTTCAGGTGGACCAGTTACGGTAGTAGAGGTCAACTAGAGCTATTGGAAGGTCTAGACGCCCCCTCAGCAGGTGCTACCGCTACGATGGTGTTACCAGTAATGTATGACTCCGAAAGAGTGGTGGGAGACGTTTATAGAACTCTTACCACAACAACTGGGTCGGTAGTTGGTGCAATATCCGATGCGGTGGTGTTCCATGAAGGTGCTACTTGTGCTAGGTTCAAACTAGACAACTCTCACATCAAATCGATAGATACGGTCGCCGATGGAAGTGGAGTTAAACCATCCACAAGTTATTTCTTTGATGATGGTCAGAGACAATCAGGATTTTATAAAGGTCAGGTATTTGTACCGACCAATGTCCTATCAGGTAACGACACAGATGGTTATGTTGCTAATATTAGCTATTCTTACTACTCCCATACTGGTAAGGGTCCAATCACAGTAAACAGTTATCCAGTAGGGTATGAGCAAATACCCGAGTTCACAGACACGGAAAGCGGTAGACTGTACAGACTTAGGAACTGCATTGACTTCCGACCGGTAGAAGATAGCGATGGTACTTTCAGCAGCTTTGGAATTCCTTTCTATAAGTATAACCGGTCTTATAGCAAGATCAGTTACAACTACTATATGCCTAGAATAGACAAGGTATGCTTATGCAGGGATAGGACCTATAGGTTGATTAAAGGTGTAAGTTCAATCGAACCACAAGCACCAGAGACTACTAGCGATGACATGGACCTATACCTGATTAAGATAAGTCCATACGTTTTCGACCTTAATAGGGACGTGACTGCCAAATATATCGACAATAAGAGATTCACTATGAGGCAGATTAGTGAAATTGAGAACCAAGTTGAGAAGGTCGACCAAGAAAGATATCTAGACAGACTCTACTCAGATGCTGTCGCCAAGGGCAACGCTGATGTAGGAACTGGAATCAATGAATCTATTATGGTAGATGATTTTAGTAGTCACGCATTCGCAGACGTTACTAATAGAGACCACAACTGCAGTATGGATACCTCTTTCAGGGGTCTTCTTCCACCGAAGGTTACCAGTGTTTACAACTTCGCAAGCGGTTCAATTCCATCTGGAATGACATTAACCGAGGGCAGACATGTCGTTTATGACTTCCAAGAGGTACAGGTAGTGGGTGGCAACACCGGAACTGCCACTCTAGCGGTAAATCCATTCGGAAGTACAGATTTCTTGGGTCACATGAGTCTTAACCCATCTTCAGACATCTATTACGACACCAGCAAGAACGGTCAGGTAATTGTAAACTCATTTGGAGAAAACAACCTATACAAAACGGTAGGCAAATCTTGGACTCAAGGTAGAACAGCTGGTTGGGGTGGTGAAGACAATGAATGGATAAACAGGTGGTTGGGAAGCGAAGACTTATCTGAAAAATCCCAAGCAGAAGTGGATCATACGGAGAGAGATTATAGACTACCCAATAAGGTTGCTAGGGTCAAACTTCCAGACAGGATTCTCAGAACCGCAGGCGATAGAACTGTTGATGAGAGTGTAGTACCTTATGCTAGATCTAAGGGATTCACATTTGAGGCAACAGGTCTTCTACCTGGTTCCACGGTATACGCAATCCTAGATAATACCTTGGTGGGTGCTTCAGGCACTGGTTACGCAGTTAGTAGTCAGGGTGGTGTTTCAGGACACATCGAAGTTGATAACTCATTCCTATCTGGACCAATAAGTTTCAGAGTGTCGGACAGCAATACCAACACGTTAAGTTCTACAAACACAGCAGCCGATTGTAAGTTCTACTCTCAGGGACTGCTGGATACTAGGAATTCTACAATCGTTTCTACTAGGACACCTCAGGCGAGGAGAAAGTCCGTTGCCAGTGAGAGTGTAATTGATGGTCCGTTCTTAAATGTAGTCGACGGCAATTTCTCTTCTGTACAAAACGGTTTAGACCCATTAGCACAAGAGATTTCGGTAGATGCTGGCACATTCCCCCAAGGAGTGTTCTTGAGAAGTATTGACCTATTCTTCAATCAGGTTGATCCTAACGTACCAGTGAACATTCATATTAGACCGATGATAAATGGTGCTCCACATGATTTCTTAGTCCTACCAGACTCCGAAATCACTGTAAAACCCACGGTTGTTGGAGATGGACCTCAGTTCTCACAGAATACGAACTTTAAGTTCAAAAACCCCGTATTCCTACCACCTGGTAACTGGGCAGTGTGCATAAGCAGTAACAGTGCCGATAACATATTATTCTTATCTGAGATAGGTGGTATATGGTTAGATTCTAACGGAGCACAGAATACCGACTCCTATGAGGTAACCGGTGCTAACGGGAATGGTATCAGACTGAAGGGTATCCTTAAACCCCTGAACAACGGCAGCAGAACCAAAGAATCTGGTCAGAACCTAATGATGGGCATAAACAGATGTCAATTCGTCGGTGGGGCATCCGAAGCACCAGATAGAACGGCATCATTCAATCTCACCATACCATCCGGTAGCACTGGAGCAGGACTGATTGCCAATGTTATATCTAACAAGCAGTTGTTCACCGATTCTGATATTAGACCGACATACAACCTACAGATGGGCAATCAATCGTATAACGGTGTGGTTCCCAATAAAGATATTGTTCTAGATCAAAGGCATTTCGTGAATTCATCTTCACAGCAAAGTCTAGACGTTATATTTGGTTCCACCACAACCAACAATGTGTCTCCTGTGGTAGACATGGACAGGTTGGGTCTACTGATAGCGGACAGTGCTCTTAGAGCATCTATGACGCCGGGTGATACTGGTTTCAGGGTAGGAGAGACACAGAATAATTCCTCAGCCGCTAGAACCTATGCCAGATATGTCAGCAAGAAGATTACCTTCGGGAATTCTATTGCAGACGACATCAGGGTCTTCCTAGATGTTGCACCAAATGAAGGGAATGTCAAAGTGTTTGTTAAATTGGGAACTTCTGGAGAAGATTTCGATGACTTGGATTACGTCCAACTATATAATGATGGGGACAGCAGTTCGGAATCTGAGTGGTTCGATTCGGGAAGTCAACTACTTACAAGTTATTCCTTCAAACCAGCAGCGGGGACTTCGATAGGAGAATTCTCCTCTTATGCAGTAAAGATTGTAATCAGCAAGAGTCAATCTACAATCACAGAAGACAAGTTGCCAATCATTAAAGATTTGAGAGCGATAGCTATCAAGAACTGATATAAATAACTTAGCAGGATAAGATATACATGGGAACATCAACTACAACACCACCTTCAGGAACTACGGCAGATCCAGTACCTAGTCTGTATCTATCTGATACTTTCTATACTTGGTTTAATACCACCAATGATGTAATCAACAAAGTCAACCCAATAGAGGTCTATACTTTAGCGGCTGCCACAGGTGGTTACAACTCCAACTCCATAGCAGCAGCATATGGAAGCACCACTGGTATTGGTGGTGTCACTATAGATGACTTGGGTAACGGCAACTTTAAACTAGGGTATGTCATCCCAGAGAAAATTACGGGTGGTCATACATTTTATGGTCATATTGACTTCAAGAAGGGTCCATCTGGTCACATCGCAAACAGTTTCTGCGGTAGGACGGGTGAAATCGTTGGTGTTAACACCGTAAGTGGTAGACTGCCAGTAGTCTCTGGTGGAACTGGCAATATTACCGGTTGTGTCATTCAAATCAATGGTATTCTTGCAACAGAAGGTGGCACTATCGCAATCACCGCTGGTGATATCGAGGGTTCACTAGCGAGCAGCACCGGTCCTGCGGGATTCATCATTACCGCTACTGGCGGTTTCGAGATGGATGCTCAGACTAAACTATTCGATGGAATCCCAGATAGTCTTCAGGGAACAGATACACAATACCAAAACGCACTTCTAGTTCATGGTGCTTCTGGTGCTTCGACTGGTACTAGACCAGCAGTCGCCATTGGTGGACAGTCTTGTGACGCATCTTATGGTCTTTTGGTAGACGGTGGTGCTTGGTATGGTGGTCATCCTCAGGATGGTAGTGATAAGCACAGCGGTGGAATCAAACTAAAGGGCAACAACAAGGACAACTACTTCGATATCTCAGCGGTAGACAGCCTACATATTGGTGCTTGTGCTGACATCATCATGAATATCGACCACGTTGCCGATGGTTCTGCTGAATTCAAAGTTACCAAGTCCAGCACTGCTAATGGCACACCTGGTCAGATATCCAACCTGATGAGAGTCAACTCAAGCGGAGAGCTGTTCGTAGATAAAATTAGAGGTGTTGACGACTCTGCCACGATGATTACCCTGTCTGGTGGTACTGATGTCAAGATTAATAAGACACTTCACATCGCCGATTTTGTTAAAGATAATGGTGGACAGTCTAGTAATTCATATAGGCAGAACTCAGTTTCAGGCACAGATGCCTCAGGGTTCGTATTAAGACCAAATACAGCCGGTAAGATGGACTGGCAGAATGATTACGTTATTGATGATTCGGAAGCACCTAGCAGTGCTACTGGATACTCCGATGGTGCAGTGTGGTATCAGACCGGTGGTGGAGCGGCTGGTGGTGCTGGAACAGCGGTAGGAAATAAGACTCACCACGTAAGTATCACCAACAACACTAAAGTCTCATTAGAGAATATGACTTCGTTGGATTTGTTCCAACCAGTTCGACCAGGCATCACTTCTTTCGATAAGTGGCAGGGAGATGTCAATATTGGAAGCGGCAGAACATCTAAAGCAGAAAGAGGTTGGGATGTTTATGAGGTAGGGACAGACAGTAACGGCATCTTCACAGTCAAAAGACTCACTGCCAGACCTTACATAAACGGCGGTGCGGATGACCTAAGCGGTACTGGTTTGCTCCCAATAGGCCTCGATATGGCAGGTACGCATGCCTCGATAAAGATAAGTGGTCAGTTTGGTGTCGCCCAACCTTTAAGCAACCATAGTCATGACGAAATATCATCAATTGGGTCTAACTGGGCAATCCATGCATATGTAACTCAGTCTCCAGCCCCAATGTACTACAGTGGTGACGGTTGGTCGCACACCGACCCGGTTATCTATGATTTTTGTGAGTCACAGTCTGAGATAGGAACTGGTGTTAACTGGAGTTATACTCTTAAATCAGAAGTTCACCAGAGCAGATTGGACTTCCGAGAGAGAGACAACAATCAGTTGGGTAGACAACTAATTAGAGATGGGTCAGTCGAACTTGGCATCCCAATTGGGAGCAGCACTAACAATAGACTATTCATATGCGTTTCAGACGAGAGACCGTTAGCCGCAGGTTCGACAACTTGGGCCCCATCAACAGACAAATTCCAACTAGATGAAGTAATGATTGACGCATATTCTTTTGATGCTTAATAAATACTAGTGAATATAAAAGACTTAACGAGGATAATATAAATGGCAGGAAAAGATTTTGATACCGGTGGTGTTTTTAGGGACCCTCAAGGTAAGATATATATTAAGAACGTCATCGATATTGGTAGTGCTATCACCACCAAATCTGTTGCGTCGATATCTAGTGTAAATATAGATACTCTGACAACCGGCTCTTCTTTCAATGTAGGCACTGGTCCTAGTGGTGCAGGCAAGTCTGGTGATGGTTATTACCTGTCTAAGATGCTTATATCAGAAAGCCCAGTATCTTCAAGACAGTTGAAATTCAATCCCAAAGGGTCTGGTACTTCTACCACAAGATCAGCTACTGTATCCATTCCTGACCCCAGAACTGAGTTTGTTGTGGCATTCACCGCAGGTGCGTTCAGCGGTCAGGGGCATATAACGTCTGGAAGAGGATTCTCTCTAGATGAAACAGTTCAGGCATATGTCAATGGTACTACGTGGCTTGGTAGGGTTTCTTATGCAGACAATGTTACCGGATCTTATAATGAAGACTACGGCATAACTGGTGCTGTAGTAGGTTTTTATAACTGTGGACCCACATATGCTACTGGTGGTGCAACTGGTCCATGTGGTGGTCACAGTGGTGATACTGGACCCGGTATTAGTGGTTTATCTAGTGGTGCTTTCGGTTATCCTTTCACTGTTTACACGGTAATGTCACCCGACAATATCAGAAGTCAACTCCTGTTTGGAGGAAATAATACCGCTGGATTTAGTAGTGCACAGGAGTTGAACGACCCATCCATGGTAGAGTTTACATATGGAACAGGTCCTGCTGGTGCTACCCTGCCCAAGGGTTACATTATGAACACACTATCAGATAAAGCACAAGTTGTTAGGACTAATCATGAGTTATATGGTGCTGGTCAAGCTTCAGAATTCATCTCCTCAATGAAAGTACACTTGGTAACAGGTGCTACTCTGGTGTTGAGCACTACTGCTGGTTCATCTGGTGGTGGTTCTGGTGGTGCATCTGGACCAGGCATATTCCAAGAATTTGCTACAACCGCGTTGGAGACGGTGAACAACAACACAGACGCATTCTTTGAAATTCGCAATGAGCTTAACCAATTGGACTCAGTTCATAAATTGCTCTATGCTGGTCTGACTAACTGATTTAAGGTGATTATAGTATATGGCATATGGAAACAAGACAAGCGGTATATCTGGAGCGGTTTCAAAAAACCAAAGTGGAAGTAATTCTCAATTCCACTGGTTGAATAAGGTCTATGTCGCTAAAAGCAACCTGTTCGAAGAAATCAAAGCATCTTGGGTAGTGCAGTCTGGTAATTGGGTGAAATGGTATGACCCAGTGTTTGCGGTCGCTTTCTTCGCAGATAAAGCAGCCTCAGACGGCACACCAGGTAGTATATCCGGTAATGTACCTAAATGGAATGTTCCTGTAGGAACCAAAACGTTTTATGCTAGACTATTCGGGGCTGGTGGAAAAACATACACCCCTTGTCCTCAGAAACCAACCCACGGTGGACATGGTGGGTGCACCGACATACAAGTCAGGACAAGTGAATATAATGCTAATAACGACTATTTCGTAAAGACCGGAAACGATTTACATGTATGCGTAGGTGTGCAAGGTGGTATTGCCAATGTTGATGTGACCCATGGAAGTGGTGGATCAGTGTATGTCGGTGGGGGTGGAGGCGGTGGAGGAAGTTGGTTAGTACAAACTACAGACGCTTTTCAGGACTGGAGTGGAACTTGTCCAGCTGATTCTATAGGAGGTGGACAACGTGCACTTTATGGTCGTGGTGATCTTTTCGGTACACCAGAAGACAACTGGCCTGTAGCCTGGAGTAACCTTCAAAAAGCGGTCTACAACAATTTCTTAGCCTGCGCCGCAGGTGGTGGTGCTGGATCGGTGAATGCGGGTGCTAATGACCATGCCTGCAAGTGTGGTGCCGGGGATGTGGGATGCTATGGACCAAGAGGTGGTGACGGTGGAGGTGGTTACAACTTCTATGGATGCGGTACGGGATGGTGCGATCCTCCCGCTAGTCCTCAAGAATGCACGACATCCCAAGGATGTGGTAATTTCCAAGGTAAGGGTTCTGGTGTGAATCAAGGGGGCGTCGGGATTGGAGATGGGTCGAGAAATGGTCAGTTCTTCAGAGGTGCTGCCTCTAATAAGAATAGAGAAGCAGGTGGTGGAGGCTGGGGAGGCGGTGGAGCAGGAGAATATGGTGCAGGTGGCGGCGCTGGCAATATTAGACAAGGTGCTAACTGGGCTAATCCCAGTGACACGGGCATATATCAAAACCTACAACTAGGCAGAGCGAGAACCACTGAACCTGGTTGGGAACAAGGTGGTGGTAACTGGAATCGAGTAATACCTCAATGGGTCAGAACTGCTTATGGTTCTCAATATAATTTCGGCACTAGAGACAGCCATGGTCTGGTTATAATATCTTCAGAACCAATTAGTTGACATCGGGCAGTTATAAATAGTATAGACTAACAAAATAGGGATGCTAATATGTCGTCAGAAACACACATAGAAGGAACTTCAGAAGTTAACTTCGTAACAGATTATTTAAGACCTTTAAGTTGTGCACTCCTCAATCTGGACAGCAACTTCTTGCAATCTTATACCACGATGTATGCTATGGTAGAATCTTCATTCCAAGAAGAGAATCAGACTAAGATAGTTAGCGATGGTCAGTCTGGAGATGCTTTCTCACGACTTTTAGGTGCTAACGTTACTGAAATTTCGGACCAAATAGAACAAATGTCGGTTGCTATTGGATCTATCAGTGGAATCTTAAGACTGGCAGCAGATTCTGAAGCATTTTCTACTAATGCTATAAACTTAAGAGGTGCTGGTACTGGTGGTTGTGCTTGTTGAACAAGGTAAACAGGGAAATGTACAATGGCTAAACCCACGTCTAGACAAACTTTAAAAGATTATGCACTGAGGAGACTAGGTGCTCCTGTCATCGATATTAATGTCGACGACTCTCAGATGGAGGATGCTCTAGATGATGCTTTGCAATTTTTCGCTGAGTACCATTTCGATGGTGTTGAGAAGGTATACCTTAGTCATCAAATCACCTCAACAGACCAAACCAACAAATATCTAGATATGAATGCGATAGACAGCAATGTCATTAGTGTTATCAAGATGTTTAATGTTAACACCAATTCCATCAATATGTTTGATGTATCTTACCAGTTAGCACTGAATGACTTCTTCGGAACTTTCTCTACTGGGACTTTGACTAATTACACCATTACCAAACAGCATCTAGAAATGCTCGAAGACATACTGGACCCAGAAAAGAATGTAAGATTCAGCAGGGTAACCAATAAGTTATATGGAGATTTTGATTGGGAAAACGATGTAGATGCTGGAGACTATCTGGTAATAGAGGCATATAGTGTTCTAGACCCAGAAACATATACGGAAATTTACAACGATAGACTCTTGAAAAGGTATACTACTGCTCTCATAAAAAGAGCATGGGGTGCTAATTTATCTAAATTCGAGGGAATACAACTGCCTGGTGGAGTCCAGTTTAATGGACAGAGGATTCTGGAAGAAGCTATGTCGGAAATTGAGAAGATCGAAGAAGAGGTTCAGGATAAATACGAACTACCACCTGACTTCATGATGGGTTAAGGGAGGTGATTCTTGGCAACTAATTCTCATTTCAGACCTCAGAGGGATGAGCAGAAGATTATTGAAGATTTGTCTATAGAGGCTATTAAAATCTATGGGCATGACTTCGTTTATATACCCAGAACTCTGGTCAAGGAAGACGAATTATTCGGTGAAGATGTCCTGTCCACTTTCGATAATGGTGTGGAACTGGAAATGTACATTCAAAACATAGATGGTTTTGAAGGAGATGGAGACTTTGTCTCTAAGTTCGGTTTAGAGGTCAGAGATTCCATGAAATTGGTAGTCTCCAAGAAGAGATTTGAAGAAGAAGTATCACCTGTTGAATCTTCAATTAAATACCCAAGAGAGGGAGACTTAATTTTCTTCCCCATGACCAAAGGTCTCTTCGAGATTAAATTTGTAGAGCATGAAAATCCATTTTATCAACTCAACAAGTTATATACCTATTCTCTATCGTGCGAGCTGTTCCAATACGCACAAGAAGACCTCAACACTGGTTGGACAGACGTAGACAAGATAGAAACAGACAGATACGACTCTGTGGTACAGCTGACCACATCTGGTGGTGTAACCGGTACATTCTTGGTCGGAGAGTTTGTGTTTGATGGACCATCGTATGCTACATCTGTTAACACTGCAACCATCGTTAAATGGGATGGTTCAGTAATGCAGATAGCCGGACAATCAGGTGCTATAGGGACTACGGGAATCACTGGAAGCGATTCAAGTGCCTTCGCAGTAGTTGGTTCCACTGGTGCACCCAATACAACGATAATTGTACCACCTACCAACTTCACTGACAACAGGGACATTCAGGTAGAGGCTGACGATGTATTCGACTTCACTGATAAAGACCCATTCTCGGAGGGTAACTATTAATGTTTGAAGTCTTTTATAATCAGACTATTAGAAAGATGACTGTAGCCTTCGGTTCCATGTTCAACAATGTCTATGCAACTAGACTGAACTCCGATGGTACAACTGCAGCCCATGTTAGGGTTCCTCTAGGGTATGGACCAAAAGATAAATGGGTGAGAAGGCTAAGAGAGCAGAATCCTCTAGACGAAGATTCAAACGAGACTTCAATAACACTGCCCAGATTGAGCTTTGAAATGACATCTCTTACCTATGACCCAGATAGGAAGAAGAACACAATACAGAAAAGGTTTCTAAAAGGAACCCAGAACGAGAAGATAATGAGGAACTACGTAGAGGTTCCCTATGATATTGAGTTCAGTGTATCTGCCATGGTTAAATTCATGGAGGATGGTCTCAGCATTATGGAACAGATACTTCCCTACTTCACACCAGAGTTTACAGTTACTATCAACTTCAATGACATCAACCAAAAAGTAGATGTACCCATAGTTTTAAATTCTGTAAATGTTAATGAAGATTATGAAGGTGATTTTGATACTAGAAGGTTAATAACTTTCGACATGAACTTCACTGCTAAGACTCATGTATTTGGACCAATCAAGACCAGCTCTACAATTCAGAACGTTACTGCTACACTTCTTCAACCAGACTCATTCTACCACGACGGTACTTCTTTGGGTCTTTCAGGTACTAATGCAGCAATGTCCAAGGTATTGGTGGGTGTCACCGGTCCTTCTGGTTCCTCATCCGGTGTGGATAACTTCACCGCGTATACTACAGATGTAAGAGTTTATGGAATGACTGGAGAAGATGGCATTAGCCTAGATGGGACTAACTTATAATGGGTAAGAAGAAGAGCATTGACGAGAAAATCGCTGATGCTTTGGATATCGATTTGACAACTGAAAATGTGGAAATTGTGTCTAAAGAATCAGATGATGTAGAAATAGAAGAAGTGTCCGAGAGAGAAGCGGACATGGGTAGCGACTATGACCTGGTCAGGGGCAACCTAAAAGATATAATCAAGACTGGTCAAGGAGCGATAGACGGCATCCTAAATGTAGCATCCGAGGGTGAAAGTCCTCGCGCCTATGAGGTGGTATCACAGTTAATAAAGACGGTCGCAGATGCCAATAAAGACCTTATGGACCTGCATAAGAAAGTGAAAGATTTAGAGAAAGATGACTCTACCAAGCAGTCTGCCGGTAGAATCACCAATAATGCTATATATGTGGGTTCTACCAAAGACCTACAAAAGCTGGTTAAAGATTCTAGAAATCAGGCTGAGACAATAGATGCCGATTTCAATGTGATTGAGGGTGATATTAATGGCGATGAGAGAGAATGATTCTTATCTAGGCAACCAAAACCTTAAGGGTATTGGGGTAGAACAAGAATTTACTAAAGAGCAGGTAGAAGAGTATGTTAAATGCTCTGGGGACCCTCTATATTTTGTCAAGAACCACGTCAAAATTGTCACCCTAGACGAAGGTTTGGTCAATTTTCAACCATGGGACTTCCAAGAAGACATGCTTGAAAAAGTACATGACAACAGATTCATTATATGTAAATTCCCTAGGCAGACCGGTAAAAGCACCACGATTATATCTTATCTTCTTCACTATGTCTTGTTCAACTCAGATGTGAGGGTAGCAATATTAGCAAATAAGCAGGCTACTGCTATCGAACTCTTACACAGGCTCAAGATAGCATATGAGCATTTGCCTAAGTGGTTGCAACAAGGAGTAGAAGAATGGAACAAAGGTTCTATCGTCCTAGAGAACGGTTCTAAGATAATCGCATCAGCAACCTCTTCCTCAGCTGTTCGTGGTGGTTCTTTCAATATGATATTCTTAGACGAATTCGCATACGTACCGCATGGAGTAGCAGAAGAATTTTTCAGTTCTGTCTACCCCACCATCTCTTCTGGTAAAGACACCAAAGTTCTGATAGTGTCTACACCAAAAGGTCTGAATATGTTTTACAAACTGTGGGTCAATGCACAGAATGGGAGAAATGAGTATATACCCATCGAGGTAGAGTGGGACCAGGTGCCAGGTAGAGATGAAGCATGGAAAAAGCAAACTATTGCCAATACCAGCGAAGAGCAGTTTAAGGTAGAGTTTGAATGTGACTTTGTGGGTTCCTCGAATACCCTAATATCCACTTCTAAACTGAAGAACTTAGTATTTGAAGACCCAATACACCGATCAGAAGACGGTCTTAAGATTTTTGAGAGACCCGTCAAAGACCACATCTATAATATGTGCGTGGACGTATCTAGAGGTCAGGGATTGGACAACCATGCTTTCACGTTAGTAGATGTCACAGAGATGCCCTATAAAGTTGTAGCCTCTTTCAAGAACAATAGCATTCCACCGATGGTCCTCCCAGACTTGATTAACAGGATATGTACAGAGTATAATGAAGCATATTGTTTGGTAGAGGTAAACGATATAGGTGGTCAGATAGCAGATATCCTAGCCTCGGACATTGGATATGAGAACGTATTAAGAACTGCTTCTAGGGGTCATAGGGGTCAAGAACTAAGCAGTGGTTTCAAGGCTAACTCCAAACCCGGTGTGAAGACTTCCACTTCGGTGAAGAGGGTTGGTTGTGCTAATTTCAAGTCTTTGATAGAAGAAGATAAGCTCATAGTCAGGGACATCGACATTATAGAGGAGATATCTACCTTTATATCCAAGAAGACCTCTTATTCAGCCGATACCGGACATCACGATGACTTGGTAATGACATTAGTCATACTCGGATGGATGACCAGTCAACAGTATTTTAAAGAGATATCAGACATAGATATTAGAAGAGAGATATATCAAAAAAGAATCGATGATATGGAGCAAGATCTGACTCCTTTTGGTTTTTCCAATGAGGACTCGGAGCAAGATGCGGGTTATGAGGTTGATTCAGATGGTAATGTATGGTTTAAGGGTGATAGTGAATATGGTGGTTGGTCTGATTGGTAAAGTCCACCAATTTATAAATATTCTAGTAAAAAATACCTAAGAAGTACACATCCTATTTTTGTACATTAAAAGACTCTAAGGAGAAGTAAGTATGGCATTTCAAGTAAGCCCCGGCGTGGTCGTCAAAGAAGAAGACCTAACAAGTCTGATTCCTGCAGTATCTTCAACTATTGCCGGTTTCTGCGGTCACTTCCATTGGGGACCAGCAAACGAAATCATTACCGTGGACAGCGAAAATGAGCTAGTCCAACTATTTGGTCCTCCTGCAGACGACAACTTTAAAGAATGGTTCACCGCTGCTAACTTCCTTGGTTATGGTAACAACCTTAAATTGGTTCGAACCATAGACCAGGCAGCTGGAAAGGCCGCTAACGCATCTGGTCCATCTGGTCCTGGTGCGGTAACTCTCGTCAAAGGTTCAGGCAGTGTATCAGATGCCGCACAAACCACTGGTAGTTCTGGTGGTCAGCATTTTATAGGTAAATATCCTGGTGCCAGAGGCAACTCATTGAAGGTCGCAATGTGGGACGGTGGTTATACTACCGGTATTTCAGCAGGTGCTGCCCACACTGCGGTATCAGCAGGTGCTTATAAAAACTGGACATATGTAGACAATTTCCAAACCAACATGCCATTCACCACTGGTTGGGCTAATAACCTAACTGGAAGTGATACTGTTTTCGATGGTGTTAATGTTGCAATCATCGACGAAGACGGCGATTTCACTGGTACTAAGGGAACGGTTCTAGAGGCATTCAACGGTCTTTCTAAGGCAACAAATGCTAGGAATTCAGATAATACATCCAACTATTATGTGGATGTTATCAACGAGACATCAAAATATGTAAACTCATTGGCACACCCATATGAAGCAGGTTCATCGCAGGAAAAAGGTGTGGGTGTCTCTGGTGGTTCTCAAAACTGGGGTACGGTCCTTACCACAGCCGGTGGTACTTTCGATGTCATATTCGCATCCAATACAGCCGGTTATGAAATAAGTTTAGCCGGTGGTTCTGGTTCTACAAGTGGTACGATATCCTGCACCAAGGGTGGTACAGTTGACTACGGTCTGTTCTATGATTCAGAGACAGTTGATGTTAGTCTGATTCTAGGTGGACCCGCAGACAACACCCTCGCCGGTGCTCTAGTAGACTTGTGTGATGATAGAAAAGACTGTGTTGCATTCCTCTCGCCAGAAGAAGCAGATTGCCTTTCTAATAATACACCACTAGTTGAATCAACTACCGAGACCGCTATATTGGACTTCAGAAATACTCAGCTGAACAAGAGCAGTTCTTATGCATTCCTAGACTCTGGTTGGAAATATCATTACGACAGATACAATGATAAGTTCAGATGGGTTCCACTAAACGGCGATATTGCCGGTGTAGCCGTTAGGTCTGACGAAGTTGCGGAGACATGGTTCTCCCCAGCAGGTTTCAACCGAGGTCAGGTCCGTGGTGCAATTAAACTCGCATTCAATCCGAGGAAAGCCCATAGAGACAACTTGTACCAAGATCAAGTCAACCCAGTGGTTTCATTCCCTGGTGAAGGTACGGTCCTCTTCGGAGACAAGACACTTCTCGCTAAACCAAGTGCTTTCGATAGACTCAATGTTAGAAGACTCTTCATTGTACTCGAGAAGGCAATCTCTACAGCCTCTAAATACCAGTTATTTGAGCAGAACGATGAATTCACACGTGCTAACTTCAAGAGCATGATTGAACCATTCCTTAGAGATGTTCAAGCAAGAAGAGGTCTACAAAGCTTCAAGGTGGTGTGTGACGATACTAATAATACTTCGGCAGTTGTCGATAGAAATGAGTTCGTCGCGGACATTTTCATCAAACCCACCAAGTCCATTAACTTCATCACCCTAACGTTCATTGCAACTTCACAGGGTGTTGATTTTACTGAGATTGGTTCTTGAGGTATAAATAAAGAAAATACATCCCTAAGGAGATTTAGATGAATATCGATAAATTCAAAGAAGCACTATCACAGGGCGGAGTCCGAAAGAACCTTTTCAGAGTACAAGGTAATATAGGTACTACTTCCCTTCCTACCAAGGTTGGGTTCCTATGTAAGGCGGCTTCTCTTCCCTCTTCAACGATCACCCCCATTGAAGTACCATATCGGGGAAGAAAGTTGAAACTACCTGGTGATAGGGAATACGCAGAATGGACTCTAACATTCATGTGTGATGGAGACTTCGAGGTCAGGAACGCATTCGAAAAATGGATGGATGACCTGAACAAGACAGTAGACAATATTGCCACTGAGAACTTGAACCTAACTGGGGAACTGTTCCCAGATTGGAGATTTGACCAACTAGACAGACAAGGTAAGGCGATTAAGTCCTACCAGTTCTTCCACTGTTGGCCATCTGAGATTAGTGCCATTGATGTTACATATGAAGACACTGACTTGATGGAGTTCACAGTAAACCTACAATACACATACTTCATTACTCAAGATACAGATGTGAGTGTTGGTACAGGTATTGCAGCCGCACCAGGCAACTGATATCTGAGCAACACATAAGGAATTTATTATGCCTATTGAACTATTTGGTTTCAGTCTAGGAAAAGCGAAGAAGACGAATGAAGAAAAGAAGTCAGAGCTTAAGTCTTTCGTTAGACCAGACTCTGAGGATGGTGCAGCCATACTCGACTATGGTGCTGGCAGTGGTTACTTCGGAACCTATATGGACTTCAATTCAGAAGTCAAAGGTGATATGGAGGCCATCAGCAGGTATAGAGAGATGGCACTCCACCCCGAATGTGAATCAGCAATCGAAGACCTCTGCAATGAATCTATAGTTTATAGAGAAGAAGGCAAGTCGATTGAGATTGAGTTAGACAATGTCGATATGTCAGATAGCATCAAAGACAAAATACATGAAGAGTATGATTATCTTTATAGACTGTTAGACTTCTCTAACAAAGGGTATGAGGTATTCAGAAGATGGTATATTGATGGCAAGTTATACTACCATATGGTGGTAGACGACAAGAATCCTAAGAAAGGGATTCAAGATGTAAGATATGCCGACCCAATGAAGATTAAAAAAGTGATAGAGGTAAAGAAAGAAAAGTCCGACCAGAAGGACCATCAATCTTTAGAGGTAGTAAAAAAGACAGACGAGTATTTCGTTTACAGAGAGAAAGAAACAGATGCCAACGGTCTCAGGATAGCACCGGAGGCAGTCTGCTATGTCACCTCAGGTCTTTATGATTCTAGTAACAAAAAGGTTATTAGCTACCTACATAAGGCAATAAAACCTCTGAACCAGTTGAGAATGATTGAAGATGCCGTTGTAATCTATAGAATATCGCGTGCTCCAGAGAGAAGGATATTTTATATTGATGTGGGCAACCTACCTAAGAATAAAGCAGAGCAATATGTTCGTGGAATCATGAATAAGTATCGCAACAAGTTGGTATATGATGCTAGCACAGGGGCGATAAGAGACGACAAGAGACATATGAATATGTTAGAAGACTTCTGGTTACCCAGAAGAGAAGGTGGTAAAGGCACTGAAATACAAACTCTAGATGGTGGTCAGAATCTAGGTGAAATGGAGGACGTTCAGTACTTCCAAAAGAAATTATACCAGTCTCTAAGTGTTCCCAGAAGCAGGTTAGACATCGGTGACCAATATGGTATGGGTAGAGCATCAGAAATAAATCGAGATGAACTTAAGTTCATGAAGTTAATAGACAGACTTAGAAATAAGTTCAGTATGTTATTCCTTCAGATGCTAAAAACCCAACTAATATTGAAGGGAGTATTGAAGGAAGATGACTGGAACGGAATCGCTACAGATATAAAGTTCGACTTTGCTAGAGACAACCATTTTGCTGAACTTAAAGACTATGAAATATTGTCTGAGAGAATGAACATCCTTAGAGATGTCAACGACTATGTTGGTAAATACTACTCTACTGAGTGGATAAGAAGGAACATACTGAGACAATCTGATTCACAGATGAAAGACATAGATAATGAGATAAGCCGTGAGAGAGAAGAAGGAATCATCACAGACGACGGAGAGTACTAATAAATGAAGAACGATACCAATAAAGAAGAAAAGAAGTATGAGAACTTCAACAAGATAATCAGAGACAGGTTAGCAGACCTTTCTATGAAAGAAATATCTTCTAGGTCCGGCGAGATTTGTAAAGGGATTTTTGAAGAAGAAGACAAAGATGCCGTTTCCGTTCAGGGTACGACTGAAGACCCTACTCTAGACCCCGAGATGAGCAAAGAATATTTCTTGAATTCATTTGAGGAAGGTGATACATTGGTAACTCTCAAGACGATCGGTGTTGGGAGAAATAAACCAGTGTCGGTATACTTCAATGAGAAGAGATGGGAAATGTTTCCTGGTCCTAAAAAGGCGAAAAGCGAAGCTATTAAATTCATCAAGAGTAGACAGTATGAGGCATGGAAAGAAAGACACACAATGGTCAAGAAGACCGAAGAAGTCAGTTCTGAAGACTCTGACAGTGATAAATAGTTTATAAAGTCATCAACTAAGGGAGGGACCAATATGGTTTCTGGTAAGGATATACTAAAGAGAATTCTGGACGAAGACCCAGCACAGGCGTTGAAAGATACGAAAACTGCTTTATACCTAAATGTCGGAAAGAGGGTGGGGGAAGAGAGACCCACCATCGTCGCTAGGAACTTCAAAGAGGAGAACTACGGCAAAATGGTAGAGGCAGAACTTAGTCCAGAGCAAGAGGCATTTAGAAGTCTCTTTAAAAAGATGCTGGACAAGCACGGTGTAGACTCGCCCAATGAGTTGGATGACGAGAAGAAAGCCCAATTTTATGATGAAGTAGAGAAAGCTTGGGAAAAAGACCCCAAGAATGACAATGAGGGCGAAGGGGAGGAACAAGACTAATGCTACTTTTCACTGAATCAAACCTAGAAAACGTAAAGCTTCTCAAAGAAGAAAATGAAGACGGCATCAGGAGTTACTTCATCGAAGGTGTCTTCATGCAGTCAGAGAAGAAAAATAAAAACGGAAGAGTGTACCCTAAAGATATCCTAATGAAGGAAATGAAGAGGTATAACGACGACTACGTTATTAAAAAGAGAGCCTTGGGAGAACTAGGTCACCCAGAGGGTCCAACCGTAAATCTAGATAGAGTATCCCATATGGTCGAAAGTCTTTGGTCTGATGGTGATGATATCTATGGAAGAGCAAAAATAATGGACACCCCAATGGGTAAGATTGTCAAGAATCTTATCGATGAAGGTGTCTCCATCGGTGTATCCTCCAGAGGGATGGGTTCGCTAGAAGAGAAAAACGGTGTGAAGTATGTTAAAGACGACTTCGTGCTTTCGGCAGTAGACTGTGTATCAGACCCTTCTGCACCAGATGCCTACGTTAATGGTATCATGGAAGGCAAAGAATGGGTATGGGATAACGGAATCCTAAAAGCACGAGAAATAGAGAACCATAAAAAACTAATTGAAAGTGCCTCTAATAAAGAGGAAATCGAGAATCGAACATTATTTGCGTTTATTGATTTTTTATCTAAAATATGAAGCCTTTATATATATAAGGTAACATATACGCCTAAACCAATGCCTTTACAAGGATTTAAGGAGAGATTGCTAATGTCCACTACAAACCAAGACCCAGTTGCTGTTGCCAGAGAAATTCTGGAAGGCAACAGTGGTAAAAAAGAATCGTCTGAGGGTCTTAAGAAGGCTCTCAAAACTGCTGTAGAAGAAGGTAAGTCTGAATTCAATTTCGAAGGAAAGACCTATAAGGTTTCTGACCTCGAAGAGGGTAAAGAGATGAGTGGTGGGGATACAGTCCCAGCCGCCGACACTACAGCCGCTGAAAAATCAGGCACTAAGAAGATGAAGCATGACAAGAATAAACCTTCTCATGCTGATGATGAAGATGTCGAAGATGCGGAAGCACATGTGGGTCAACCCCAAAAAGAGGGTGTTGTTATCGACATCGATGATGTAGTGGCATCCCTAGAAGAGTCCGATGAATCAGAAGATATGGTCGCATTATTCGGTGGTGAAGAACTTACCGAAGACTTCAAGAACAAAGCAAGAACTATCTTTGAAACAGCTGTTAGAGCAAGGGTCAAAGATGTCGCAGTTAAGCTTGAAGAGCAGGCAAACAGCAAGGTAGAAGACCTAGTTGAATCAACCAAGGCAGAACTAACTGAGTCAATCGATGACTACCTCAACTATGTTGTGGAACAGTGGATGAAAGAGAATCAGGTAGCAGTAGATAAGGGTATCAAGACCGATATCGCTGAAAGCTTCATGATGGGTCTCAAACAATTGTTCGAAAGTCATTACATTGACATGCCACAAGACAGATATGACATGCTTGCAGGTCTACAAGGTCAAGTATCACAGCTTCAGAAGGAACTAAGTGAGTCTATTTCAAACAACGTAGAACTCAATAAAAGACTTGGTGCTTCTAAATGTTCCGAAGTCTTCAGTGAAGTCTCTGAAGGTCTCGTTGATACTGAGGTTGAAAAACTTGCTAAACTGGCAGAAGGTATCGAATTCGATTCGACAGACCAGTACGCAGAGAAGTTAAACATCCTCAAGGAGTCATACTTCGAGAATACGGCACCTTCGAAGAACGTCCTCAACGAGGAAACAAACGAAGATGTTCCCGATGACAAAAGTGCTAATTTCCTAACTCCAGATGTAAGGAACTATGCACAGTACATGGACAGACAGCAAAAGCATAACAACTTTTGATTTAATTAGTTTTTAACAGAGTCTATTATAGACTTATTATTACGTAAAGATAAGCAATTTAAGGAGAGATTAATATGCTTACTAACCAACCAGACCCTTCAGCTATTGCAGAACAGCTGAAGCAAAAATGGAACCCAATTCTTGAGCACAAGGATTGTTCCCCTATTCAAGATCATTATCGCAGAAATGTAACTGCGATTCTACTAGAGAACCAAGAGCAGGCAATGCTTCAGGAAACTACCAACGTATCAGCAGCAATGCCCGATACCGGTGGTGTCGCTAAGTGGGACCCCGTTCTTATTTCACTAGTACGTCGTTCAATGCCTAACCTTATGGCATATGATATCTGTGGTGTCCAGCCTATGACTGGTCCTACAGGACTCATCTTCGCCATGAAGGCTAAGTACTCCACAATGGGTGGAACTGAAGCACAACCAATCAACATTGATGATAGCTTCAGTGGAACAACTGCAGCCTACGCTGCACAAGACAATGACCCGTTATTCCAGCCAGCATCAGTCGGTGCTGTTGACCAGCAAGCTGAAGGCGTTGCAATCACCAAGTTGGACATCGGTAGAGGTATGACTACCACTGCTGTTGAAGGTGAAGCAGCATTCAACCAGATGGCATTCGAAATTGCTCGTACGTCTGTTACTGCTAAGTCACGTGCACTCAAAGCTGAGTACACAACTGAGCTTGCTCAGGACCTCAAGGCAGTACACGGTCTCGATGCAGAAACTGAGCTTGCTAACATTCTTAGCACTGAGATTCTCGCCGAAATCAACCGTGAAGTCGTTAAGACAATTTATGTTGGTGCTAAACTCGGTGCTCAGCAGGGAGATCTGCTCTACAAGGGTGCTGGTCAACCCGCATCACACGTTACCGGTGGTGGTACATTCGGTGTTGGTGGTGCTAGTGGTGCAGGTGGTATCTACGACCTATCATTAGACTCAGATGGTCGATGGAGTGCTGAACGATTCCGTGGACTTATGTTCCAAATCGAGAGAGAAGCAAACCAAATTGCTAAGGACACTCGTCGTGGTAAGGGTAACATCGTTATCTGCTCCTCAGACGTTGCATCCGCACTAGCAATGGGTGGTTTCATGAACCTCTCAGGTGGTGATGCTGGTAACCTAGTCGTTGACGACATGGGTAACACCTTCGCTGGTACAATCGGTGGTGGTCGCATGAAGGTCTACGTTGACCCCTATGCATCCACTGATTACGTCTGTGTTGGTTATAGAGGTGCTAATGCATACGATGCCGGTATGTTCTACTGCCCATACGTTCCACTACAGATGGTACGTGCGGTTGGTGAAAACACATTCCAGCCCAAGATTGCATTTAAGACCCGATATGGTTTGGTAAACAACCCATTCGTCGGTTCTTCTTTCAGCGATCCATCAGCGGTTGCATCTAATAGACGCAACCAGTACTATAGAATCTTCCGAGTTGATTCACTACACGGTGGTTCAACAGTCTGATTCTAGTTAATAGTAACTAAAAGCAAAATTGGGGTGCTCCTTTGGAGCACCCCTTTTTTGTATAAATAATATGTTAAAGTAACTATACCGAACATATTTACGGGGAATTAAAAATGGCAACCTATTATTGGACTGGTCAAGCACTAAACGCAAACGGTTCTGTTTATAACGCAGCCTCTGGTGGTGGTACTGCCGGTGGTCACACAGGAAACTTTTGGAACTGGCATGGAAACTGGAAACAATTTGTTTATGGGGCAACCGCTGGCGGTGGCTCTGGTGGGCACGATTTCCATTTCGTAGACCCCGCAGCTAATGTATTCCCTAAAAGTGGTGATGACGTTATCTTTGCCTACTTACCAGATATCGAAGCAATAGGTCTTAGTGGTGGACCGTTTCCTAAAGCACCTTGCCTTTTTGGTGGGTGCTATGGTGACCCTGAGACTGGTCTTACATGGGGTGGTGTAACCTTACCAACTAATGCTGGTATTGCAGGTAACAGTGCGGACCTTGGCTACTTTGAAGTGCAAACTGGTTACCATCAGCATTTAGGTGCTGTAAGTGGTGACTATAAGTACAGCATGGGTGGTGAAGGGACTTCTTCCGCTAGGTATTCCGGTATGAGAGGTTATGATAGTCTTAAAATTAGATGTGATGGCATGCTTATCAACAGTGCAGATGCTGAATTATTTTGGACACACGGTGGACGAAGTTACCACCGTATAGACAGGAACAGAACTACTCATGGTCCTTGTGAAGTTGAGGCGAGTCAAATACCAAGTGGTTTTAGAAGTGCAAGAAGTAATATCACTAAACTTAAAAATTGGAAATGTGATGGGACCTTGGCAATCGAAGGTAATTCTTACTTCGAAATAGAAGACAGTACCTTAACTAAAGTCGATATCGAAAGAAGTTGGTTCTTACAGCAGCCTGGTCCTAGTGCAGCCGACGTAGGTGCAGAGAATTCATGTTCATGGCCTTATAGTTTAGGTATAACTAGAACACGTGGGTGTACTTTCAACAACACCATTAGTATGGGTGTATTCGGAGCCTTTGCCGATCAGAAACTTCCACCCCAAGGTTCAACTTTCACATGGGCTCCAGCACTAACCTCGATCCATGGTTATGGTTCTTCTGGTTCTGGCAATGGACAAATTGAGGCTGTAGCCGTCTTTGGACCACGTGGAACTACTGCTGATAACAATTACGGAACTGTTTCCCTAGATTGTGATATCAGGCTATTAAGGATTTTCCCAGAATTGGACAATACAGACCTAAGCGGTAGCAGTAACGGTGTTGGGTATTTTAGTCCTGTAAGAATGGTGGGCACGAATAGGCATACCATCGGCACTCTTGATATGCTAGATAAGGGTGTAGGTGCTACCTATAATAACAATTTCGAAATTCATTGTGGTTGTACAATAGATTCTGCAGAAATCGATGCTGGTAAGTTTAGTCTAGGTCAGTTTCTACCCCGTACCTCTAAGGTATGTGTAACAGACGGGTTCTTAAAACAGAAAGCATATGTAGATTGTAGACACCCAGTATATGGTTCAGACTACACTGGTTTTGCAATAGGTTCCAACCAAGGTAACACCGTTGAAGGATTCAACATCGTTGATTCAGGTGCACAGATTGTGTTCCCAGAAGGCATATATGTCCTAGCAGATTATTCCTATGGTGTAACAGGTGCATTCCTATCTGCCCAACGTAAGGGCGGTTGATAACTGGAAACCAGTATAAATAATTTGTTAGAATAATAAATCTATGGAGAGAAACAAAAATGAGAGATCAATATAATCGAATCCAGACTATCACCCCCAGCGATACGGCTCCTATAGTAGGTGTCAAGGCGTTTATGGTTGGTTCAGGTGGAACCATGCATATAGACTGTAGTGCTTTTACCGGAGTGGGTGCTAGTGGAGATGGTCTTGATATTAAGATAAATGCCAATGCAGGTGAAATATATCCAATAGCCATCCATAAGATCAGAGATACTGGATGCAGTGCTGGTAGTATCATAGGTCTAGCATAATATGGCGAACTATGGGATTACAGGTTCTGACCTATTAGGTACTCCTGCCAATCTATCTGCGGATGTAAATCAAAGACAACCGAGTAACACCAGTTATCTAAGTCCTACATCATTCAGATTCTACATAGGCAGAGTCCCTGCTGTTACCTATTTCTGTCAGGCTGCCAACATCCCTTCAATAGACCTACCAGAGTTAACACATGCTAATGCTTTTGCTGATGTGAAAGAGATAGGTTCCAAGCCTGAATTCGGTGAACTTACAGTTAGGTTCATAGTCGATGAGGATATGGTCAACTGGAGAGAAATATATGATTGGATGAAAGGGATTAGCAACTTCGAAGACTTCAGAGAAAATATAAATCCTGAGGGCGACCATAAATCCGACACCAGACTAGTGGTATTAACCGGCTCTATGAATGCTAACCTAGAAGTGACCTTCAAAGACTGCTTCCCCAAAAGTATAGGTGCAATCAACTTCGATAGCGCTATATCTGATTTAGAATATGTTACCTGTGAAGTGGTATTCGGCTACGATACCTATGAAATAACCAAGCTATAATCTTGACTAGAGAAAATCCTTGTGGTATAATGGATAATAATACCCTATGGAGACTTTGTATATGGAATTTGATAAACTGAAGAGAATGGCTGAGGAAGATTGTAAGATGGACGGTACTGAACTGGATATCGAATCACTCAGGTTACCACAACTACACAACAAATACCTTAATCTTCTTCAGGATGAGAAACTCGTCCTTAGGAAACTCATGTCTGAGCAAAGTAAAATGTACAGACTTAAATGGGAATACTATAATGGTAAGATGGATAAAGATGTTCTGGATAATTTGGGGTGGGAACCGTTCCAACTAAATATTTTGAAGAAGGATATTGATATCTACTTGAATTCAGATAAAGAGCTTTCTTTAATAGCAGATAGAATGTCCTATCAAGAGGTGAAATTGCAGTTTCTAGAAGAGACTTTGAAAGAGCTTAATAATAGACACTGGAAGATTAGGAATGCAATAGAATGGAGAAAATTCACTAGCGGTGGTTTCTGATGATTAATGTATTCAAAAAAGATGATGTCACCATGAAGATTAGGTGTGAGGAGAGGGGAATCCTCAAAGAACTCGCACAATTCTTCACTTTCTCTGTGCCCGGTGCAGAATATATGCCAGCATATAGAAAGAGAAAATGGGATGGGAAGATTAAGCTATTCAACTCTCACACTCAAGAGCTTTATGTGGGTCTATATGACTACCTAGAGAGATTCTGCTCCGACAGAGGGTATAAGATAGAAGGTCATGACCCAAGAAGCAAGAAGAAAGAAATACCAAGCGAACACATAGAGAAATTCATTAATGGTCATCTAAGACCCGTTGCTGGTGGCAATAAAATAAAAGCACACAAGCACCAAATCGATGCCATTAAGCATGCTGTTGATAAAGACAGATGTCTACTTCTGTCCCCCACAGGCTCTGGTAAAAGTCTTATGATATATGCTCTAACCAGGTATTACCTAGATATTATACCCGAAGATAAAAAAATACTGATAGTGGTTCCCACCACATCTCTTGTTAACCAAATGTATTCTGATTTTGAAGAGTATTCTGAGGGAAACGATTGGGACGTGAAAGATATATGCCACAAAGTGATGGCAGGTAAAGACAAGATAAATCCTTCTAAGAGGGTAACCATTTCTACATGGCAGAGCATTTACAAGCTTGATAGAAATTACTTCAACAATTATCACGTGGTATTCGGGGACGAATGCCATCTCTTCAAGTCTAAATCCCTAACCTCTCTGATGTCAAAAATGTGTGACTGCCCTTATAGAATCGGGACTACGGGTACGTTAGATGGAACTAAGGTACATAAGCTGGTAATTGAAGGTTTATTCGGTCCGGTGTATAAGGTGACTTCCACAGAGACCCTAATCAAAAAAGACATATTGTCTGAATTCGAGATAGATTGTCTACTCCTTAGATATCCTAACGACTTTCGCAACAAATATAAGAGGGTGACATATCAGGAAGAAATAGATGCACTGCTCGAATATGAGAACAGGAATGAGTTCATAGCCGATCTTGCTAGCAATGCCAAAGGTAATACGCTTGTCTTATTCCAATATGTCGCCAAGCACGGTAGACCTTTATATGAACTAATAAAATCTAAGGTAGGTGAAGATGATGTATTCTTTGTCTATGGTGGGACAGACTCCGAGGTCAGAGAGAAAATCAGGAAAATTGTTGAAGGGAAGGATAACGCGGTTATAGTAGCCTCTTATGGGACCTTCTCAACGGGAATATCGATTAGAAAATTACACAATATTGTGTTTGCCTCTCCTTCTAAATCTAGAATACGGGTTCTTCAATCAATTGGAAGACAGCTCCGGAAATCCGAGCACAAAGAGGTAGCAAGACTTTATGATATATCAGATGATATAAGATGGAAATCATACAAGAACCACACTTATAGGCATCATGAAGATAGGTTGAAGATATATCAGTCAGAGAACTTTCAGCATAGAACAATTGTTATAAATATAAAGTAGAAGGAGGGTCTTATGTCTAAGAAGAACCTCAAGAAGAGCAGAGACAGAGGTTATAGAATTGTCCGTCTAGTGAATGGTGAACGTCTAATTGCAAAAATTTCCGGCTCTAATTCAGATAAATTGTTCCTAGACAGACCCATGAGCATTAGGGGTGTTATCTCCCCTCCGAACGAGATGAGCGGTATGTCCAAAGAATTTCTGGTCCTAAACAACTGGAATGAATTCTGCTCCAATAATGTAGTGGGGATTCCTAGACAATTCATCCTCACAATATCTGATCCTGACACCTTCATCGAAGATGCCTATGAGACTCAGAAAGATCACGAAGATACCTATGATACTACTAAATTATTAGACAGCTCTAAGAACCGTTCTGATAGTCTTATGGACAGAATAGAAGAAGAAATAGGTAAATCTAATGTGGAAGATATCATCCAAGACATAATAGGTGACATCATATCCAACTTCGACGATGGGGAACCAGTGGAAGAATGGAGTGAAGCCGATTTGGATGAAGATAGGGAAGATTTTGGTAACGAATTAGACGATTGGTCGCCTTATCCGGAAGACTACCTTGATGGTGGTGAACCTCCAAGTCAAATCTGAAGTCTTTTTTTTTGGCACCCGGACACTAGTATTTATCGGGGCTTGATAGGATTTGTCAATATACTTGACGAGAGAACAGA